ACAAAATTCAACAGATCAGCGTTTTAAAACAGCATTCTGTAGGTTCTTCAAACAAAATTCAAACAGCATTCTGTAGGTTCTTCAAACAAGATTAAGGATTGCAGTGCTTTAAAACAGCATTCTGTAGGTTCTTCCAACAAAATTCAACAGATCAGCGTTTTAAAACAGCATTCTGTAGGTTCTTCAAACAAGATTAAGGATTGCAGTGTTTTAAAACAGCATTCTGTAGGTTCTTCCAACAAGATTAAGGATTGCAGTGTTTTAAAACAGCATTCTGTAGGTTCTTCCAACAAGATTAAGGATTGCAGTGCTTTAAAACAGCATTCTGTAGGATTTTCCAACAAAATTAAGACTTACAGCGTTTTTAAAACAGTATTCTGTAGGTAAGAGTTAAGGACTGCATTATGTGAGTATTTTTTTCAATCGGAATGTATAACAATTAAAACATAAACAACATGAACGTATATGACTTTGCGCCTGACTTAGATTTGAGTAAGGAGGGAGAAGGTTCTATTTTTGGGGTAAGAGGAATAGAAGGTAGTGATGGAATAGAATACGCTAAGGTAGTTAGCTGTGTAGAAGTTAAGGATTACAGTTGTGATAGGTGTATTTTTTTATGATTGTCATAAGGATAATTGTTATAAGGATAAATGTTTATTATCGCGTAGTGATAGTTGTGTAGATGGAGATTGGCATTGTAGGTACGAACAGGCTGCCATAGAGGGGGAGTAGGCGGCGCCTTGGGCTAAGGCCTGCGGTTGTAGGTGGAACGTAGGTCGGAGCAGAGCCGGAACAGTTTATTGTGGAACTAAAAAAATAAAAAGGAGGAGATAGCGATATGAAAAAGGCATTTAAGATATTTTCTATTATGTTTGTCATAGAAATAGTGATGATAGCTATTTTAGATGCTATGGCGTAAGTGAGAAAAATTTCTTCATTAATTTTCTTATGCTTTAGACAAAGTGCTCCCGTCTGCGAAGATCGGAGCACTTGCTTTATGGGATTCATGGTGCGGTAGGTCGGTTCGATTCCGGCGATCTCACACAACATTAAAAACAAAGGAGGAAAGAAAATGAAAGATAGCATTACATTACATCCGGAACATGGATTGAATCCGTCTATAGAAGTCTGCATGATATGTGGCGAAGAGATGGGGATTGCTTTATTAGGAAATAATATCAAAGGTCAGGCGCCGCATCATATATGCACGGGCGGAGTATGTGACGATTGCAAAAAGATAATAGATGACGGAGGCTGTTTTATTATCGAAGTCGAGGATGGATCAGATCAAAAGAATCCGTATCGTACAGGGAGATATTGCGCGATAAAGAAAGAGGCGGCAAAGAAAATACTTGGACAGGAGCATAGTGTTGTGTACATGGAAAAGTCTGCATACAGTCAAATAATACCACAAAAATAAAGAAGAATATGTTTACAAAAGAAGAGCGATTATTCATTTGGAAAAAGGTATATGAGATGATTGATAGGTCAGAGGATGGGGAATACATATGTGTTGCATTAAGAAATATAGTGTTTATGTATTTCAAAACACATAAAAATATCTATAAGTTTCGTTCAGACGAAATGGTGAGAATATATTTCCCGGAATTGGAGGAGAAGATAAGTATGGCCACAGAACCAGAGGAAACAAGAACGTTTTATGGGTGGTTTGGTTGTCTTAGTCCAGAAACGAAGGAGGTGAGGCTGAATATTGTGAAAGATATTATAAAAGAATTAGAATAGTATTTTTGTTAATCTATTTTATTCATCAAATTAAGTTTTGGGTTTTGGCATGTCGGTTCGTGAGGATAGGCATGCCTATTTCTGCATCATAGAGGGGATGACGCGGCGTGCCGGTGCGTATGTGCCGGTCCTGGTTCGATTCTGGGCATCTCACAAACAATAAAACAAAAAAGTTATGAGAATATATAAGGATGATATTATAAAGGCGTCAGCAATAAGCACCGGAGCCGACAGAGGCGTGTTGCTGTGTTCAATAACAGATTCAGGCTTTACGTCTATAGCGGGCGTAATATCGGCTGTTAAGGATAAGTTACCAAACGAAGATCACAAGAAGATGGTTTTTGAAATCTTGAATGATACGAAAAAAGAGTACGGAAGATATAATAATTGCGGAACAAAAGTATTGTAATAAAGAGTAGAAAACAATATGTTTATGTAATATTAGTTTTTTCATTTTTATTGAAAGGAGCGCCGGCCTGTGAAGGTATGCGCTCTTTGTATTTGTATAATGCATAAAACAATAATAATATGACAGAGAATAGTATAGACGTAAATATCGTACCTGTAAAGAATGGTGCGAAACGTGTTGTGGTATCATATTACCATTATTCACGCAAGGACAAAAATCACATGAGTTCCCAAACGGATTACGTTTGGGAAACAAAGAATGAAGAAATGTTTAAATACTTTGAGGCCAGGAGGACAAAAGTATTTTATAGTCAGATTCGTGCCATGTGTAGATTCTATGGCAAGAAAAATGTACGTAAATACAAAAAGCTATGATATTAAAAACGACAACCAACGAGTTTTGTTTCATTAACGTAAGTTTTTATGAAAGCAGATCCGCGCCATTTCTTTTCACAGAAATATGATGAGATGCCGGAATATGAAGAGGAATCAGATTTTGATTTTGATTCTTATTACAATAAGTTTATTCCTTTTGTACAGGAATGGGCGAATAAGGTGGGCGAACGCCTTTATGAATATGGTGTGAATAACATAAAGGTAATATCGGTCGGATATCCAAAAGAATACAATTATGGTACTGATTGGATGAATGTAAGGGTAGAGTTTTGTGATGAATGGAGGCAAAAGATGTTATCTAACATTGGTAAGATTGTCAATGATGATAAATGCAGGAAGTATGCGGAGGCTAATTACCGATCGGTATCAGGATACATCTTTTTAGGGCCTGAAGATTTAAATGAATTTGAAAAGGAAATAATAGAAAGAAAGTCAGATTCCGGATATGATGTAACAATATTATTAAATATGTATCTAACTTTGGCTTTTGTAAAAGAATTTGGATTTAAAGCCGGAGAAGCATGGAGTGAAATAACAGAATATGCTTACGGATGTTTGTCGTATTCCGATTTTGCAACAACGGAAACGCTTATACCGGAAGGTTCGGAGTATTTATTCAATGATGTGCATACAGCAGAAGCCGACGAATTATATCATCATGTCCTGGATAAATACGGATGGGCGTGGCGTGATCCGAAATATAAGTCAGAAACAGAATTATGCGCAATGTTAAAATGGGCAAAAGAAAAAGGCTTGACCATTGAAGAGTTAAGTATTTAATTGTTAAACATAAGGCAGTATTGGTGCGTGAGCATAGGTGCTGCCGTTAAAATATTTTATAAGATGAAAAAAGAAGAGATTCAAACTATTTTATACACAATCAAAGAAGGAGACAGTATTAAGATCAAAGTACAAGACAAAAGTGAAGAAATAAGACTGCGGGATCATGTAAGAAGAACGCAGAAATACGGATACAGGTTTTGTTTGTCTCATTTACATGATGGAATTTTCTATCTGGAGAAGTTGGAAGAAGGGGATAAGGATAAATACTATAGAGTAATAAACAGAGGAAATGGAAAGACCGGAGTATAATAAGTTACGCAAAATGGCTAAGACTACTCCAGGTCTGATAGTGGACGAGGCGCAAAACATGATGCGTGTATCGTTATACGATAATGGGGAACTTAAGAAGGTGGTAGTAGTAATGAAATGCGATTCTTTTTTACAGTCAAAAAGTAACATAGAAAAGATAATGTTATTATCATCTTCTATAGAAGATAGAAAAAACAAAGAAAAAAATAAAACAAAATCAGAAAATGAACAGAATAACAAAAATAAGAGAAGAAATAGGAGGAAAACAGGTTGATTTGACCTTTTACGGGCGCTTTTGCAGCCTTATCGAAGGTGATAGAAAGATAATACTAAAGGCAATAAAAAACGGTCGTAAGAAGGGCGTAATCGGAGCCATTCAGCCTGGGAGGCATGACAGAATTTGGACCACATGGTCTATTGCTTTTGATGATTTGAAGGTAGGGGATACAGTAGAGTTCACTACATCTGGAAAATATAATCCCAGATTTCATACTACGGAGACGTATGTAGGATGTGTAGAATGGATAAAAGGATCGGAATGTGCGATAAAAACCGGCAATGGAATGGCGGTAGTATTAATTAAACACGTGGAAAGGGTGGTAAAATGATGGATTTAAGAATGTTTATAGACCTATTTCAGGAGATTGAGGTAGAGAACTTGTTTAAAGCGTTAGATTTATGTATGGAATATGCAAGATTAGATTTACATGTGTTTAATATAGGAGCTCATGTAACATGTTCATACAGTAATGATCTTGAATCGCTTTCACAGGCAGAAGGTTGTAATGTAAATATGATAATAGAGGTACCCTACTTGTTTGAAGCATTTATGGAATACGCTTCACCGGAACTGAAAGCTTATTATGATGAACTAACAAAAGAAGTATGAAAGAGGAAGTAGAACGGATAAAGAAGTTGGTTGGCATAGATCATAATAGATGGGAGCAGCCTTGTACATGTGATAAATGCAAGAACATGTGTAAGGTTTCTTGTATTGGTACACCAAAAGACATAGAGGCTATCATAGATGCCGGATACGCTGACAGGTTAAAAGAAACAATGTGGATGGTAGGGTATCTTGCAGTGAAAGAAGAACCAATAGCGATGATCCAACCAACAGAGAAAGACGGGTGGTGCGTGTTCCGCCGGCCAGACGGTCTCTGCGAGCTGCATGACCGTGGACTAAAGCCGACTGAAGGAGTTCTGGCTTCTTGTAAGGTGCTTGAAGAAGACAATATTCCAACATATGAGACATCTGTACTTAGAGCAGTAGCTCATGAGTGGGTTAAGGTAGAGAACTTCGCAACTATAATGAGGGTCATTTTTAAATTTTTGCATGAAAATGAACGTAGAAAATAAATTAGATAAAGTGGTTAATATCCTAAAAGAAAAAGGATTTGTAGTATATAGAAAGGGCGGGAAGGAGCCAGGTGTGTTTTACGCTAAAGAAGGTGACAGCCGGATAGGATTCGTTTATCCCAACAACGGATATATATATGATAGAATAAAAATGTGGTCTTTTTCAAGGATATATAAACCACATAAGAAAACCGGGTCTTCGTGTTTAATGAGCGTCAGCGACGAATTTACGATAGAGAATGCGATTAAGAACATAGAGGATAGACTGTGGGTGAATTATATAAAAGATGGTAACAGAAAACGACCAGAAGAATATAAAAATATAAGAGAATTTGTTGGTAGCTTCACTAAATTCTACAGCTCTGTAGAATTAGTTGAGGTTAAGTAGTTTTCCATGTAAGTTAGTTACCGGCACTGGTCTGCGAAGATAGGCGCCGTTTTTTTTTATTCAAGGAAGGAGGACAAAGATGGGAAAAAGAGACAAGGAGATACCTTATGAGGTAGTCATACAGGAAAGAAAAAGAGTGGATTTATATGGTAACGTAGTGTATTATATCTATTGGTTTGATAAATATGGGTATAATATCACAAACGAATGGAAATTCTGGAGCAAGGGCCCGAAAAAGAAATACGATAGAGCTAATCGTTATCTAACGGATAGTTGGCTGAAGGAATACTGTGGGAATAACAATTTAAAGATAAGTAGAATAAAGGAATGAAAACGATAAAAGTAGACAAAGTGATATTATATTACATGGATCGGGTAGACCCTGACGGGAACTTATACCGGTTCTATGTGTATAAAGGAATGGCATCTGAAATAGAATACTTTTGTACTGAAGAGGCAGGTAATATGACCATACCAATCGGAGAAGGAAAGTATGTCAAGATCGTACCAAAAGAAATAAAGAAAATACCAGTAAGGGGATATAGGAAGCTTGCTGGAATATGGAATTGTGAAACATGTAACGGGAAGGGATGGTATAGGCTTTTTAATTATTTCAAATACAAGCCAGACATATGTTATATTAAAAACATAGGGCGTGATAAAAATGGAAACACAAGATATGAAATATCATTATTTAATGCCACTATGAATGTGACAAGGTATTTTAATTTGTGGAGAATGAAGCCAGGAAAGCATGTTATGATAACAAACGAGTACGGAGTCTTGGATATTATAAAAGAAAAATTCGATAACATAAATATAGTGGAATATAGTGGAATATGGATATAAATAAAAAGAGCAGAAAGGATTATGAAAAGTATCTTAACTCCATATCTCCAGATAGAGACGATGAGGCATGGATCATTGGAGGAAAGAACAGGTATTGCGGTAGAGAGAATTAAGGAAATGAGCATCTTTTAGGAACTAATAAAAGCAAATAAGATCATGGAACAGAGAACAGCAACAATTCCGTTTGATTTAGAAACGGCGAAAAAAATAAACATAGGGGAAATAGCAGGTCGTATTGTGACAGAGAAAGGACAAAATAGAGCAGAAATCGTATATGAAGACAATTCGTCAAGTTGTCCGTTATTGGTTGTAATTCATTCGATTTCTGTATCGGCAGATTGGTTTTCTGCTACAGGAAAAGCACTTAGCAGCGAAAATCGCCTCCTTCTTGAAGTTCCAGAATATATTACATTTAAAGATGGAGAGGTGTTAAGTAATAAAGATGGTAGCTATATCTTTATTTTAAATACACATGGGAAATATTTAACGTCTCTTTATGCCTCTTTAAATCAAAAAGGTATTCTTAAAATAGAAGATGGTTTATCTGCTTGGGAAAATCAGATAGAAAAATACAGATTTGCCACTAAGTCCGAAAGACAAAAGTTGGTTGACGCATTAAAGGCAAGCAAAGAACCTAAAGCTAAAGAGTATCTGAAACGCTTCTTCGGGATTGAAGAAAAACCGAAATATGAGTTTAAGCCGTTTGATAAAGTGCTGGTAAGAAAAGAAGGAAATAAAAAATGGAATATCAGTTTGTTTGCAAGGGAAATTGTGGACGATTATAATGGATTGCCTTATAAGTACGAATGTTCCAATGGAACATTATGGGATTATTGTATTCATTTTGAGGGTAACGAACATCTTTTAGGAACTAATAAAAATGGATAACAAATATGAAAACAATAACATACGAAGGGGTGCAGCATGGAGACTGGGTGAGATGTGTCTTATGTGGGGCGCAAATGCTTCTTCCATGTGGGGCAGATAAATGCCCGGAATGTGGAGAAAATGGCACTTTAAGATGGGTCGACGAAGAGAGGCAGGAAATAGACGCTAAGGGTCTGGATTGCTTAGGTTATGTAAGAGAGTTGAGGGTAGATGATTATTTATCTCCAACAACATTAGAAGAGATCGCGGAAGAAATAAAGAAAAAAGTAAATAGAGGATAACTCTAATGAGAAAATTATTAAAAGTAAAATTTATTCAAAAATGTGCATGCGGGGCGGTCACTATCAGATTTGATAATGACCGCTGAATTAAGTAACATAGCTAAGAATTGTAAAATATAGAAAATATGTATGAGAATATTTTAAGCAACATGTTAGGATGTCAGACATATTGTATATCAGACAGTCCCTCGAATAGATACTGTCTTATTGGACCTATTGAGTGCAATGAGAAGTTAATAGAAGTGTTTAAGAAGGGGATAACAGTAAAACTCAAATACGTGGAAAAACGGGTCCTGGATGCATTTACGGACAACGGAATCGACCTGAGTAATTACACTCATTGTATTATTGTGAAGCGGAATTTTTATCTCGCTTGGTAACGGCAAAACATAAACAATATGAATAATTTTGTAATAGATACTCCAGATAATTTCTGGCAAATAAGATGGCTTGACAAGTATATGGAAGGCCACAAAGGATTCATAGCTGGTGGATGTTTTAAAAATATCCTTTCCGGAGAAAGAGTAAAAGACATTGATATTTTCTTTGAAAGTGAAAGCGATTTTCAGGAGGCTATTGATTCGTTCAATGATGAAAAACATCAGAAAGAAGGATGGAAATTTAAGTACAGAAATGAGAAGGTATGTGCGTTCCAGAAAGAGGGAGAAAAGGTATGGGTAGAGTTCATAGAGTCAGAGTTCGGAAAGCCAGAAGAGATTCTTAGAAGCTTCGACTTTACTGTGGCAAAAATGGCTTACTACAAGGAGCCCAAATACGAAGAAGAAGAAGAAGAAGAAGAAGAAGATGATTATTTTCCATTCTCATCTGCAAGTATAGTAGCATACGAGTACAAACTACTCTATCATGAGAAATTCTTCGAACATCTTCATATGAAGAGGCTGGTTATTGACGAAAATATCCCTTTTCCAGTAAGTACATGGGAGCGCTCATATCGGTATAAAGGATATGGTTACAATATGTGCCGGGAGACAAAGAAAAAACTTCTACAGGCTATTAAAGATGTAGACGTAGAGGAGGAAGATGTATCTTTGTACACTACTGGAGGATGGGATTAACCTATAAAACAAAATTGCTTATGAAAACATTAGAACAACTTAAAGAATTAGCATCAAAATGTTTAGACGGTAGAGATTTTAACAGACTGGCTAAATTTATCCCATATAACATGATAAAGGATTTCGGTATGGAGCCGAACGAAGAATACAATAACGAAGAAAGGTGGAACAGTACTGTAGTTGAATTTACCAGGGAGAATGTTTTGAAACAGCTTGAAGAAGATGTAAGATTCGGTTTTGAAAAGGCATTAAATCAGAGAGGAATATCAGCCAGTTTAATGTTTGAATGTGTAATGATGTGGAACTACATCCTGGAAGAAGGTCTTGAAGACTGGGATGAGGATGATTATGGATTTTACGGGCTACCTCTATTTAAAGCTACGGCTGTAAAATACGGATGGGATAATCCTATAGGGGAAGACAGCGGGAGAGAAAGAAAATATGATTCACAGTATTAAATGGGCATATCATGAGCACAAGTAAAGAATGCAGGGCAGTAAGGAACTGTATATTAAATGAACTTCACCTTACCAAAGAAGATATAATCAAAAACATAGAGCCGTTATTGGAGAAACACGTAAAACGGTACATGGTTAATACATATGGAGGTGACAACCAGATAGAAAACTGGATCAGATGCATGGTGAATGATGAACTCAAACAAAGAGATCATGATTTTATAAGAAGAGCGTGCGAGAGCGTCATCAGGGATCATGTATTAAATGAGTTGAATATAATCGTAAGATCCAAAAGTGAGAAATGTACATGTGAAAACAGAGTACCATCCGAAGAAGATAAGAAAGAGTCAACTGACGGACTGTATATAATCTACAAAGACGGACATGCAGAGCCGTTTACCGGCGATAACTCCAAAGATTGTGTACGATACATTGGGTTGAAGCACAGATACATGTCATTTGCAATCTCACTGACGGAGCATGATATCATACAATTGCTTGACGATGATAGCCGTGAAGAATCCGGAAGTGGGACATATTACGAACGTGAATGTGATGCGCTGTTTGACATTGACGGACGCGGCAATACGGAACGCCTTGTAACCAGAAATCCAAAATTGAGAAATCTGCTGGAAGATGGCGAGTATATACCATCTCTTGGTCAATTAAATTTAATGGCCCATTATATGGACGAACTAAACAAAGCATTCACTTATGTTTCGGCATCTCCCCTCTCCTCGACGTGGTATTGGTCCAGTACTGAGAGCAGCCAGGCCGTCGCGTGGTACGTGGTCTTTTCCAGTGGCCTCACGGGCACCGGCAACAAGCACGTCGGAGACATGGTTCGGGCGGTAATTGATTTTTAAAAAGGATTACAATGATAACATCAGTAAAAATAAAAGACAATACAAAAACTCCTTTTGAATATGCTTCTGACATAGAAGCGTTTGAAAATAGTAGAGAATTTATTTTCAAGCCAGGAGTGAATGTGATTGTAGGTAAAAACGGTAGTGGAAAATCAACTTTGCTTAACATCATATCAATGTATGCGTTATGTGAGAAATCCATGTGCTCTGAAATACCGATCGAGGCACTGGATTTTCCACCTATATTTGATGATGATGACAAGGTTCTTGATGGGATTGACATATCATCCGATTATGCAGGGAAAGTATTCCGTTTATTGCCATCGGCGGAGATGAATCGAGATAGTGTATTGAAAAACATCAGCAACTTAGATTTGTATGTGAATAATATTAGAAGATCTTATGGAGAGAAAGTGGTGTTATCATTGGAATCACTTTTCAATTTAATGTTCGGTCAAAAGGATTATACGTTTCCAATACAAGATCTTGTAGAATACAAGAAAAAATCAAATGCGTTTTGGATTAAAAGGATTGATAATCTGTTGAAGTATTATAAAAGAAACCGCATAACATTAGCAGAAAGCAGTTTTGAATACACGGTTCTCATGGATGAGCCAGACAGGAATCTTGACATTGACAATATAATGCAAATTTATAATGTATTATCATTCCATAAACCACAAACACAAATTATAGCCATAATACACAATCCGGCATTGATTTACAAGTTAAGCAAATTAGATTGTGTGAATTTCATAGAGATGACAGAAGGATATCTAAAGGATGTTGTCAATTTCATAAGTGAAACAAATAAATGAAAGAGAATGAGAAAAGAACTGAAAATAATAGGATCAAGAGATCGGCACGTATTTACAGCGACATTCATTCGTTTTTGATTCAGGGATGGGTATAAAGGACCTGTAAAGACAATACTTTTACAAGACGTGTTACTCGATGATAAAATAGTAACAGATCATTTGTGGTTTGATTTGACAAAAGGATTCGAAAGCGCCGATTTATTACCAGGCGACGTGGTTGAGTTTTGTGCAAGGGTTAGTATTTACGAGAAAGGATATAAAGGATATAGGAATGACGTATTCGATAGGCCGATAGAAAAGGATTATCGATTGTCAAGACCAACAAAGATTAAAAAGATTGGGAAGAAATCAATAGATTGACATACTACCGCGAACTTTAGGTGTGGGAGTATGTCAAAGAGATGACAGAAGGGCATCTTAGTAAAACTTGTATATTTGTGTCTAATTAATTAAAGGTGGGATGAACTGGAAGAAATTCAAAGAGGAAAAACCTTCAGAGGGAGAAGAAGTGTTGGCTTATCACCCAAGTTGGATAGATGAAGATTTCAACCCAAGAGGTATAAGAATAGGGTTTTGGAATGGAGGAGACGATTTTAAATCGGCTCATTGGTGGGATTATCAAGATTGTTATATCACAATCTCTCATTGTGATTGTGATGATAATTCTCTTTTCAGTGATAGAATAAAAAATAGCATAGAGCCAGAGTTATGGATATCACTTGATGTTATTACAAATTACTTACCTGATATAAAACAAAATCACTTATCACAATGAGCTATTTTATATTAATGGGAAGAAGAATCCCCAAGCAAGCCATAACAGGCTTCAAATTTCAAAATGAAACAGATAACATTCGTCCTTTCTTGTCAATCAGGATAAGGGGAAAGGACGAAATTATACCTTTCAAAGATAAAAAGGAGATACAGTCTGTAAAAGCGCATCTGTGTTCTATCTTTTCTGGGTTTGTAAAAATAGGTGACTGGTATCTCAAGATGTCGGAAGTTAAGGAATATAAGCCGGTGACCGCCGAAGACATGAACCCCTACATCTTGTTTAAGACATCTAAGTTTGGAAATATAAAAGTTCGTTTCCCGAAAGATGAAGATATGAATGCGGAATTGTTGGTGTTAGATCAGCTTTTTGATGTAGAATAAACTATTAATCATCTTTTAAAAATCATGACCTGGAAAGAATTGAAAGACAAAATATCCCTTATGACGGAAGAAGAGCAACGACAAGAAGTTGCAGTATGGGGAGAAAATATGAATCTAATGAAAGATTGTTCCTTGGAGAAAACAAATGAGGATATGTACTACAACTCTGAATGGGATTATGCTTGTGAAGAGAGTGAATTGGAACCGGAAGACAAGAATGACCCTGATGTACATAAGGTATATGAAGCAGGAATGCATTATATTTATTCGAATTGATATTAAAACATAAAAAAAAATGAGTGAAACAAAGATCATATTAGATGCTTGTTGTGGTAGTCGGATGTTCTGGTTTGATAAAGAAAACCCTTTGACCTTGTTCGCCGACATCAGGGACGAAGAACATATTCTTTGCGATGGTAGGAACCTGAAGGTCCATCCGGATATAATATCCGACTTTACCGATATACCTTTCTGGATGAATCATTTAAGCTGGTGGTATTTGATCCTCCACATCTTCTGAAGGCAGGTGAAGAAAGTTGGTTAATCAAGAAGTACGGAAAACTCCCGAAGGATTGGCCAAAGGTACTTAAGAAAGGCGTAGATGAATGCTTTCGTGTTTTGGAAGACTACGGAGTCCTTATTTTCAAATGGAATGAGGACCAAATAACGGTAAAAGAAGTATTGAAGGCCATCGATCGACAGCCGTTGTTTGGACATACTACTGGAAGGCATGGCAAAACCATGTGGATGTGTTTTATGAAATTACCTAACAACTAAAAAAAAATGAAACGATTACAATTTATAAAAAGTTTGTTCGGGACGGCTGTCGCTTCTATTTTCCCGGCTCCGGTAATCGCAAAACCGGAAGAAAAGAAATTTGCGCATGATGATATATTCTATCAGCCGTATAATAATGAGAGACTTATTTACTTCAGAACAGATTCTGCGGTATATAAGATGCTTGAAAACAGCCTTAAACATCGTATTGTTGACGGAGCTAAATTCAGGTGCTATTTACCTAAACATGCATTTACGTTGTTGCGTAAGGAAGAATACGCATTGTCTGACTTTGAGCCTCTTGTTGCGATGTTAAACGGATATTATGAACGCAACGATAGATATGCACTTTATGACAAGAATACTTTCCTGAGAATGATCTATCAAAAGGAAAACGGTTCTTATTATCCAGATTTATTCTTAGCACAAATTTAAACAGAACCGAGCCGAAATAGCTCACTTCACGAAAGATATTAATTTAACAAAAGAAAAAATGAGAAGAGATGATATTGAAAAAGCAGCAACCCAACATGCTAATATGATAGGTTGGGATCATGATCCGGAGGAAACAAGAGGACTGTTTGCCTATTCATTCGAGAAAGGTGCAGAATGGCGCATCAACTCGGTGTGGCACAAACCATGTGACATAGCTGAACCGGGAAAGGATTGTTTGGTTGAACACATGGATATAGACGGAAATGTCTGCATTTGTATTGATTGGCGTTCTGAATATGAATGGGTAAAATCTTGCTATTACAACAAGATTTTGCGTTGGGCATACATCAAAGATTTATTACCCTAAAACAAGATAAACAATATGGAAAGCGAAAAGAAGAAAATATGAAAGGTTATGACTGACAGAGAACTTCTTGAAGAAAACAATAAGATGTTAAAGGAAATTCTAAGTTTTGTGAGAAAAGTTGATTCTGCTGAATACAGGGATCATCAAGACTTTATGGAATTTCTTAGAAATGTGGCAGCCGATATATGGGTGGAATATACGGAGCCTGAACAAAGAGGTAGATTGTTTGATTTAATAAATAAAAAGAAATGAAAACAGTTTTTGATTTAAGCAGAGATGAGATTGTGGCATTGACAGACGAAGAGATAAGTCTGTATATAGACAAAGAGCTTGTTGGTAAGGGTATTCCAATTGAAGCTAAAAATTGGAATATAAAGAACGAAAAAGAAGTCGTGTATCCAAGAACGGGAGTTCCAGTATTTATGTTAAAAGATGTCGGCATCGGTTTTAGAACCATAGAAGGTGCAACTGAGGTGGCTAATTTGCTTGTTAAATATAATGCATTTAAAATGGAATCAAAGTTCCTGATAGGATCGTATGAACGGTTTTGGATCATAAATGGAAGTGTTTGCCCAGCCATTACAGGAGAAGCAGGATACAGCAAAGAAGAGTTTGATAAGGTAAACAAGGAAAACAAAGATCCAGAATTGGAAAGTATAAATTCTTTCAATGATACTGTGAAAAAAGCCAATGAAATTAAAGACAGGGTATTGAAATACGTGTACAATATAAAACAAGAACGTTCATACAACAATGACCTGGTTGGTATCTTTGAAAGGTATAAAGATATAGCAGACGGTGACATGGAAGTAGCTATGAATTTTATTAAGGAGGCCTATCCATTCAATGAAGAAACAGAATCGTTTATCAGGAAAAAGTTTGACATGCCTATGCCGAACGAATCAAAAGAGCAGTAATTAAGCTAAATTAAATCATTTTGAATCTTTTTTATTATCAAAAGACATATCTTTGTCCAAAAAACAAATAGAAAAGAATGTCACAGCATCAATTGGCGTTAGTTATAAAAGGTATCCTATCTAATAATGAGATAACCCCAAATAGTATTAACCCAATATAATTCTATTATAAAAGTTTAATACATCTCTTTCAGAGATCGGGTTATTAGCCTAAGCCTTGAAACAGAGGCTACGTTATTTGAGAATAGATAGTTACCTACAGATGTTTGCCCAAGTCTGTAGCTCTAAGGATGGTGATTAAACAGGAGTAGTGTATTTGACGAAACAGTGTTGCCATTATATAAAACCTCAAAATAACATTGGCGATGGGTACTTACAGGAGAAATCCTGACTTATCCCTAACGGGATTTACATCTACCAAGGAGACCGAAAGGTCTCCGAGGGGATGTATTAAAACGGATGAATAGCTTTAAATATATTTAATAGAATATGGGATATGGATGTTTTGCAGTGGTGTTCTGAAAGATTTAAAAACAGTATAGAGAAAGGAAAGAAATCAACTAATTAAATATTAATACAATGAATCGCTGGTTTGAAATTACGGTAAAAGCCGAGATTGATAATATCGAGAACGGCAAAAAAAAGAAGGTAACTGAAAAGTATTTAGTGGATGCCTTGTCTTACACAGAGGCGGAATCAAGATCGTTGGAGATCTTCAAGGATTTGTACAATTCTTTCGAGGTTGTAAAAATTAATCCTATTAAAGTGTCGGAAATCTTCTTCAACGGAGAGGCTGAGTACTGGTATAAGTGTAAGGTGAATTACATTACACTGAATGAAAAGAAAGGTAAAGAAAAGAAAACACCATGCTATATGTATGTCCAGGCCGGCAATCCCAAGGATGCCGAAGCTGTGTTGACTAAAGGCATGCAGGGTACGTTGGGCGACTGGAATTGCGAAGCTATTGCTGAAACGAAGATCATAGACGTATTCAAATACGATCTTCAGAAGGGAGCTGAAAAATTAGGCGAGAAGAAGAGTGAAGAGTAAGGCTGATGTAGTTTCCAACATAGCGCTTGTTGTGGCGATAATATCATTGCTTTCAGCAGGCGCTTTCCTTCTGATAGTGATTAAGACAGACGAGGTATCTAAATTATTAATGAACGTACCTTATCTACTGGCTTCAGTGGGATTGTTCTTTTCAATAATATCATTATTATTCGAATGGAAAGCAAGGAAAAGAAGCTATACGTCTGCGAACGATGCGGACGAAAAGTGATGATAAGAAGTCATGGCTTATGCCAGGCTTGCAGGAGCAAAGAGTTGACTCCGAAGAAAAAAAACAGAATTACATCCATTAAAAACAGCAGCAAGAAGAAAAAGTTAGAGAACCCGGATTTATCCGGGTTTTTTCGTCTTATGCTGGAGGAGTTGAATAGTATTCGAATGTCTATGACCGGTAAGGCTATTCATTTTCCTACAGTATGTAACGTATGTCACATACTTCCAAAAAGGATATATAAGTCGGTTGCCACTTGCAGAGATAATATAGTTTTTCTACATGAATCGGAGCATACGGTATTCGACATGTATCTTGACCGGATGGAATTTGATAAACTTGAAACAGAATTCCCTTTTGTATGGAAGTATGCGGTAAAGAAGGTGCTGGATATGGAAAGCAGGGGGATGATTAAAGAAAGAGGTAGATTAATTATTGAAATAATTGACAGATATGAGAAAGCTTTATAAAATAAGAATAGAAGCTGACAATGAAACTATCTTTTATGCTCACATACAGAGAGAGAGTTATGGTAAGGATATAGCTATCGCAGTGAAAGATAAAGATAAAGATGAAGTGGAAACAGTGTTACATTGTATTAAAGAAGAATTGATTAGAGGAAGATCATGAAAGAGAAAATAAAAATATTGACAGATTTAGGGTTTACACCTATGGTGGAAGGAGAAGGAAATACGTTGTTTAGAATGAACGATGTTGTAATGTCGGTGTCAGATCCTAACCAAACACCAGAGCAGTTGAAGAAGGAGGTTATGTCTTTAATAAAGAACAGAGACATAGCAGAAAGAGGCGGACAGGTTCCAGTAGTTGAAGAGCCGGCGCCTGAGCCAGAGCAGGCCCAGAAGGAGGAACCGGAAGCTCCGGCGGAGGAAGCCGCTTCTAACCCTGGAGAAGAGGATTCGAATCCGTTTACAGAAAATCAGGAAACGTTAGAGCCGTTTTATATCTGTGATGAGTTAAAGAAGATTGAGACTCCCAAATTCGTAAGATTGACATTAGACGGTAATCGTTTTTATGTAAGAAAGATGGACGATGGGACAGCCAAGATATACGCCTCGGTAACAACCATGATTAGAGACGGATTCGTAGATGACAAGACGGCTCTTCAAGAATGGAGACAGGAGATGAGGATGATTGGTCGCAATCCGGAAGAAGTATCAGAATATGATGCAGATAAAGGAACGATCATGCACTACCTATACGGATTGTACTTGACGGGTAGAGATATGGTCTTAAATCGAAGTTTTATAGTTAAGACAGTGCAAGAAGGCAAGCTTAAAATATCAAAAAAGAATCTTGACAAATTCTTTGGTAGCATAGATGATCTTGACGATATGATTGTCAGAGTTATGAAGTTTGCCAAGTTTTGTTCGGAATATAAGGTTAAGCCGATGATGATTGAAAGAATATTGTCATTAGAAGATTATTTGGTAGCTACGCCGATAGATGCGATGGTTAAAATGACATTCAAATACAAAGAAGAAGGTTATTTTGGAGCCGTGTATCAAAGGGCTACGGGGCAGTTCAAAAAAGGAGATCCGAAGAAGGAAGTGAGAGAAGTGGAGAAAGAAGAGATTGTTATCTTAGATTTTAAATCAGGTGACATACGAAATGAACATGCTTTTCAATTGGAGGCTGAAAGGAGAATGGTTAAAAACTGGTACGGAATTGATGCACGTATTATGAATTTTTCTCCAAAAAGCACGAACAGTAAAGGTTATACGCTAAAAGAATGGTCTGATAAAAATGCTGCTATGGAGAAAGCGGACTGTGTGTTCCAACAAGGGATGTTGAATCATATCAGAAAAGATAAGAGGTTTAAAGTGAGAAAAGGAGTGCTGAATATCAATAAGCCGTACAATGAAGAGGATCATATTGTCGTATATGATATTGCTGAGGAAATGTCTAAAAGATTCGTAATCTAAAGAATTATGAAAAGAAAAATTAGAAGAACCGGGGAGATAATAGACGTAATCACCTTCAGTGGTTCAACTATAAGAAGCGACTATGACAAAATACAATTCTATGACAGCAACGGAAGTGTGATAAATGAGAGTTTAAATTATTATCTCGATACCCTTCCTGTGGATGATGAGAACAAAGATGTAGACTGGGAACAACGTAGATTCGATCTTGTTAAGGCTTATTCTATTGAGTTCATTAAAATGCAAGATAGAAAAGGAGAAATAGATTGCGGAGTATATGTACCGGATGTGGTGTCATGGTCTATAGATATAGCGGATAGAATCATAGAAGCAATGAGAGGAGTCAAAAATGCTTGATTTTAGAAGATACGAAAACGTACCCCGGTTTCAACTTGACCGCAGGCCTGGCAGGAGCCGACTAAAGCTGACCTGCCCGGCTTGCGGAAAAAGCCGGTGCCTCACTCCTTATATTGATGTGGCAACAGGTCAGGTTGTTGGTAACGAGTTCGGAAGATGCGATCATGAACGGACTTGCGGTTACGATAAACGACCCACTGGTAAGGATGTAGGTGACAAAGATCTTTGGATTTCAGGAAACAAGTGTATAAGAGCTTATCGCCCTCCTGTAAATCCTGACGTTGTAAATTACATACCTTTTAGCGAGTTTGAGAGGACTGTGGCTCCAGACGACAGAAACACCGTATTTAGATTTTTATCGTCTCTATGGGGAAAAGAAAGGGTATCTGATGTGTTCAGAAGGTATCATGTCGGAACAATGGACTTATGGGGATGGAAAGGATGTTGTGTATTCTGGCAGATAGACAAAGATTTTGTATGTAGAACCGGAAAGATCATGGACTTTTATATAAAGACCGACAGCCAGGGGAATGAGATTGATGTAAAAAGAGTGAAGGAAAAAGACGGTGACAATGAGCGGCCTCATGTTATGTTTTATCACTCGTTGCATGCAAGAGACTTCTTGTTTAGACAATGCCTGTTTGGAGAACATCTTCTAAGCCAGTATCCGGATAAGGTGGTTAATTTGGTGGAATCAGAAAAGACGGCTATTATATGCGCTGTGAATAAACCAGATGAGTTATTTGTAGCTACCGGTGGGTTGCAGAATCTAAGGCCGGAAGTGATAGATGTTTTAAAAGATAGAAAGACCGTAGCTTTTCCGGACAAAGGACAAGCATTTGAGACATGGAGTAAAAAGATAGATGGGATGATGATGAAGTCAAGGATAAAAGTATCGGACTATCTTCAAAATGTTGAAAATGTAGGAGACGGAGATGATGTGGCAGATTTGATAATTAGTAACAAGGTAAAAGAAAAATATTATGAGCCTGGATGTTTATATTAAGAACAAAAAGAAAGAAGATCGTGAATGGGTTGCAAACATTACCCACAACATGAACAAGATGGCACAAAGAATATTCGTATCAGAAAATAAAGAAACGCTGTACGATTATGTTTGGAGACCAGAAGAATTGGGTAGGGAAATAGATACCGATGAGATGAAGAATGTACTTACAAAAGGTATATGTATTATGATCTCTAAGAGAAAAAGTCTTTTGAGATACGAGCCGGAAAATGGATGGGGGTCTTATGATTCATTTCTTAAGTTTCTTATCGAATATAAAGAGGCGTGTGAAGATCATCCTGGTTATATAATTGAAGCAAGCAGATAATATGGAAAATTACAAAAACACTTTAAATGAGGTAGTGGTGATTGAATCATCACCAGAAACGTATTTTGTTTACGCTATTCGTAATGCTATTCGTATCTCTAAATGTGCGTATCCGACAGCCAAGAAAGTAATTTTCAAAAGAGAGGACGTAGAGGTAGAGATCTCGGAAATGGAAACTGAAAGCAGTTTGTATGAAAAGTTTAAAGAAAAACAAAAGAATAGGGTATGGAACTTAATGAGCGCCAACAACGGGTTTTAAGAGGCGAAATTTGTCCTTATTGCGGAAGAGAAACTGAGCTGGTAAATGCCGATAAAATATATAGCAGAAAAGGCTTAGGGATGGTTATGATGTGCAAACCATGCAACGCTTATGTCGGTGTTCATGAATCAGGGCCGAATAAGGGAAAAGCTAAAGGCCGGCTTGCGGGGCCATCACTGAGATCTCTTAAGATAAGAGTCCATGCCGAACTTGACAGACTATGGTCTACGCCGGAGGAACGGAAAAGGATGTATAAAGATTTATCTGAATTTCTCTCTATACCGGAAGAGTACACACATATAGGTATGTTTGGCGAGAAGACGATGGGAAAAGTCTTTCAGTTCTGTCATGTAAACAAAGAACGATCAGGTTCGAGAATAGAATGGCATAAACCTGGAGATAAGTGCCCTAATAAAAACAATCAAATAGTGTCAGGCAGTAGCGCATGTAGAGGATGTCCTGAGTATCTTCATGATGAGAAAGACGGGTATGTCTGGTGTGATCCTGATATGAGCTACGGCAGGTTGAAATAGGGCGTGAATTGCCTATCTTTGTGCTATTATTAATCAAAAAAAAATATAAGCACATGGGTAGATCGACAGAGTACTACAGGACTCATCCCGAAGCCAGGAAGAAAAAGGCTAAAAAGGACAAGGAGATAAATGCCAGACCGGAACAGAAAGCCAAACGCCGAGAGCTTGGTCGTAAAAACTACGAAACGGACAAGAAGAAGGGTAAGGGCTGGAGAAAAGGCAAGGATTGTTCTCATACCAAGAACGGTCTTAGGTATAAATCAGTAAAAGCTAATAGGGGATCCAAATCGGATACAAAAGGTGACAAAAATGCACGAGGAGATAGCAAATAGGATAGATATAAGAAGAATATTCAAGACTTCTAAACAGGTTATGGAAGAGGCGTATGAGAATATCTTAAAATACAGGCGGGGAGAGCTTATCCCCGCTAAAACCGGATACGATTATATTGACGAGGCTTTGCTTGGAGGTATTTTTCCTCAGCACGCTATTGCCATAGGAGCCCGGCCATCTGTAGGTAAATCGTATGTGGCCCAAAAGATATTGGAAAATGTGATGAATCCGATGATCAACCCGCAAGCAGAAGATTATTTTCTTGTTAATTGCGAGTTCGAAATGAATCCTCAAGATCTTCTTCTTCGTAGAATGAGCCAAGATATGAAAAAGCGAGCTCCTGAAATATTAAGAAGGCAAGATTCTAATACAGTAGAAGAGATGAGGATGTTTGAAATCCTTCAAGGTGAAATCAGGAATAATATAATATACATCGATGCTCCGTGTACGGTAAAAGAGTTTGAGGCGGCTGTGTATCATATAGCTACCAAACACAAAGACAAACGTCTTATAATATTTAAAGTCGATCATATTGCTTTGATAAAAAGAATGGGGTTAGATCCTAAGTCGGCTATAGATGATTTGGTGGCGGTTATGAACGAAGCTAAATTAGTATATAAAAACATATTTTTCCTCATCATATCCCAATTCAACAGAGAGATAGAAGGAAGGATAAAAAGCCCACAAGAGCAACCTCCGCGTCTTTCTGATTTTTACCAATCTGATACGCTGGGTCAGTTATGTACGTTAATGATAGGTTTGCACAATCCTCGTAGGTACGGGCTGGATAAGTATATGATATTTGGGAAAGACTGGTATCAGACTCTTGATAGGTTTAAAACTGAAAACAAAACATCATTCAGGACAGCCGGACTGGTGTTTCATCATATACTGAAGGTAAGACAGGTTAGTATGGAAGAGCTTACTAATACAATCCACCCAGAGATACTGCCGGGACATGGATGGATGTACGGGGAGGGCGGGACGAAGTTCGTGAACCCCAACCAGCCGCCGACGCCGCCCAAGCTCTATACTGTGGAAGACGTTACGGACAATCAGGAACAAGAACAAGAGACAAAAGAAGAACAGTCATTGTATTAAAAAAAAATAAGAACCATGAGACTAACAGTAGAAGAAAACGAATACCTGATAAGTAAGTTCCTTTTGGTTCTTACTGAATTTGCAGGGGATGAAAGAGAGATGTTTTTAATCAACTCCATACATGATAAGGCGGTGGCGGATATGAATTATCGTCTTCCGTCTTTAATAAGCAGAGAACGTAAAAGACGAGTCATTGAGCTCCTTAAAGAAGGGACCAGAATAATCAAGGACTTTTCCGGCTATGCAGGTGATATGGGTATGATTAACGAATACGATCGTCTAAAGAAAGAAATAGGTACCGTCCAAGACCAGCTTGGTGACGTAGAAGGTCAACTTCGGGCAGCAGGAGAAGTTATTAAAAAAGAACTTGATATGATTGCTGACCGAATCAAAGAAGACCTTCTTGATCGGGAACTGGCTAAAAGTAATGCCGAGGCTGAAAGAAAAGCCAAAGTAGATCCGAGATACGAAGTAGCTTTAGGTGATTACAAGGAGATGCTGGAAGTAATTTTTACAACCAGAAACAAGTATTCTACGGTAGATTCTGTACATGACGATCTTCGCCAGTCGGTATCTACCGGTAGAAATTCGATTATTAAAGAAGGGTACAACAGTTAAAAACAAGGAGGGAATATGGAAAAGAAGGAATTTAAAGTAGGAGAAGTATTTACTGCCGGACTTGTAAGATTAAAATGTGTGGAAGGTGATACATGCGATAGGTGTATATTCGAAAAATACAATTATTGTTCATGTACAGACATGATTATTGGTCCATGTGAACATATTGATAGACAAGATAACAAGGATGTTATTTTCATTAAAGCTGATTAAGAATGTACATCAATTTCAGGCAACTTGCAGCATCAGACATGACTCCTAATGATCTGGCTAATCTTCTTGCTATAAGACAGAAGGATACGGTTATGATCGAAGCCATGCCGGAAGAAGATGCTGGGAGGTATATAGAGCTTGGCCTGGTTGAGAAATTAAAATCAGGCGTGATGAGATTGACCAACAAAGGAACGTCTTTTGTGAATTATATAGAGACACCGGAAATGACAGACGAGGTTCTGGAAACGTTGAAGATTATGATAGGAATGTACGAATCGTATTCAAAAGACATAGGTGTCAGCAGAAAAGAAGCAGAATCCAGATTGTGTTGGTTTATGGGTAACACCTCATTCAAGAAAGAGGTCATACTTCAGGTAACGGAATCTTATATAGCAGAGTCAGGAGATTATACAATGAGCTTATGCAACTTCATATGGAAACCGCCTTCTCAGGCTTTTTCAGTCCATATGAACCTTAAAAATTCAAAGCTCTTTGACCTAATAGCTGAAAAATTTAAGATCGCTACCGAGCCTTATTTGGAGCCTAAGAAGAATAAGGAAATGGATTGGTTGTTTGCCGTATCTAAATTGCCTACGCCGCCAGCTAAAGGCAATCCGGATTATTTGTTTACCGGAAGTTCGGAAACAGACAAAGAGAGGTTGAAAAACATAAAAACGTATTTATTTAACAAAATTAGAAAGCAATGGAAAAAGTAAGAATCAGAAAGATAATAGAGGATATAATTATTACTCAGTTTCTTAATTCGGAAATAGATATAGTTCATGAAGAAAATGTGACGTTTAAAGAACTTGGATTAGATTCTGTTGATCGAATTGAGCTTGATGTGATGGTGGAACAAAAATTCAATATTGTTATTATTGATTATGATATGGAGACCATCAAAGATATGACTGATCTTGTTTACAAAATAATAACAGAAGGGTCTGGGAAGTGATATAATTTTATGCATGGCTTTAATAGCGTCATTTGCTTTTGTTATACAGTTTTTGTTGTCGATATTAGGATCTGATCTGGATACGGATATTGACATTGACAGTGCTTCTGATTTAAGCATGTCTTTGTCGGACATCATATCATTCAAGGGCATAACACATTTTATTCTTGGATATAGCTGGACTACCTACTTTTCGGGTTCTCATTTAGTAGGGGTTGTGATAGGGTCGTTTTTCTTTATCGTTTTGTTTTACGTATATAAGTTACTTCTTAAGTTAAAACAAGAAATGGTGTACGAATGTCCAGAAGATTTAAATGGCAGAGAGGTGGAGATAGTATTTAGATCAGGAAAGAACCATTATATGGTAAATATTGTGAAAAACGGGAGACAGGAGCAAATGAGAGTAAGATGCTTGTCTGGAAAAACTTACAAAAACGGTGACAAGGTGAATATAAAATATGAAGAAGGAGAATTAAGTATATAATTTAATATGGATTTTGGACAAGATTTAGAACCAGAAGAACTGACCAATCATTATGATCAGTGTTATGGAATTGATTTTGAAACAGAAGAAGAGGAGGATGAAGAGTATGACTGACGAGGAATTTGTATTGGATAATAAGAAAAAGGTTGTTGTAAGAAAAAGAATATCTTATTTAAACAAAGGGGATAAAGTGTGGATTGTGTCTTCCGACGGGTATCTGCTGCACACGGACGTAGTTAGAGCCGAACGCGGACGGTCTTATGTGGATATAGACGGTATCCTGTATTGGAAACGAGGATTAGATGGCAAGCATCGTAATCGTGATAACTACATGCAGTTCGCCATGACACCAGAAGACGGTAAGAAGTATGTCGTATATTACCCGGAAGGATTTAAAGACAATGACTTATGATGGTCCCGGAAACGCATTTGCTATATAAGGAGTTTAATGGCGTGAAACGTCTTGCCATATCTTATTCCCAGATAGATACGTTTCTTACCTGTCCAATGAAATGGTATAAGACTTATGTGGAAGGTAAAAGATCTACGGAAAAACAAGAAGCTACGTCTTATGGTACGATTATCCATAAGACACTGGAATACTTCTTTAAGAACGGAAGACAGCCTTCTGGTAAAGACCTTGGAGAAGCGATAAGTTACTATGCTTACCAAGAAGACATACCTTGGCAATCACCGGAAAATATGATGATAGCCATGAAGCAATCCGGGGAGCTTCTTGCTTGGATTGTGGATCTATTTAAAAAAGACGGCAATAGGTTTATGATAGCTGATAGTGATCTTAATCCCTGCGAGAAACTTATCAGGCACGGCGCCATAGTTGGAGTCGAAGAAGATTTTGTGCTGCCGTACCGTCTTCCTAAGCCTGTTGATATAAATGGGGTAATTCATACCCATGTGTACATAGTAGGATCAGTGGATCTTCATCTGGCTATAAAAAGCAAGAACGTAGTTCACCATTATGTCATAGATTGGAAATCAGGAAATAAGGTTTTTGATTCTAAGAAATTGGAAACGAATTTACAGCATCCTATATATTCATTTTACATCTATAGAAGATATGGTGGGGTTCTACCAGATATGAACATCTATTTCTTTACCAGGACCAGGCAGTACCAAAAGGTTAAGGTAGATGAAGAGCGTAAAACAAAATCTATAGAAATGCTAAATGACACTTTATCTAAAATGTATGATTTTGAAGATAATAGTGTAAAATCATTTCAAGCGTACATCCAGGGAGCAGAAGGAGCCAGGTATAGCAAGCGGCGTGCCACCCTAAGCCAGCCTGTTCCGCAAAACAAGCTGCCCTGCCCGTCAGCACTGTGTTATTATTGTGACTTTGGATTACATAACAAAAACGAATGCCCTTTCTCTTCGGATTGGGATCCGTCTAAAAAGATAAAGCGATGAAATACGAGGATGTTCAAAAGTTAAGAACAAAATACCGGCAAGATCCGGAAGTCATATATCTTGAAGAGATGAGGAACGTGGCGGTACGGTGCGGAAATTTTAAAAAGGCGTTTGAGTTCCAGGAGAAACTTGAGGCTATTTGGTTTAACTACTTAAAGGGAGTGCAATGAAAGAAGATCTAATATGTGGAGTAGCGATCCTTTTGTATTTAGTTTTATTATGCTTGCTCACGACAATTTTCATAAAAATAGGTGAAGCAGTAGATCGTTATAAGATGAAGAAGAAAACTGACAAAATCAAAGTAGGTCAAAGATACGAACATAAGGGCTACTTTGAGGATCCATTTGAAAGAGGCAAGCATGTGATTAAGATATTAGACATAAAAGAAGGGTACGCTCTATATGAGTACGAAGAAAAACTATATATACGTTCTTCTGAGAGTCTTGAAGATATTGTTAAAAAATATATTTTAATTACTGATATAAAATAAGGGGTTATGGAAAAGAAAGTCACAATCAAAGAAGGGATGGATATTTTTTACAAAAATGCAGGGAAAGATATATGGGTCTATATTGGACTTTTTGGAAATAAAGTGCTATCCATTTTAAAAAACAAAGGTGTTATTGCATGCGAAAACGATGCTGAATATTGCGTGTTGATGGATGGAGAAGATCATTTTATAAGTATAGCAAAAGACATGAGTCACGACTATTGTTGTGAGTACGTTGTAGAAAGAGCAGAAGCCTACAGAGACTACCCCTCCAAAGGTGCTACATGCAGTGTATGCCTGTTTGAAGATAATGAGAATAAGGCAAGGGAGATGTTGAAAGAGGCGATAATAGAACTTTCAAAAAATAATATAATAGATTGTGATGGGCTTTGAACTTAGACCTTACCAAAAAGAGGCAGTAGATGCCGGGCTTAAGTTTCTTACAGGAAGATCTAAGAAGCCTGGCATAATCGTAGCTCCATGCGGATGTGGAAAGAGCCTTCTGATATCCAAGATAGCACATGAAATAAATAGACCGACGTTAGTATTACAGCCCTCAAAAGAGATTCTGGAGCAGAATTATGCAAAGGCCGTATCATTCGGTTCTAAACCTACTATATATTCTGCTTCATGTGGTATAAAGGAGCTGTCGGCTATGACTTATGCAACATTAAAGAGCATAAAGAAAGATGTAGTGAGGTTGGAGGATATAGGGGTAGATACGATCTTGATAGATGAATGTTTTACTGGAGATGTGGAGATATTAACCGAAAAAGGGTTTGTTCAATTTAATAAATTAGAACAAAATGTAAGAGTAGCTCAATATGATAAAGGATTTATTGATTTTGTGATGCCTATCAGATATATCAAAAAGCCGCACGATGGTGACATTTGTTTACTTCATATTAAACATGGAATAGATCTTCCAGTGACAAAGAATCATGATTTCTTGTTTTATGATAAGAAATACGGTAAATGGTATAAACAGAAAATATCTGAAGCTTCTTTTAAATCTGGGAAATGCATTCCGGTATCAGGGATATCACGTGTAGATAGCGAAGGCGATTCCTTATCTGACATGGAGAGGTTGTTTATAGCAACACAAGCAGATGGAAGTATTCATAACAAAAACGAAAATGACACAATTATATCTTTCTCATTTTCAAAAGAAAGAAAAATAAAAAGGATTCATTATTTATGTAAGAATGCAAACGTTGAGATATGGGAAGTTAAAGGAAAAATAAAAAAAGAAGGAAATACGAAAAACAGAAGAAGGTTTATGGTGAGAATGCCAAAGTTTACAACAAAGGATATTCGAAATCATATATCGTTCCCAATGTCTTACGAAAAAGCAAGATCGGTAATAGAAGAGTGTTCTTTATGGGACGGAAGTATTATAGGGAATACGATGCTTTATTATTCATCGACCGATAAAACGCAGGTGGATTTTTATAATTCTGTAGCCACAATAGCTGGCCACGGATGCTATGTTTCTATTGAAAAGGATGGCAGAAAAGAAACATATTCGGATGTTTATAGGCTTTTTATAACAAAAGACAAAAAACTAAGAGGCACTAACTCTATGTATAAACGATATGAAAAATACACCGGACAAGTTTATTGCGTAGAGGTTCCATCTGGATGTATAGTACTAAGATATAAAGGATATACATTTGTTTCTGGAAATTGTCATTCAGGGTACTCTCCTGAAGAAGGTTCTGAATTTATGGAGTTTATGAACAGGTTCCCAGAGGCGAAGGTGCTGGGCTTCACCGCCACTCCCTGCCGCCTCCGAACCTACAATTCCATGCTGGAAGGAAACTATAGCAAGCTCAATATGCTGACGAAAGACGAGCATAACTTCTTCAAGAAAATAGTTCATGTGACTCAAATACAAGAACTAACCTCTCAAGGGTTTTGGTGTCCACTTAAGTACGAACGATGGTCGTTTGATGAATCGGCTCTGATGTTAAACAGTACCGGAGCTGAATACACCAACGAATCTATTAAAGAAAGTATTGTACGAAATGGCTTAAACAACTCTATCTACAAGCGCCTTCTTCAACTTATGAACGAACGTAAAGCCATTTTGGTCTGTATGGATTCTATCGAATCATGTAATAGAATATCAGAGTTCATGAATGCCAGGATGGGAGCCATAACCGGTGTCGTGACATCGCTAACAACCAAAAAGAAAAGAGAGCAAATCATATCCGATTTCAAAGAAGGTAAGTTGAAGGTGGTTTTTAATTATTCAACGCTTGCTACCGGATTTGATTTTCCTGAACTTGATTGCGTGATGTTTGGTCGCCCAACGTTCTCATATTCAACATATTACCAAATATTAGGCCGCGCCGTCCGCATCCATCCTGACAAGAAAGAGGCGCTGATAGTTGATTGCTGCGACAACATGAGGCGTTTCGGTCGGATAGAAGACCTGACAATCGAACAATTCCCTTCTAAGGGCTGGTGTATGTTTGCCGGCGATCAACTTCTGTCCAATATAAGGATGGGAGATATTATTACCAAAGACGAAATACTTCGCCGGGCAGCTTCTCTTAAATCCGTAAATGGAGATGGTAGGAGAGAGGACGATCTTGACAGCATAATAATGTGGTTTGGAAAATATGAAGGAATTAGATTCAAAGACATACCGGTGTCGTATTTTAGGTTCTTGGCTGAGAATATGGCAGTAAAACAGGGAGATAGGAAAGAAAAGATTATCGAATATTATAATAGGATAAAAGCATGAACAGCAAAAGACGTAAGAAAATAGAGGATATTATTTCCAATTTGGAAAAGCATAAAACAGATCTTGAGTTTATCAAATCAAAGCTGTCAGAGGTCAGGCATAATCTGGATTCAGCCAAGGATGATGTTGATATGATTTTAGACGAGGAGACAGAAGCAAGAGACAATATGCCGGAGTCGTTACAAGATACAGAAAGATATTATCAATCAGATGAGGCTGTAGCTAATATGGAGGCGGTTGTTGATGATATGGAAAGTATTGTAGGGGATTTAGAGAATGCGGTTTCAACCATTGATGATAAAATCGATGAGATAGAAACTGATATTATAGGAAATTTAGAGGCAGCCATAGGCGCATAATATAAAAATACAACCATAAAATTTAACACAATATATTTGTATAGATATAATACGATACATATTTTTGTATCGTATTATTTTTTATGTGTTATATTTTATGAAAACAAATGTTACAATGGTATCAAAAGACCGAGAATTATTTGGCGTAATAATTAAGCAGGACACTAAAACTTCGTTTATGTCCTTAACAGACCTTCAGGAAGCCTATACGAAGAAGAGGGTTGAGATGGGGTGGAATGAAAAGAGAATAGAAAATATCCTATCTAATAAGGAGAGTGCGGAACGTGTTTACTATATCCTTGAAAAACAAGGATATAAGATAGAATCAGGATTTCCTGGTTTTATACAATCTGTTGAAAAAGAGTCACTTATAAAAGTGATGAAAAAAATGGGAGCTTATAAGACAATGGGTAGAGGAGAGAATAGGAGAACTATGTGTAATCCATATATATGGGTGCTTGTAGCTATGGAACTAAACCCTATGTTGTATGCTGAGGTTGTTACGTGGTTAACAGATAAGCTTATCTTAAACCGAATAGAGGCAGGTGATAAATACAATGTCTTATCAAGAGCTATATCAAGATTTCCGGATGCCGATTACTCCAAGATGGCTAAAGGTTTAAATTGGATTGTATTTAATGAGCATGAAAGCATGATAAGAAATAGGGCTACACAGGAGCAGTTGAAAGAACTTGAAACCCTACAGTCTAATCTTGCATTCTGCATAGAGATGGGAACCATCTCTTCTTTCTCTAATTTAATGAACATGATGAGGTCTATATATGTAAAGAAATGGGGAGAAGAGGCTGTAACTTCTAAAAACGTAAAATAATATGGGAGTAAAAGAAATAAGAGAACTACTTAGACTCTACAATCTCGAACATAGTGTCGTCCAGAACAAAAACTCTGGGCGGTATTCTATTATTCTCCATAACAACATCATAGGAACGAACGTGGATGGAGAGAAGGTAGTTGTGTTCAGAACCATTCCGGATGGAAGCAATACGTTCTCTATGGAGCGAAATAGATTCTATGAGGGGTTTGTAGAGGCTTTTGATGACGATAAGGCGATTGAAGCCGTAAGACAGTATTTTGAGAAAAACAGAAATGATAGGGTATAAGACGAAGATGGATTATATTACTATCGAAATGAGGTAAAACAACGATAAAACAATGGAAAAGATGGATGATAATACTAAAAATATCCTTTATCCAAAAGGATCTATTTTTCGCATATTGAAAGATGATATAATCAGTGCCGAATTTAAAGTCGCCAAAGGAGCTATAGCGGAGGCAGTATCAGACATAGAAGTAAATGATAAATATGCTGAGGTTTGTTGCAATGGGGAGACGTTCGTTATAGAAACGGATATTATGGGTATTATTCTTACCAAAGACCCCATAGAAAACAAATCGGTGAAAAATGACATCATAGACGACAAACTACGATGGGATTTACTTCCTATGGAAGAGATTGAAGACATTGTAAGAGTCTATCATGCTGGCGCAAAGAAGTACGGACCTAACAATTGGCAGAATCTTGATAACGGCTTTGAACGGTATCGTGCTGCGGCTGCCAGACACCTAATGGAATACATGAAAGGAGAAAGAATAGATTCAGATACAGGGTGTTTTCATCTTGCACAATGTGCGTGGAACTGTATAGCTATGCTATGGTATGATAAGCACGGGAAAGGGTTAATACCATTAAATAAGGAGGAAAAGAAATGACAAAAGAACAAATGATTCAACTGTTAGACACAGAGCTTGATGCAATGAACAAACACAGAAGTAATATTGAAAGAATTAAAAAGGAATATTTCGATTCTGTTTATGGATTCAAGAAGGGGGATAAAGTGAACGTTCTTTACAAACGTTCGAAAGCACCTCTTGTTGGTTTCTTCAAGAGCGTTCAAATCATGAATACTGGAACAGTTATATTTACAATCCAGGAAGTTAATAAAGAAGGAAGACCTGGAAGAGGATCTTATTTGGTGTATGAAGACGATTTAAGCGAAATCAAAAAAGTAGAATAACATGATTAAAGCAAGATTTTACATTAGAAAGGATGACTGTAACAATGATTACTGTCCAGTCAAATGGCCTATAAAATATCCATATTGGTGTAGTGCAGAATCCAGTAATTCATTTGTATTGGTGGCGTATGCTGAAGATGAAGACAGCATAAAAGAACTGTGGCCGGAGGCGTATGATATTAATGTCTTAGAGAAAGATACCGAAATTAGATTCACATTAAGATTCCCTAAGCCGGAATGGTATGAATTATATGAAGAAATGTATGATACATTTGTGTGGATTACAGACACATGTATGCAAGATGGTAAGATAAGAAAAGTAAAAGCTAAAATAGAAGATTATGATGGTACTTTATTAGCCGACACCCCTAACCGGTTCACTCCTTATACGATGGGGTATCAAGCTTTTAAAAGTAAAGAAGAAGCTTTAAAATATGCAGAGGAACGGAGAACGGACTTAATTAAGTCTCTTAAGTTACAAATACACGAACTTGAAAATCTAAAATTTGAATACGATGATTAACTATGCAGCAAAAGCCAGAAAAGCTTATTTGATAAACAATTTCGATAAGATTCTTAACAGTCTTAACACGCTTCATTCAACGGTTGAGACCATGACGTTGTTCGTAAACGACCAGGCTTATAATTACATTCTTAAGCTAAAGGAAGTAATTAAAACCAGTCCTATGTATAAGCACAATATCAAGCGTCTTTTAAATGATATGGACAAAGAGATAAAGAGGTACAATGCTTCTATCTACTACATAAATAAAGAGCGTAGTGAGGTTATAGCTGATATAACACAAGTTATGGAAGACTGCCTCATGCCATACATAGACAACCTGGCTGGCGCTATAAGGGCAGCCGTGTGGTCGAAGGGTGTGTCTGAGGAGCGGACGGAAGCGGCGGTACTGTCCCTAATCGTATCCTCCTTGGCCATGACATCCGGAAGACTTATTTCAGGTGGATATCAGATTATGAAAGAAATGGGTGGAGGTCAAGGAGGTAACCCGTTTACGTTTATGAGCATTGATAAGATAAGACACTTATCTACATCATTATCTGATGCTATTACCGGTGGAGAAATAGCTCTTGAAGAAAAAGAAGCCGATGAAATAACTAAGGCGATGGATGTTTTTATTGAGAAAATGTCCGATTCAGATATTGTTGACAAAGTAATTAGCATACTCGAAGAAGCAGAATCTAAAAATAAGGAGGAACGATCATGAATTACTTAGATGGGTACGTAGAAGAGGTTCTTTCCGAGCCGTATTATGATGATTACGGATCGGGAATTTTCAGGTGGTGGGTGAAAGTGTCTTACGATTGTTATGGCATGGGAGCCGTTACTACCTTAATGTTTGATACAAAAGAAGAAGCGGAAGCGGTAAAACCAGGTTATAAATTTTTATGTTGAAAATAATATGAAATATTTTGTTTTATTGATGACACTTGTATTATCATCATGCAAATATGATAATCAAGTTAATGACGGATGGGTTATATACGATTTAAAACCTTTACGTGGTGGATGTATAATGTATTATGGTGAAGACGAAAGAGTTTCAATAGCTCACAGTAATAGGTTAATAAAATTCGTTGGGCACCAAGGGGAATACAATATAGGAGATTCCATTAAGATCGTAAAAATTAAATAATATGGAAAAGAATTTAAAACTCGTATGTCCGAAATGTGGCACCCCTCACCAGCCTCATTCTCCGCACACGATGGATGCAGATGGATTTGAAAGGTGTGAGATAAGAACTATCATGGAAGACAAGGGATGGTGCTACGAATGCTCTTTTTGGCAAAATATGTACGACAAACACAAAGACGATCCGGGATGGGTTAGGATAGACGGTGAAAGCTGGGTGCTTAAGCCTATGGTGGAAAACGTGCCAAGAGGATGGAATGGCCTTGGATGTGGTGGAAGAAAAATGTATGTCAATATCGAAGGGAAAGGCGTTGTTGTATCAAATAACTGCTGGTGCCAAGGGCAATCTATACTCTGGGTATCTTCCATAGTACACACGTAATTGGAACTGGCAATATCAACTGCATATTTTCCAACATTTATACCACCACTTTCCCTCGATCTCGTGGTAAGTATATGAACGGCATTTTTCCAAGTGGAAAGAGGTGCAGATATACTAACGGCGAAAACGGGAATTATCGTCTGAAATAAATCATATGACAAAAACCTTCTTCTCATTATTTTATTTTTTTTGCAAGATAGCATTTTTTTCATAACAAAAGAAACCAGTTCTCTATCATCGCTGACTGAGAACTGGTAAGAAAACAATTTCAGAAAAAATTAAACCTACATAACCTTTAAAGTAAGAACAAAAAACGTATAATCTACTCTTTGACAATGCTAAGATAGCATATTAGGGCCATATTGTAGTAATATAAGCCCAATATTCTTCGTCTACTTGTAGCTCACATCATCGTCTCCTTCCGAATCAGGAGTGGCGCCGATGAAGAACATCATTGACTTATTGTTCGTCTGCTGCCACCAGTTATAGGCGCGTGCTACGTCTTCCGGCGTCTTAATGTTATACCATTGTTTGATAAACGTCTGTTTAGCGAGTTGTCTAAATAACTTAGACTCACCTTTGTATGTACCAGATGTTACTTTATCAAGTGAGTAGTTCCTGAGATCGGTGAGATCCTTCAGTTTCCGTCCCATGACAAATGGGTCATTAATGATATCCACCACATTAAGCTCCATAATAAACGGCATCTGTGAAGCTATTTCATTTATGGTTCTAAATCCTACATAAGATCCGAATTGAGTAAGCCAGCTTTCCTCGTTTTCATCATCATCACGCCATCCGGCAAGAAGCATAGACACGGCCTGCATGATGAGGAACGTGCCGGCATAAACACTGAGGCGTTTAAGATTAGTCTTTTCCACCTCACCCATCTTATCTTTATTTTCGTTCCAGGCATCTATGATATTTTTCATACCAGGCTCGGAAGCTAAGCTAAATGTTTTAGCTATCATATTCTTTAACGTAATTGACAGCCCTTCCTCTTCTTGCATTGTCTGGAAATTGAATCCCCTTCTTTTCCACAGACGTTGAGCCGCCAGCACCAGCCATCCTCGGTGGGCAGTCATGAACCTGGCTATCCAGTTACGTGATGCGGCGGTTCGGTTTTCTTCATTCAAAGATCCGTTACATATCTGTGACAAGCTACGAACCTGATTACGGGTTATAGCCATCTGGGTTTCAACTTCCTCAACAGTAACACCCGATCCTGGTTTCACAACCACCTTGCCGTCTACAACATCTACCATACTCCATAAAGTACGATCTCTTAATGCATCCCATTCTCTTTTTATAGTGCTCTGTTCTTTATTGCGTTCTTTTTCCATCTTGAAATCTTGGAACGTGTAGAACCGGCCCTTGTAATAACGAACGTTGTCCATAGTAGCAATCATAACCTGCGGATCAAGAGGGTAGTTCAGGATTTCCATAAAAGCATGCATAGGTGAACGCATTAAGGTCCTGGCCACTCTATTATATCCGGCACCATACATACGATTTCGGATATTGAATATCCCCATTCTCTCACCTATGACATATAATTTACTTTTTCTATCTATGTCTCCGGTTTCTGCTATACAAGATGGCGCAAGACGTGAAAACTCAGCCGATGCGTATTTAAGGGAATCTTTGCTTATATATTGTCCTACGGCAGATTCCATGATGAGGTTAATATGACCTGTCAGAGCGCCGGTAGCTGCCACAAACGGGGACAGCGCTAAGTTCATGACCGACATAAATCTTTCAACGGCCATCATAATTCTTGTAAGATCTATCGTGTATCCACCGATGTTAACCGTAAGTTTCTTGGTGTTCATCCTAATGCCATAATAATGGCCATTAAAGAAGTCTCTAAACATCTGGTATGCTTGAGTTGCCTCAGCTTTCTTACCGCCTTCAAATTGCTTATTCAGTAACATCTGCTCCAGTCCTTGGGCAAGCTCTATAGACTTCTGCTTTTCGTTGTATAACGATGATTGCATCATAAGCATCGAATAAGAGTAACCAAAATCATGAGATACGTCATCTTGGTTCTCTAATTCATATATGTAGTATTTAGGTATGGACCGAACCCTATCTTCCGGATCATATACCTCACCCTGGCGTGTTTTACCATACAGGGAGTCATCTACGCGGTCAAGACATAAGTCGGATACGAAGTTCCTGACCGTACTTTTAAGGCTGATACCTAACCCTTCTATACGTTCTATATCTTGTTTGGATATCTGTGGAATAGCATACAGGTTCGGGCTCTGCTCTTTGTATAGATCAAGGGATTGTCTTTTTATTTCCTTGAGTTTTTGAATCATATTCCACTGCTCTACGTTTTTAGTAGCGACCTCATTACCGTCAGCATCATACTTGATACCAAAGTCATTGAAATACGATTCGTCACGATACAGGCTTTTCTTAGGCATGCGATGACCATACCCATGATCTTTTACATAATCAGGATTACGACCGCTATTTTCGGCTTCAGATTCAGCCACCCATGCCCTTGCAGGGTCGAAAGACAGGTACGATATGTCCATGCCATAATCTTGGGTGGATGTACCGTTTTGTACGTCCTTAACCATCTGCGCCACATCTATCTCACCTCGACCAATTTTGTCGATCATAGCCGCATATCCGGTAGGCGCCATGCGTTTATAGTACGAAAAAACCTGGCTCCTGGCAAATTCATTAACAATAGCATTAGCTTCTTCTATGCCCGCTTTTATGTCAGCTTCTATACCCTCTTCTCTTGTATTATTTAAAAATAAGCTGGCCATCTTAGCATTAACAGCATTCCTGAAATCTCTACCGTCTAATTCTTTGCTTATACCAAGCTTTTCTGACAGGTAGTTGGTTTCAGATACGGTAAACAGATATCGGTTATCAGCAGCCTTAAACAGCTTATCCCTTAAAGCCTGAATCCTTTTTGCTTTCTTTGCCGTAGTATGACGTTGCACAAACTTCCATTCCACTTCCTTGGAGTCAGCAAGAGCATTTAAATAAGATTGATTGACTTCGTTTTCAGCCTTACTGCTTTTAGTAAGGTACTTATCAATATCTTCAAGACCCACCATCTTAGCATAATCTATCAAAATAGCGTAATCGGCTTCAATAGCTTCAGATGCGGCCCTAAAAGCATCTCTTTCAGATGAGGTAAATGTCGCTTCATTAATTTCTCCGATATCAGCCACATCTCGGTTGTTGCCGATTATTTCCTTGATAATGGCCTTATTTTTTTCTATATCTTTTACAATCGAATCCACGTCAGTTGCATCTCTATCACTTGTCGTAGAACTAATGATATCATGCGCCATTTTAAGATATGAAGCCTTGTTATTTGATTCGGTACGCGCCGACTGTTCTGATTCTACATCATTCCAAAACCGATCGTTGAATGACAGGTGACCCCCCAACATAAGCGTCTTCAGCGCAGCTTCTCCTCCTGACTCGCTCTGGATCGTTCTTAATTTTTGCAAAAACGATTCTGATACGGCATTAGTGACATTATTTGATTCTTTTCTCCAAACTTCATTTATGGCTTGTATTTCTTTAGCCATCTTAAGTTGGTCGCCGGTTTTTTCAACACGTCTGGTCCCTACATATATGTATTCCGAAGCTGCTTCCTTACGTTGTTTACGAAGCAGTCCTTCTTCTTCGTAGTTACTACTCTTATAGTAAGCAACCTCATCAAAATTACCACCGCTATCAATAAAAGGCTGCCTCAATATCCGTTTTTGCCGGGAAAGAGCATTAAGATACTCTTTAGTTGTTTGAGAAACCGGATGCCCTAATTCTTCTTCGGCCTTTTTGTATATGGATTCCATTCTTGTGGCATAACTTTCACTAAATTCCAGTTCCGAATTTTCAGCATCCCACTTTTCCATCTGCTCCGTATAGATCTTTTCCTGCTCGATGGTAAAAATATCGGTATTAACCCTGTCAGACGATGGTTTAAATTTAGCGTTTTCAGTAACCGTATTTCCGTCCTTGTCAACTACTTCTCTTTTAAATACGTAATTACGATTATTGTCAACCACATCACCAATTTCTTCTTCTGATATTTCTATGTTCATGGCAGTCGCAAACGCACGCATCTGTGCCAACTTCTTATTACGATCATATTTAGCCATATCAAGAGCACTACGAAGGTAATTGGAAGTTTTGCCGTCTACTTTCTGAAGCAGTTTTTCAAATTCAGATTTGTTAAAACCATGCTTTTTAGCATATGCCAGGAAGTCGGATATGGCGGGCTGGGCATTCACCATCGCATTGTAATTGTCTTTGGCAATCATAGCTCCAAGAGCGTTATTGAACGGACTGGAAGAATGCTCTAATATACCGAACCACCTACTTATCCAAGAAACATCGTGTTGAACCTTGTCAAAAAATTCTTTTACTCTCTTTACCTTATCTGCCGGCACATGAAGTTCGTTCATTAACTTATCAAGCAACGTGCTTTCATCAAGGTCTTGTACTGATTTAATATCAGACTGAATACCATTGATGTCGGCAATGACGGTATTGATCCTATTTGTATAATCCTGCTTTTCACGTTCATCAAATTCGGTACTTCTGTTACGGATATATCCTCGAAGATCGTTCATGATCGGAAGAACCTGATTGTTGATAATATCTACGTTCTTTCGATCATTGGTATTGAAGTGAAGCTTACCGTCTTTGGTATCACCATGAAGGATAGTATTTACTACGTTGCTTAAGTATCTAACCTGAGCTTCGGCTGTGGAGATCATGCTGTTCATGGCGGCCGCCATCTCATTCTTGTCTATTTCGGTCTCTACCTTATTTATCTTATCTTCTATGGTCTTAAGCTGGGCAAGGGTCATAGACGTAGTTACAGCCCTATCAGAGCTTATCTGACGTAAGTCTCTTAACGTTTTTCTCAATGCCCGGATCTTAGACTCAAGAAACTTGTTCTTCTTCATAGAAGAAAGGGAATATAATGTAAAATCATTATCCTTCAAAAGAGAAGTATCAAATCCTTTATCTATGTCGGTAATAGCAAGATCACGAATATTTTTAATAACGTTATTCAAATCCTGTCTTTGGGTTGATAAAGCTGATTTAAGCCAGCTTACTATTCCAGAGAGAAGCTGCCGGACGCGCCCCAGGAAGGAGGTGGGCTCTACCGGCGCCTGTGCTGTGCCGGTCTGCATCTCCCTGGCGAGGATCTTTCCAAGAATTTCTCTCCTAACAGCATTATCAAGCTCAGCTCCTTCATATACCTTACCGTATGTATTATAATACTGATTTGCATACTGATTCCATTCTTCAGTGCCTTCTACGTCTTGCAAAACAGATTCAACAGCATTCTGATCTCTGTATGCCTCTACAAGGAAGTGGGCTGTTTCTTCTACTAAATCAGATAAAGTAGCATCTTCACCAACTGCTATTACGTTATTGGCAATATCCGCCAATGCCTTAGCAGAAGGTTCATGCCCGTATTTGGTTTGGTACTTCTCTATATAATCGGTCATACCTATGACACTAACGCCAAGAGTTTTCAGTATCTCGACAATAGAATTTCGTTGATCACGTTCCTGCCTGCTATAATCTGATACGATCTTAGCTTTAGTATCAGCATAAAGATCGTTGTCTTCTAATATGAATGAAACTACAAGCGCATCAAAATGATCGTACTTGGCGTCCAATTCATTGTATCTTCCTGACTTAAGATCGTTCTTTATCTGCTCTTTGCTAACCCTTTCCGTTCCTCCGGTGGCGAGCCTCATAGTCACTTTACTATTATCCAACGAGCTTATGGTTATCATACCCTGGTCGTTCATGGAAACATCTGAACCAAAATGATTACGGAGCTCGGTGTAGGATAAGGCTGAATTGAAAAGTCTAATTTGTCCTGTATGACCTTCTCCTGTAAGATAATAGCTTCTTGTTTCAGGATCGAATATCTTAGATCCGGACAAAAGACCTTTCTTTATAAGGTAGTTAATTATACCACCTTTTGTTGATAAAGAAGTAGAAGCAGAAGCGGTCATGACCGGTATAAAAGATTTGGGATTATTAAGAACATACTTTCCAGCTTTGTAAGTAATGTCTGCCACGCCATCCCAGGCAGATTCTTGAACGGTGCCTGATAAGAATCCTATTCTAATATCATTCCCGCCAGAGCGAAGAGCTTCTCCGTAATCTTCAAATAATTGATTACGATCGTTCATGAAAAACAAACGAGGCTCTCCGGTCTGATACGTTACACCCACAGGATTAGAATCTGTCTGTGGTAACTCCTCTGGGCTAAATATCTTAAGACCGTCTTTTATAACCATATAATTAACACCCTTATCCTGTACCACAGATACGGGAGTGAAGTCCGAAGATATAGCATCTTGTAAATACTGCCCGGCGTCTATTCCTGGTTCTTCCGGTACGGAAATACTTGATGGGATCATAGCATCCACCAACATAATATTATCACCCAGATCTTGGCTATAGAATCCGAAGCCTGATTCTTGAATCCCATAAGTTGCATCTGATTTTGATACAAGAACAGGATTACTCATCTTAGAAGCCTTATCCAGTACCCTTTCTCTATAAGCTTCCGGAATAAGATCAATGTTGGATTTAACCTTATTATAAGCCGGTTTGTTGATAGGCACTCTCTTTCTCCAGTCGCCAAAATCCTTTAAGAACTTATTGGAAAATACGGTTTTAAAAACAGTAGTAGCCCGTTCCCTGTTCTCCATAAGAGGAATAGATGCTATCTTATCAAACAACATAGACCTGTCCCCTGATCTGGTAGAGACAGAAACAACTTTCTTTTTATTATCTCTTTTAATAATACACGTTGATGTCATAGTAAAACATTTTTGTTATGAGACAAAGGTAGTTAAAAATCAAGCATATCATAAAAAATAAAGCCACCTAACTTCTCAGTCTGATGGCTTAAAAATAATATGAAAAAAAAATTATAATCTGACGAAAAATCGTCAAGTTCAGCTTATATGTAATGCATGTACCCATCTCGGTGTATAAACCTTCCCGATTCAAAGCGCTCAATATCTTCAGGGCAAATAGGGCCCGAATCCTCTCTCCTGGCTTCAAACCAAAGCCCCGGCTTACGAAGTCGGCAAGTTATGATATAATTGAAGCAATTGTGCGTAAAATGGAAAACAGATCCTACAGGGAAATACCTATCAGCTTGAAATACGATTCTTTTTCGTTTGGTATCAAACACTATATCTCCTACTACCTTAGCCACGTAATAGCTTCTGCCATTTAACGTTTCATCTGTTTGTGGTATCCAATAATAACCTCTTGCCATAACGCAAATATATGAAAAAGTCAGATAACTTACGTACCCGACTTCATTATTTGTTTAAATAGACCAATTTCATCTATTTTTACATGACCGCTTTGCATACTACCATTATTAGGATTGTAAAGAAAATTGAAACCACTTTCTTTTTCCTGTCTTTCAAAAGAACTGATATCCTTTCCTCTACGAGCTCTTCCAAAAGCTTTCTTGAACAACTTTCCTCTGAAGGTCTTGATGAGGATCTTGGTAGCGTTATTGCCGGCTCTTACCATCGCTTTCCTTGCCTGGTCCTCCGAGACAAAACTGCTTCGGAAAACATACGATGCTGCTGCTTGTATATCTTGTTTAGTAATCATATGCCAAACATTCCTTTCAAGATACTATTTTTTATACTATATATCAATTTCATCTCATCTCTATCATATACGCCAAAAAAGGATTCACTGGGGTCCTTTGGATTTACGCTCAGTTGAATTATGCAATTGTAAAGATAGACCTTAAGTTCATAATTATCAGAGTATCTATCCCGTATGGTTTCAAATGTCTTAATTAATTCTTCAACAAGTACTCTGCTAAATGAAAAAGGTTCTCTACAATTACCTTTAAATATGATATGATTTAAATCATTGGTATTATCAAATTCATACTCTACCCGACTACTGTTCATCATATCATAAGTGATTGACTTTTTGATTTTAAACCCCATGTTGTTTTGTTTTTTAGTTAATATAGATCTTCTTACATCTTTAAAATCGTCTAACCCCATGATTTATTTTAAATTAGTTGTTATTATACTTTTACATTTAAGATTAATGTTTCCATTATTTTAGCAAAATATTCATATAACACGGTACATCCACCACATCTCTTCTACGGATGCGCTTATCAAAATAGGAAACCATATAGGTATTTTTACCTTCGTGATCAGGCCTGGGATCAAAGCATTCAAAAACGAATCTTGTTCTACCTTCAAGATGACCAAACATGAAAACAAATTCGCCACCGTATCTTTTATTAGCCAATTCTTCTACAGTCATAATCTATCCCCTCCTAATCCTGAATTGATGCTAACGTACTTAATACGGACATCATTTCCACGTCCAAGCTGACCCCAGCCGGGCGATGGCGTTCCCTTGGCCGGAGCAGGGACAGCCCTAAGCCGAGACCAGTCCTGCTTTTGCCTCATGGCTTCAGCCTCTTTGTAATACCGGTTACACAGTTCTTGATCTTCGTAACCAACGTAATCTTCCTTATTTTCCATATAGAATACTTTTTCAACAAAAGTACGACATTCATGAATTAATTAGATTTAAAATAAAACAATATGAATTAAAATAAAAACCCGATACGTTAAAATCGCATCGGGCCTGGTATTGAAAAAAAATAGGTTTCAATCTCTTTAATAAAAAGAATAGAGGTGAGTATTCTGAGGAAGTAAGAATGCCAAGGTATCTCAACAAGGGTGGTTTGTTTCCTGCTGTTTTTACAACAAATGCTTTTTCTCAAAAATGGATAAAACAAGGCATTGTTAAGTTACCAAAACAGTTTTCCTTTACAACAAGAACTAACAAGCAAAATATTCAACAACTTAGATTCATTCCTAAGAATGGGTATATTGTTCTTGAAATAGTTTACAATAAGAAGGAAAAGAATCTTATGTCCGATAATGGGAACTATCTTGGCATCGACATAGGATTGGATAATTTAGCATCTTGTGTTTCAAACACCGGTTCTTGTTTTATCATCAATGGTAGACCACTAAAGTCTATTAACCAATATTATAACAAAAGGTTAGCATTCTTAAAATCTAAGTTAAAAGATAATAAACATACTTCAAAACAAATAAGGTCATTAACAAACAAAAGGAATAACAAGATCAAAGATTATCTTCATAAGGCAAGTAGGATATTGATTAATCACGTAGTTTCCAATGGTATTAATACGATCATAATCGGTCATAACAAATGCTGGAAACAAGAGATCAATATTGGAAAGCGTAATAATCAGAACTTTGTATCTATTCCTTTTAATTCGTTTATCAGTATGATATCGTATAAAGCTACATTAGAAGGTATTAATGTTAAGATCGTTGAAGAATCTTATACTTCAAAATGTAGCTTTTTGGATAATGAACGGATTTGCAAACATGAATCTTACAAAGGAAGAAGGACCAAACGAGGATTGTTTAAAACCTCGTTTGGTAAGATCATCAATGCTGACATTAATGGTGCTTTTAACATCATTAGAAAATCAGCAAAAGAATCCTTTGATGTAACGATGTTACCAGAAGGTAGAGGGTTTTGGTGTAACCCGGTACGAATTTCCGTATAAATGTGTATTACTTTACGCTTTTGGTGTAAAGTGGTATATAATCACCTCAGATTATAAATATAGGATTTTGAAACTACAGTTCTTAATTGACCTAAATCATTCATAATGTTTTTATACATAAGATGAATGCTGTTGTTACGTTTGATGGTACTGATTCTCATTTCCTACTGTTATTAGTTACGTCCGGTTCTTACTTTTTCCTATTTCTATAATCCCTTCCTGAAACTAATATTGCAAACTTAATAAAAATAATTCATAAACAATGAAAATCTAACTTTTCTTGTATGTTATTGATATACGTGCATATATGAGAAAAGTGAGACTTTCACAGGCCTCACTTCCCAAATTATAACCATGAAAAAACTATATATATGTACACAAAAATTACCTACATTCCAATTTATTAAGATCATCCAATTCAGGCTTGCTTACGGTCATGTCTTGCGTCAAGCCAGATCTGTTTTGGTATGGAGCGTAATCGGTTTCTACCGTCTTAGCCTTCTGAGTAGAATCGTATTTCACCTCTGATTCGGTTCCTGTCAGATTTTGGTAGATAGAGCCGGAACTACTCTCGCTTACTTTAGACCATATCTTATTACCTACTCTTATAAAATTATCATAAATACCTTCGGCTGTTATAACACCATCTTGCTCTACGATATTAGGGCCCGATTTTTCTTTTAACAAATACGGGTGCCTGGTGTAAAAATAGTGTTCAAAATCATTCCCGGCATACGAAGGGTCATACTTCTCCAAATAAAACAATTCTGATAAAGAAGGGTCGGTACTGGTCATGCTATAATCAAACAACATCAACCTGTCTTTTCCAGATAAAGATAATTCTATTGATTTCAAAATATCAGGATCATCAGAAATAAGACCCAAAGATGGACCAGGTTTGAAGTCAAGATACTTATAGGCATTATCATATAATTTTGTTTTATGGAGTTTGTTGTCAAGGTAAGATTGGTATAAATCGAATAAGGATAATGGGTTTTCGCTATCTTGTTTTTTGTTCATGTATCGACTATACTCCCGATCCACATCCACGTAAGGAACGTCAAGTACCGCAGGGTGCCCAAACGCCATCCTGGTCATTATCATGTCCTCTGTGTTCTGAGAATCCATGAACGATCTGACGTATTTTTTAATGGAAGCCATGAGCGTATTATTATCTACGTTCCGTACTTTCTCTTTATCCAAAACGCCGTTCTTAAAACAAGATTCAGGATATATTTTAGTAGAAAAATGAGTTAGGTTGTGCTTGGCTAATACTGTTGATATTTGATACATCTCGTTAAGATCATCTTTGCTGATCCTTTGATATAGATTATCTCCTACCTTAAGCAATGAATGTTTCTCAAATGCCTCTACTGGGTCTATATCGGATTCAGAATAAACGATATTCAAATTATCCATATACTCCGGCAATAATCCAAAATAATAGTCTGTACTATCACCAAGAACATCATCTATAGAAGATGCCAGCGTTGGAGCATAATTTACATCATTATGCCTGGCCACATAAATATCAAGATCCAGCATCAAATTATCTATCTTATTCAAAGATTCTTCTGTGCCATCATAAGTTTCCGATGTCCCTATTATATCTATGCCAAACCACGTACAAGCCTCTTCTATATCCCATATCATGCTTCTTAAATCGGATTCGGTGTCGGCATTAGCCCTATGTAAATAAGCTGATATACGAGCTCTTAGGAACTCTATTTTGCCGGAATTGTAATAAGAAAGATCTTGTAGCTTAGACAAAGATCTTCTCTTGCCTTCCACCACATCATCCCCTTCTATGTTTATTACCGGAATCTTATTCGTAGATGAGAACTCATCAAACATAGATTCGGCAAATTCTTTATCAGAAACGAATTTCTCAACCAGTTCAGGATATGAATTTCTCAACGATTCAAAAGCAGATGAAAATTCAGAAAAGTTTTTTATGCCGGCTACTGTTTTACGCATAGCATAATAAAGCTCAGAAGGATTATATGGTACTTTTTTACCAAATTGGTTAAACACTCCCTCCTTGTAAACAATAGGACCATACTGATAGTCAATAGACATAAAATAATTATCTTTTTCCCTATCATGTTCGTTAATAGAAGAATCTATTAACTTTCTCATGGAAGTCGAAACCTCGTTTAAAACAGAAGGATCGGATAAAATACGACTTATTTCTGTTTCATCATACAAACCGGATCTCCTTAATTTCTGCTCATTCAGTATCAAACTGCCATCTACATAAAAATCGAAGAGAATAGCATTAGACAATGAAGACGCATTGAAAAAATAATGAGTAGACAAAAGGAAATCCCTTACATCCTTAACATCCTGAGCCGTTAAAGGATCAGCAAAATAAGTCTGACGCTTCATATACGACAGCACATCTTCTAAAAGAGGTTCGCCATTGGGATCGGTGTTAAACATCTCCCCTGGAGCCGGGTTATTCCAATGACCGTAATACGACAAAAAACCAGGAGTGTAAGCCTTAGCCCATACCTGAAGAGCCCGCTCGCTGTTTCCTAATACTTTTAAAGCACTTTCGTAAAGAACGGAAGGCTCCCCGTTAGGAGCCTTAACCCGTTTTATTTCATTTTCCTTTTTTTCTATCTGACATTTGACACCCATAGTGATAAATATTTTAGACAAAGATAGTATAAAAATAGAAATTATGAAACTTCTATTTCATAATGCGAAGCCTCTGTCTCAACTATCAATCTTCCCTCTCCTTCGAACTCAACGCTATCATTTCCTGGACCAGTAACAAAAGGGAAATCAGATACGGATGTTACATAATCTCCAGAACCACCGGAGAAAGACTGACTTTTACTTTGTTTGTAATTGATAGTCAATTGTGTTTTACCTATCTGAAGAGTTCCAGATAAATTTTTAGTATAAGTAGTGGTAGTTGTAATATCCCCATTTTTATAACAATACATTATAAAGGTGGTAACCGGACTCTTTTTTATATTACTATCCGGACCTGCATGATAAGATTCATTTCCTCCAAATATGCTATAAATGTGACAATAAGGACCGACTCTTTTACTTGAAGTTTTAGCCTTATCCTCGACTCCTTTCAAAGATATAGTAACCTTACTCTTGTATTCAACATCCTTCCAATTACAGACTCCTTCACTTACGTTTCCAACAAACCTGTCATCAACATAAACCTCTATATTCCCCTGCTGATTGGTCTTCAACTGATACTGAACAAGACTTGAAACATCTTCGTATCTCCTTCTCATACTTAACACTCCTTATTTAACTCATTTATCGAATTTTTTCTATCTGACATTTGACACCCATAATAATTAACTTTTTTTCAAAATTAACTATAAAATCGACTTATACAATGACGGATCCCAAACTCCTTCTATATAAATCTCTGGAAAACTCAAACTGCCATCACGAAGAGTGGTAACTTTCAAACTGGGAATGTTAAAAACAGTGCTAACATCACTAAACTCACCATTCAACTTAATAGCATTTCCACTATTATCAGCTTCATAATAATAATAACAATAATTTTCATTAAGACTCGGATCATATTCGTACCAATATGTTAGATCTTGCATATGGTCTTCTATATTACCAATTTTATTTCCACCTAATATAAAAATACCATTATTGCTATGATGATAAACCGTAGATTCATAATTACCATAATTCCAGTCACTATTAAACACTATATCACTGACATCGGAATCATGATCTTTTAATACAGGCCCTATATGTATATGAATTTTATTAAACTGACATACATAAGGTCTTTTTCCTCCAAGCCTTTTTATATCTTCATTGGATAACTTATTATAACATCCTCCCACAAAATTATCCGCAGCATTAAAAAATCTCCTTCTCATACTTAACACTCCCTATTTAACTCATTTATCGAATCCGAATTATCAGAACCTTCTACAAGATTCTTATTCCTATCTATCTCTTCCTGGCTCATATTACTAATCATATTTTGTATTTTCCTACCAGATTGAGATAAAGAACGGATGAATGCGCTGGAACTTATCTTAACTCCAAGATCCGGTTTTGCCCTAAACGCTTCACCGGTACTGATATTATACAAATCATACACACCTGAGTTCATATAGAATTTATATATCCAGTTTCCACCAGCTTTTTTGTATCCTAATTTGGTTAGCTCGACTACACTCATACCAAATTTAATGCCATTACGACCCATTATCTTCTCCGGTATAGGTTCTACCTTAGCCGGAACAGATGTATATGCTTCATCACCGCCGTACAGGAAATAAGGGGTTGTCACCCTTGATATGTGAGTAAGCGGTTCTTCGGATATACGAGGCTCGTCTTTCGCAGCCTTAGATTCTTTCCTTGGATTGGATATTCTAATAAAAGGATCGTATGTCAAAAAGGTTAAGCCGTATTCTACTTTATAACCTGACACGCCGTCAAGATCCCTTATAGCCTTAGTCGTATGTGAGTGGTTGATGGTGTCTATCCCGTACCTTGATTCCATATCGGTCATAATACTATTAACCTCATCTCCCTCTACATAAACCTCTTCTCCTTCCGGGATAGAGGTTATACCGGCAGCCCTTCTAAGTAGCCATAAAGTAACTTCAGCAATGTCAGAGAACTTATTTCCGTTCTTCCTATAGTTATCTACTCTTCCTTCTTCAGATCCAGGTAATTCGACATTTCTTTCAACTTCGACATTTGTTCTGGATTGTCCTTTGCCTTCTCCATCTCCCTTTTTATCGCCATCTTCCTCAGTGCGTACTGCACCGCCTTCTGCACTTCCTTCTTTTCCATCATTTAAAATATTATCTGATTCTGACTCTATAGACTCCACGACAGCATCATACTCTGGTATGCCGCTAAGGAAATCTGCTACGTTATTCAAAAACTCTATTTTTTCCTCGTTTGTCATATCAAGGCTTTCCACAGGCTCCCATATGGCAGGCAAGTTGTTTGATTTTATTGCAGTAGAAACATCTTCTACAGTTTTATTATCCACCGTAGGAAAAACTTTAGAAACCAAACTATTGATATCAGATTCCATTTTTTCTACTTCCTCTTTTGTGCCATATTCTTTTAGGGTATCCATGCCATTGACTCTAAGAGAATAATTCAAAGCCTTGCTTGGAACAAAATCAATATATTTCAAAAAGTTTTTCAACTCTGATATAATTTGTTCATCATATCTTGGCCCAACATAATCAACCACCACCTGATCTGTTTGAGAACGAAGCCAAGAAACATATTCTTCTAAAGTCTTACCACCTTTACTGGAAGGAGTGGATATTTTATCACCTACTGTTCCTTTAGGTTCTAATCCCATTTCCTCCTTAAGGCTTTTAGGATTACCTCTCTCACGAAGAAACCTCAAATCACCTCCTACAATCTTCCTTGCTATAAAATCAAAAATATTAGCATAAGACGGCAATCCTTCTTTTTCTATATGAGATTCTATTTCGTTTAACATAAGAGAGAAGTTTTTCCTGGAGGTACGCTTCTTGCCAGGTAAAGACTGCGTAGCTTGTGCCGCAGGAGCCGGCTGAGCTAATGGCGCCGGCTGAGTCTCCCGGGCAGCCCCTTCCTCTGGCATTTCCTCTTCATAAACATCCACGTCTTCTTTAGAAGTAACGGTCTTACCCTCATCAGAGAAAGGAAGATCATCCTCTATAAGCGATTTAGGTCTGGAAGATGATTTGCCAAACTGAATCCTGATCTTAGGAGCGACAAACATCTCACCTTCGAAATCTATTCCAGATTCTACTTCAGACGTCACAATGTCTTTCACATTCCTGCTTTCATCTTCTACCCACTTAACAACATCAGGAACCGTAGATAATTTTTCTATAGCCTCACGAGCTTTTCTAAGCCCTGAAATAGGATTCAAATACGATACTTGATACGAAGCCGGATCAAGACCTAACTTGGTTAGATACGCATTAAGATCTTGTATGTCATCTTGACCCATCTGTAGCAATTCAGAATCACCAGATTCAAGCAGCATATCTATAAAAGACATCCATTTCTGCCCTTCCTCTGATTCTACAGAACGTAGGCTAACTGGGAAAAGATAATTAAGACCGTTTTTACCTTTGATGACGACTACCGGAACTCTTACATTTTTGTAATTATTCCCCTTGTCATTTAATATAGAATAAGCAAATGGGAAGCCTGTGTATTTAGAGCCGTTCTTAAGCACGACTTTGCCATTTAATACATATCCTACATCAGATATTTTTTCAGCACCTTTTTCGGTAATGGGGAGATTTTCTACCTGGCCATATCCTTGACCGTTCACCTTCATGTTAAACACCGGTCTTCCGGGAAGGGTCTGGGCAACAACATGCGTGCCGACGCCGATGGTAGCCGACCGGCCGGCATCCTTCTTCCACTTGTTGAAAGCCGTTCTTCTTATTTTACTTATACCATCTATGCCTCCTGTATCAGCTTTTACAACAGAAACGAATCGGTTCCCACTCATGACCTTGATAACCATATTGGACACCAGTTTATTCTCAGCAGATTCTATTCTTTTTTTATCGCCGGACTGAACAGCATCATTGTATTCGGCAAAAAGAGACTGATTATAGGTATCATTTACATCTATTTCGAGATTAACCTTATCTCCTTTTTTCAAAGAAGATAATGCTTCCTGATCTATTTTATCTACCTCATTCTCTCCGAATCCAACACCTGTTCTGTACGGAACCAACTCATCTGAATCAAGACGCTTATAAACCAAAGAATAGGAATTACCCACGTCCTGAATAGACACGTCTGTGTAACGGTTAAGAACACGAGCCGATTCTTTGTCTATAGACCATCTCGCATGATAAGGCAATTCAATTATAGTAGCCGTTTCTCCACCTATATTAAGAGAATACCTTTTAGTGCCATTAGCGTTCGTTTCAGAGCTTATTTGAATAGGAACCAATGATTTTATAGAAGATATAAATTTATCGGCTCTAAGACCTGCAATTTCATACCTTTCATTGCCGTCATTGGAGATTCTTCTTACCATCAACGTCTCTGGATTCTGGGCGCTATCTATATTGGCTCCCGGCGTATTATCAGATTCGTCTAATTCATTTACAAGAGAATCTATATTAGCATCATCCTCCCCAAAATTACTTAACGTAGATTCGGAAATACGACCTTTATCAATAATCCTGTTTTGTTCGATATAAGGAAGGAGATCCGTGATGTTTCCAACCTGGCCAAGATCTTCTATGGTAAATACCGAATCGGCAAGCTTATCTTCGTCAACTTTCTCCCCTTTGTCCCGTCTGTTCATTATATCAACATACGAAGAAATAGCATCATCAAGTTCCTTCCTTTGATCTGGTTCCAAATTGGATTTAGCCATATCAATAATAGCTTTATTATCCTCATACACAGATCTCGGACTTGTAAGCCTATCAGCCTTTTCAGATAATGATTTTATGAGATTAACGGGACTGTCACCCAAAGACGATACATAATCATCAAAATCTTGTTTGTATTTATCATACACATCTTTTTCTCTCTCAGTAAGAAGATCGGCATTACCTGTATATAGTTTATCAATTATAGACTGCCTTACGGCCGGAACCATAATAGGATTATCCATAGCAGCCTCATAATCTTCATCCGATACAGACTCCGTAAGCGGTGACTCTTTTATATCATCTTCTGCTTCCTTCATCCTATCTTCCCTTACTTTATCAAGAGCATGCATAAAAGCCTTGATAGTCCAAGCTTCGTCTTCCGAAATCTTACCTTCTGACACAGCTTGATCTACTACCTCATCAGTGTCATATTCACCAACTTTATTAGACTCTGCAAAATCAGGAACCTTGTCATCCCCTTTATAAGGAGTAGACCATAGAGAAGACAGCGCTTTTGAAAACCCCCTGTTTTCCTCAGCTAAGAATCTTTTATCAAGCATCTTAGACAAGAAGTTATTCATATTCCTATAGTCCATCAAACTTCTTCGGTATTCATTTACCAAGGATCTCATGGCTTTGTCTTTGGCTGTAAACTTCTTTTCCTGTCTTGATTTTACATTAAAATAATCATCAAAAGCCACAAGCGTATCATAGGCTTCTATCACATCTTGTGAACTTATGGGAGAAAGAGGAGATGATAAAACAGATTCGGTTTTACTTACCAGCTCTTCTATCGAAAACTCTTTTCCTATTAACGTTGATAACTCAGACAACGAATTATTGTAATTGGTTCTAAGGCTTTCCAATTCTTTGGTTTTTCGTTGTATGGATTCAGCTTGTGGATCTTTCCCTTCTACGTTGCGAGGGCGGGTAGCAAGATCTTCTATTTCGGATTCAAGTTCTTCTATTCTTGACCGTATGCCACGGATAGCCATCGCCCGCTCCCTTGCCCTGTCCGACAGCCGGGAGAACGTACTTAGAGCATCCGCCACGCGAGGCTGCCCCGAAAGCGTTTCTATGACAGAAGCTATGTCTTTCATTCTTGATTCTGATTGAAGACCAAGGAAGGCATTACGAGCCACGTATTTCCTAAACTCAATCTTAGAATCATCACCTATAAGATCTTCGGCAAAACTCTGGGCAGATCTGAAATCCGAAAGACGATTGTTATAATTATCAATAATAGAATCCTTGTATTTCTTTGCCTCTTCCAAAGACATTCCATTAGCTTCGGCTATTTCCGAAATAGGCATCATATCAATCATCTGCCTAAAATTTTCAGCCGAATCCTCTAAGGTTCCCATTTGGTTGTCAATAGACATCTTTTCAAACATAGCATCATCAAGCTCCTTGCCAGTCATAGACTGGGCATCGGAACGAACTTGAGGCCCTAAACTCATTGATTTTTTCAACGTATTCAAAGCCGCCGTGTTAAGATTAGAAGATGCTTTGTTGTATTCATTCACTTGCCTTTCCAGCAAGATCTGACTATTGCTATACTCTTTAACCCCAAAGAAGCCTTCCCTCATACCAAACAAAGAACCGATAATAGCACCGATTCCTATTTCAGTCCATCCTTCTTTAGACGTATATTGCTTTTTAAATCCTTCAGAAATAGCATCAAGAACATCAACGGCTCCGTTCATGGCTACATTATCATATCTTGACTTAACATATTCCTCAGCCGTATTCTGAACAGCACCTTGAGATCCTTCTTCCCATAAGCCTTCGGACACCGGCCTTTTCATGATATTGAAAACATTGCCTGCTATCTTTTGTCCTATATTGGGATTGGTTATTTTAATAGCCATCTCTCCCGGCTTCGCAACTTCCGTCCCTAATCCAAATAAATGCTTGTTGAGCTTCTTTTCCAACCCTGGTATAGCCTTGCCTCCTAACCCTATATACTTACCAAAAAGAAGCCAGTTAGATAATCCTACTATACCCATATTGGCGGCAAATATAGCACTACCTACATCAGCATTAGAATTACGAAAAACAGCCATTTCCTCTGCATTGGGATCACGACCATAAATCTTACGATAATAATCCTTGAAATCAGACTCAGATTGCTTCATAAAAGAATTTGCTTCAACCGATGACTCGAATCCGGCACTGGTAGCCAACAACGTCATGGTTTTAGCCGCCTCCCCTACATTTCTTCCGGTAGCAACTCCTTTTCTTACATAGTCATTAAACACGCTTTTAAGGCTTCCTATACCCCTATTTGCAGCTTGCCTTGCTGCTAACTTAGCTCCGATTCTTCCACCTAATTTAGCACCTATATTGCCCAATGATCCAACTCCAAGTCCTCCGGTCATGTACGCTGATATCATGGCTCCTACGGTAAAAGACATTCCGTTACCAAGGACATCATTCCATAAGAAATTACCGGTATCCTTAAAAAGCTTCTGACCGAAATTATAATCTTCTACCTCTTTCTTGTAATAATGGGGAAGAAGCATGTCTATTTGCTGGTCAAGATCACCTACAAACTTATCCATGTTAGTGTTTAACGCAGCTTTGTAACTTCCCTCAGATGCCATATTGATAAGTTTGTCAGGCAATGACACAACTCCTTGTGCACCGTACAATGCGGATTTTAAAGCGAATTTGCCTACACCATTCCAAAACTTACTCCATCCGCTCTGTCTCCTGGCATAATAATCTTCATTGTTTATACCCGGAATATAGTTAGAATATTTTGTACGCCATACCCCATCATTACCCATCTGATGACTTTCACGGATACTTACCTTCGGTCCATAGGGATTAAGAGGCGGCGGGACAGGTGTAGCCCCCCTGTAGCTGTTACGAGCCAGTGCCTCCGAGTAGCTGTTGCTTATCTCCTTGGCTATATACGGTTCTTCGTATTCGGCAGCAGCTATCCTTGATGCGTAATCCGGAAATTTAGGTTGGGCATACACACCTTCACCAGGCATATAATTAGGAACCAGAGGTGTTGTCGTCTCTGGTAATGTAGCCGGAGTGTAATTCTCTTCTTCGGCTAATTTCCTTTGCCTTGCCACATCTTCGTAAGTGGTTTTAGCAGCAGGATTATATCTATCTATATTATTGTCAGCCATAAATTTTCTGCAAAAAATCGTTCAACTTACTAAACTTGTCATTCATATTGGGCGTGATATTTATTCCTCTCATATACGGATCCCTCATCTGATCAAGACGTTCTTGAACAGCCTCCTTCACGTATTTTACAAAGAAGTACTGAGGACACTTCTGGTGAATGCTATTCCAGTAATCCGCATACTCATCATTACCTGGATCCAAAGGAACAAAATCCGAGAACAACAATGCAGGATTTTTAGAATTTTTAGTCCTTTTGTCATAGAAATTGACCGCTACCTCTCTTGAACCCCTGTCATCCATTCCCTCCAACTGAACTGATATGTTATCAGACATGTCAATAAAATTATCAACAAGGGTTTTAACAACATTCATTTCTTCTGGCTTAAGGTAAGAACCATGAACCTTTACTATATCATAAAGATCATTCTTAACATCAGCCTTAGAAGCCAAACGGGGAAGACCATTACGTATAAGATACTTATCATAAGAATAACCTTCCTTCTTTCCGGTATCTACAAAATCACAGGTTCCAAAACTTGATTTGTAACCATCCACCGGATAATTACGCTCCTCGACCGAAGGATCTATACCCGCCTTAAGAAGCTCGTCATTCGTAATCTCAACCCTTTCTGTAACATAAGAATTTTTACCGGAACCTACTTGAGCAGTCAAGAATCTTCTAACAGTGCCATTATCTATCTCGGCATCCATATTAATGGCATTAATAGCAGTAGGATCCAGATTATTTACCTTTCCTGCCATGTAACCAGACAATCTTCTAAACTGAGCCTTCTGCAAAGACTTTTCCGGTGAATCGGCATTCCAATTGTATCTTTTGTAAGAATCAAGGTAATGATACTGAGATAACTTATCAGAAATCTGATCAGGAGATACAGACATTTTTATCTCATCCTGCATCTGACCTGCTATCATATCAGACACTCTACTGTTTTTCTCAGCATATCTTAGCTGGGTAATAGTTAATGGTTCACCTTCCTGATAATCTTTTAAATCTATATCACCATCCTTATCTATGGTCATATAATCTGATATATTAAAATCAGGATCGCCGTTGAGTTTCTTCATTCCATTAATAAGAGCCAATGTACCAGTAGAAGAACCATTATTCTCGCTTGTAATAGCATCAGATATGTTTTTCCCCAACTTGCCGGCACTCGCCTTAGCTCCTAATGACGGAGATATAGCACTAAGAATATCTATTCCTCTTGAAGGGTCCATCATGTATTCTCTGAACCCTACGGCATCAGATACACCAGTTGTTATGGCTGTGGCGAGCAGGAAGGCTCCAGCCTTATCATCTGTATCGGTAAGATTTATAAAAGAATTTCCTTTCATAAACTTAGCATTACGAACTTTACTGATAATATCCTTATTTTTTTTAGTAACTATATTATCTATTTGATAATCAGTTATGTTATTTATAGCCTTTGTAGCTCCATTTGCCTTAGAATCAGAAAGAAGTAAAGCATCATAAGCTTCAGACAGTCTGTTATTTCCTTGTCCAAAATATCCGTTTTTCTGACCTCCATTATTTTTTAAATAAGAATATATCCGTTCTTCAGGAGTCATATTAGCATACAATCCTGGGTCAGTTTTTTCTTCTTCGTATGATGCTGCAACGATATTACTTCTGTCTGTAGGAGATAATGAATTATATAATTTCAATAAATTTGCTCTACGCTCTGTGGAAGAAGATGTGAGTTGTTCATAAGGGATATTAGCCAAATTAACAGATCCTATCTTACCCGTTCCAGAATTGATAGCCGTAGGCCCGTCCATAGGAGCCATCGGCACTCCTACACCGCCTGCTCCTCTTGTGCCTCCGGATGAGCTTTCAGTGCCCATCTTGGAACCGTAAGTACGCATGTATTCGGTTTCAATCTTAGCCTGTGCAAGTTGCTCTTTTGCCAACGATATTTCAACCATAGACTTAGCATTATCAGTCAAAAACTTTTGCTGAGCCCTATCCTCTGCCAACCTTGCAAAATAAAGATCATCTTTCTTCCTTTCAAAACTTGTATTGTCGTATCTCCATGCATCAGTCATCTTATCGAAAAGATTATTGGTAACAACAAAATTAGCAGCCGCTACCGGATCTGATGAAGCTATTATCATATCTGCCTCCCTCTTGGCTTCTGCTTTCTGATTTTTAGCTTCCTGTATCTGACTGTCAATACGATCAATAATATCCTTATTATCCCCTACTGATTTCTTTTTTGCTTCCAATGCTCCTATGTGCCTATCGTATCTTTCGACATAAGATCCAATGTATCGACTAACCAAATCCGGATTACTGAACACCGGATTGGTAGCTGCCATGTATGATGCTTCTATTCTCATCTGATTCCTCATGTTTTCAGATAAGTTAGCAGACACAAAATTCCTTATCTGGGAATCAGTAAGCTCATCTACGTTGACTTCTATGATTCCACCAGTAGGATTACCTTTAACATCATATTCTGTTGTCTGAATCTTCTTGCCTTCGTTGTTTTTCCTAAAATCACTGACCAGCTTATTTATCTCCTTAGTATAATCGACATAAGGAGAATAATGAAGACCTCCCAACCTTGATCCTGCTTTACCATCTGACCTCCATTTGTAATAAGGGTCCAAAGCATGCCATTCATTAATAGGAGAATAAAGTTCAGGATGATTCTGTTTTATAGATTCTATTTCCTTCATAACCCTCTTGCCTTCTTTTGTGCCGGCAATCGCGTTAATGACCGTATCATCTAACACCGAACTTATCTCTCCTTGTATGGCTCTCGTAACACCATCAGAAGAAAGATCTACGCCTTTGAATTTTTGATTGATGTTAGCAATCACACCTGACATCTTATCTTCCATATAAGCGCGGGCTTCAGGCTTATCTATCTCTTGACCCATAAGATAATCTACCTGGGTATAGATCTTTTCACGAGCAGCATCAACCTTCTGCTGTTTGTACATCATGACGTCCTTAACAAGATCTATGTTGTAAGGACTAACATACGGGGCATATTGCCTTAAAATACTATACTGTGAAGCCACTATTTGGTCCTCCTTCTTCTTTTAGTTTCATCATCTTCTTCATTTAAACTTCTCAAGTAAGGTGTAGAATAATCACCCATATTCATCACATCCTGATTACCTTGAACGTAAATAATTTGACCACTTGGAAGCATTCTCATATTCGGAGCTATGGAAGCTATGGTATTCAACGATGTACGAACATTGAACTTATTCTGTATCTCACTGTTTATGCTGTCATAATAACGAGCAAGATTTTCATCCCTTATAGCCATAGCCTTCAATAACCCAGATTCATAACGTTGCCTTTCCACTATGTTCTTATCGTCTGTCTGAACATAAGCCATTTCATTGAATCTATCAGCTTCGTTTATTTGCCTTGCGTTATTGAAATTTACTTCGTTAATGTACTTGGCTATATTGCTTCCGGCTATGGCGTTCATATTAGCCAGAATAGCAGAGCGCTGGGAGTCGGGCACGTCACCTACTGCGTCCAACTGAGCCGATGTCGCGCGGTTGAGCTCGTTGATATACTGATCAGCAGATTGAAGAACCGGGTCTATTCTCGGAGCCTGATGCCTTTCCAGACCTTCTATCTCCAAGCCTGTATCGAGCGTTCTCAGCATCTCCGGGAAAATAGGACCGAACGCCGCCGGTCTGCCCTGTCCTTTAGGTCCGTTGTCTTCAACCACCTCCTCTGTATCGGTGTCGGTTGCAGTCGTAGGCGTACTTGCTTTCGGTTTTACCTCTATCCTTCCAGTAGATCCAATCTTAGGCGGTGTAAGGCCTGGTGCTACGGGACCGGCCTCAATAGGCTTCATTTCTGGTTTAACAGACTCAAGAACGAAGTCTATTTCCGGCATTAACCCACTATCTCTTAAAGCAACAAACTTATTATAATCGGAGCCCAGAATCTTCTTAGCGGCATCAGATTTATCACCAAATAAGTCAACATAATTCTTTATCCCTTTTTCGTTTAACAATCTTTTTTGCTCTGCCGAAACAACGTCCAACCCATAATAAGAACGAGTAGCTGTTGTCTGACCAAACTTATCATCTACGGCAAATGAATTATAAGCCTGATTCCCTCCGTAGCTTCCGGCGTCCTGGCCCCAGAATCCGTATTCATCTCTGAATTTCTTGGCTGCATCAGCATTCGTAATAGCGCCTACATCAGCTAACGCCCACAATGCATTTAATTGCCTGTTGTATCCTTTCTGGAAACCTTCTGTATCAAAATCACCATCCGTATTGTACTTGTTAGCCCATCGGTTTATGTCGAGCAAATTAGATACCGCCTTATCATTTACCCTGCCGTATCCTAAATTGCTTCTATGTTGGAGATTCTGGTTGGCATTGACACTGGAATCAGGATTAAGAATCTGCTCACGACCACTAACATCAGATACAGTCATATTAAGAGTTCGTCCAAATAACTGATTGATAAGCTTATTGTAGCCAATAGCATTCTTTCTAAGTTCCTCCAGCTCCTTCTGAGTAGGTCCACCTTCAGCCATTTTTCTGGTTTGCTTAACATACTCGTCATATATCCAGTTCTTAGCATCTGATTCTGCAATATTAAAAGCCTTAGCTTGTTTCTTTACCTGATTCAGATCAACAACCCCGCCATCCCTAAAAAAAGCATCTATCTTTTCTTGGCGCTTGGATTCCTCTTGTTTGTTATAGACAATATCAGCAAAAGACCTGAATTGCACCTCAAGTTCGTCTATTTCCTTTTGATTATCATTTACGTACTTGGAAAGAATGGACTTATTCAACTCAGAAGTATTTTTATCCTTAACATCCTTATTCTTTTCTAACCTCTTGAAAACACGTTCCTGATCATCATACTTTTCGGACAATCCTATTTTTTTCTTATATCTATCAAGAAGCGTAGCATACGTATCTTTTTCCGTAGCGCTAATGCCATAATTTTCCCTTACGTAAGAAGCGAAATCATCATCGATAGTACGGTAATCTGAAATAATATGAGCTTCTGGCAAATCAACGGGAGTGCCACCGTCTTCATGCCTGTTGCCTTTTGCCTCCATAGGACCAACATCATCCGGAGTCGAAACGTATTCTCCTTTTTCTATCTCAACATTAGCATTATCCTCCATAGATTTAGGAAGAGGGTAAATGTATTCTCCTGTCAAATCAGACGTATCTATTCTCTGACCATTTCCAAGATTAACGCCACCGCCTTCACGTTCCCATCGGATAAACTGCTGCCGGCGCTCTTTTTCGAGCTTTTCCCTTGCCGCCTGCTCGTCTCTGCTGGCTGCATACGCAGCAGATGAAGCTCCCATGATATTACGAGCAAGACCCATGCCAAGGCTCAATCCAGAAAAAGCAGCCTGTGCCACATTAGCGCCGACCTTATTACCTGCTCTTATCCGACCAAGACTTGTACCGAACATTTGAGCTCGACCTCCAAGATCAGGAGAATAATAAGGAGCAGTCATAGGATCCAGAGGACTCCCATCTTGGGAACGTTTTTCTTTAGAGGAATCAGAATCAACACCACCTACATTCATTGCATTATCAACGACTGATTTCTCTACGTTTTTAACCATACCCCTATTATCAGCGAGATATCCTGCATATCCTGCATCATGATTTTCAAAAAACGGATCGGATGTAGGCATACTACTAAATGGATTTATCTCCCCCTCCTCTGTTTCTAAAATCACATCAGAAGGCATATATATATTCTGAATATCAGATTCACCCCATTTATTAACAGGCGTTCCATAATCAAGAATAGGCTGAGTAGAGGATACATTAATATCCTGTTTCTTATCCTGAACACTACCGCCAGGAGCGAATATCGGACGATTTTTTATGATTCGTAATTTCATACTATCTTTTTTCACAAAGATAAGAGAAACGAACGAGAAAATCCAACGTTATGGGATACGTTTAAAAATCAATCATGTACGGCAGACAAACCACCCGAATCAGGATCATACTTAAGGCCGCATGCCCGTCGATAGTTTTTAAGCGCTCTCTTGTACAAAAACAGCACCGTCTTGGAAACTATTTTTTTCATGGACTTGGTTAAAACCTCTTCTGTTGAAACAGACATCAGGCAGCTATTCAAGAACGACCTGACATTGGAACCAAACAGAGTCTTCACCATTTTTCTGAACGACCTAAAAAGATATGATGCCGAAAGGGCCTTTAATCCATTGCGAACCATCCTCTTATTTAAATACGAAACGGCTTTGTCAGATAAACATAGTCTATTCTTTCCTTCACTGTCCACCTCTGACGAAAACCAAGAATACAAGGTGGTAGGATGTTTCTTGAGATGATTGATAAAGGAAGTTATAATACCTTCTTTCAAAGCCCTTTTGTGGGCTACGCATGCAGCAATCTTCTCTTCTCTTTTCAAAGAGCTGTCAAGGCATCTAAACACCGTCCTATTGTCTCCGATGAAATACTGAGGACGTTCTTCCTTAAACTTAGCCCGGTATGCGGCATATCCTTCCTTACGGAGCATATCTATCTGAGACCGGATATAGAACCTTACACACTTTTCTTCGGCTTCTTGCACGCTTTTAAGATAAGGAACTGACTTTCTTCCATATCGAAGATAGTCATAAACCATAGCCTCTATGAAGTCATTGTACGGAAAGAATCTTCCAAAACCAAAGTTCCAAACTATGAAACATCGCACTCTATCTTTCCAGTAATCAGATATGAGAAAGTTGCTACAATATCTCAACTTCCTGTCTTTCTGATAGAAATGATGAGTATGTTTGTCATAAAATAGATTAAAATATCTCAAATTGCCTAAACACTGACCGGCTGGACGGCGTACTACATTGTACCCTAAGTTGCTGAAGCTATTGTATATAACTTCTATCGGAGAGACCTGCTCTTTCTTAAAGAGCTTGTCGTGTAACTTGTGAGGATCTATTATTTCATTTAATTTTGTCTCCATGTTTTATTGTTTTAGTGCAAAGATATGGTTTTTCATCATACGCTCAAAGAAGAAAATGCACGGCCTTGTATCCGGTTTGAGAGAAATAGGATACAAGGTTTTTTGTTTTATGACGGTTTGGATAAGAGACGGGAAAACGACTCTGAACGTAACCGCCTGACCGTCAGGGGTGGGACAACAAATCTTGAATTAAAACTACGCCTATGAATAGTCTCCGTTTTCCTTAATATTAAGACCATTTTCAATGATCTTACTCATTATATTATTTATATTATTTTATATACTTTACCATTTATTCATATAATTGTTTACAGTGAATGAACTTAACGACCGAAGGGAGTTAAGTGAGTGAACAGATTGACAAATTACTTTTTCCGTTATTATATTGTTTGCCTAATTGTGTTAAAAGATTGAGTATCGTGACCGAAGGGAACGATACGAAAGAACTTATAATATTTAAAAACGACTGAACCTATCGACTGAAGGGAGATAGGTGATGGAGTGACGTTAATAGTTATATTAGGTAGCCAGTGGAGAATTAGGCAGGCTGGTAGGCGAGACGGGCGTCCATGCCCGTCAGGACAGTGGAGGTACGTAGGTCTGTTCTGTTAAACCAAGACGATGATAGTTCCATCCTTCACGAAATTGCACAAAAAAGCCGGATTATCTTGATATCGTTCTTCAACCTTCGGTATCCGTGTAACGAGTCTCAAATCCGGCTTCGATTTATTAATGAAGAAAAAAAATACCTCTTGTTCTAATTTTCGGTGACGCCTTTAATGCGAAGCTGAATATTGGGAAGCACGGCATTAATCAAAGCCATTTTCTTATCCTCTTCGCTTTCTTTTTCATGCTGTTTATACATCATGCTGTAATCACTGTCATCACCATCCTTTTTCCCGTCTAACGTCAGTAAATGATTTACGATGTCCTTACCATACGTTTCAGTCCATGTACGGAATCTCTCTTCCTCGGACTGTCCCTCCTGGGACGGGGCTTCCGGGTTAGGAAGGGCGGCTGCCACTTCTACCTCTGGAAGTGTTACCGATGCTGCTATTTCAGCATCATCTCCGAATCCCATTTGACCATACGAAGATACGGAATTTTCTTCAATTTCCAAACCAAGATTTTTAGCAACCTCCATAGCATAATTATAACGGTCATCGTTTCTTATAACACTCTTATGAGGACGTCCTGCTCCTTGGTTCCAAGCTACTACAGCATCTTTAAGGTTATCGGCGTTCATGAAGTCCTGCCGGCTGTAGTTGTAATACCCTGGTCCTTCTTTTCCTTTTCTTGTGTATAAGAAATTAGAATATCCGGTTTTCCCTTCGTATTCATCAGCTAAGAACTCAAGTTGGTCTTTGAATGTTGGTGTAGAATGACCTTTCTTTTTGGCGTGCTTGAATAGCTTATCCATGCGCTCATTATGCCATTGCTGTATGCCGTATGATGTTCTGTTGTCTCCGTATATGTCATCTTTAAGACCGGATTCAGCCATGAGATTACCTATGATAGCAAGCGCCTGTATCTTAGACATGCCTCTTTTATTAGTAAAATATTCATATGCTTCACGCTGTTTACCAACCACGCCACCTTCTTTCTTGATATTGGTATTGTATCTCTTTCCATTCCACGTAAATTCCTTAAGACCTCTTTTCCTGGCTTCTTTAAAGGCTTCGCCTCTTGTAGTGGAAATCGGGTCTTGTAATTCAAGATCGTTTTTTATACCAAGAATGGCATTAATAATATTATCATCCTTTTTATCATCATCATCTAATTTATCAACATTATTCGAAACGTAAGATTGGCTTATTAAATTTGATACGCTTTTTCTATTTTTATAAGTTCCTTCTTTATCTGATGGAGCTTCAAAAGCATACACAAGTGGATACGAATAATCCGTATCTGGATCTTCTGACATAAATTCGCTTACTGCATGAATGGCTTTATTGTATTTAGTATCCTTTATACTATACATCCCAGCATCTTGAACATGATCATAAAATCTGTCTATCATGTAATTGATATATCCACGCTTATCCCCCTTAAATCGCTCTTTATCTTTCTCAAACTCTTTGGGTGGATATCTTTTATCGGATTCTTGGAAAAGTCCCTTAAACCCTCCATAATCAGATACGGCATAGGGATTACCACCAGATTCTTCAATAATATTTCCAAGTACGGCTTCTATCTGGCGTTGATTGAAACCTTTATCATATAAAGCATCATAGATCATATTCATTCCATCTACGTCCATAGTGCGGTGCGTACCCTTACCCACGCGCTTCATATTTTCATATTTGGATTTGAATAAATCCCAATCTATTTCCGGCTTAGAAGAATCCCCTCCTTGTTTTTTAGATCTTATCTTCATTTTTTTATCCAGATCATTCTTGGAATCAATGGCGGATTTCAACAAAACCTTGTTTGGATCATTCTCTTCATATGGATTCTTATCTTCTACATAATCTAGAATATCAAACGGGTATCCTATTGTATCAAGAATCTTAGTAACAATCCCTACACCAAGAGGTTGATCGCTTCTATAAAAATCATACTTATCTTTTACGACCATCCTACCTCTATCATCACGGTACATAGTGAAACTTGATAAGCCTGATAAATCATTTAAATCGCCGTAAGCATCTGGTATAAAATTGTATTCGTTAAATACCTGATGTTCTCCAGTTCTGGCTTTTTTTAAGAGATCTATTCCCTCTTCCACCATTCCAAGTTTCCTACTTGTTACATCCCTTAACTCCTCCAAATCAGATACGTCCTTGCCTGCAACTTTTCCATCAATTATCTTATTATCTAAGGAATCAAGCTCCCTTCCATATTTTTTAGTCATTTTCTCCCACCCACCATTTATCCTGTCAGATATAATGGATTTGATATTGTCTGGTATTCTGACAATCCCATTTTCTTCTTTCAGATTATTTGGTTGGTTTAAGAATCTAAACCAAAGATTCTGACTAAAATCATCTACATTGGCTTTCGGAACATCTTGACCAAAAAATTCCATTATTTTGGTTTTTAATCCTCTTTCATTAGCATACACGTCAGGTGTTATATTAGATGCCAGATATTCTCTAAGTTTTACAAACGGACCAATTTTACTCCATAATGTTTTTGGTTGTTTGTCTCTTACATAATTTTTAGTCTTCTTTGCCATTTTTTTCTTCCTCCTTCTTAAATTTGTGGTAAGCACCACAAACCTTATCAACTAACCATCCCATCAGACAGGCGGCATGCTCATCTCCTCCGACTTCAAAACCGTAATCCATATTAAGATACTTACAATAAATAGAAAGACCGTGCAGGCATTCGTGTCCTATGGTTCTAACATCCATATCAGATAGTGAATGAAATAAGAAACATATTTCTTTCCTGTGATTGGTTCGGTTTCCTACGAAAATAGTTCTGCCACCATAATCATCAGTCCACCCCTCCCAGCTCTGATCTTCTACTTCCAGGTTGGCGAACGTCTTAACTATATACTCTTCATCTGCTCCAAGCAATACCCTTACATTATAGGGGTATATATCATTTTTATATAATACTTGTTTCATAACAAACTGTTTTTCAACAAAGGTAAATAAAAAAGCCGAAGATATACTCACGTACTTCTTCGGCTATACCCATTAAAACTTTTTATTATGAAAAGCTACAATTAAAATAGAAATAATAATCAAATTTTTATCTTCTTAATTTTCTCAACCATATTCTTATATCCGCAGAACTTGCTGTTAATAACATCGAAGATAGATTCTGACCAGCCAGCTATGTTCAAGATATTAGATCCTCTGTAAAACATCTCACTTCCATATCCTTGAATAGAAATAGAAACGATTTTGCAATTTGGATTCACTTTCTTGAACCCTTTCAAAAGTTCGGCGAATTTACCATATCCATAACCGGAGGTTTTCTCCCATACAACAGATTCACCGTCTCCTATCTGCATATCTGAAATAACGTACAAGTTATCTACTTTGATCTTATCTTTAACGCACTTATCCAAGAATGCAAAAAGACCGTTTTCGGTAGCACCACCGCATTCTCCTCCGGCAGTAAAAGATTTTTTGTTATTCCATAAAACACCTTTACTTCTATCGTATTCGTAATTGATAAGGTTGTCACCAAACATACCAATAAATACGTCAGGAAGCACAGATGCGATCATACAGCCAAACAAGTTACCAATGACAGCCGTACTTGTTTGGCTAAAGGCAGACACCTCAGAAGATCCTCCCATATCTCCACGTACAGAGCCAGAGTGGTCAATCAGGATAGCCGACCGCCCCTCCAATACCGGCAGGTTCTTGCAGGAGATGGTTATGGCTTTCTCCAACGCATCTAAAATCTTATCTTTGTTACGCGCTGTTAATTTAGCACGTTTTTTATCCGACTCAAATACAATATCATTTTCGGAACCATCAGTGCCCATATTTTCAACCTCTTTGAAAGCTGAAGCAAAACGGAAAGGAAGCATCTTCGAATTAAGCACCTTCTCTTCTATTGTAAGCTGCCTACAAACTTCATCTATTTGATCAGGCGCGTATTTGATTATGTTTACAAGGTTACGAACCATATTAAAAATAGGCATACCTTTTACATTGGAAACCACGTCCCGAATAGCGTCACCTAAAGCTTCTTTCTTTTCCTTATTGTCTTTCTTATCCTGTCCGGCTTTAGACATTTCTTTTTCAAGAATCTTGCTTTCGTATAATCCAGACAAAGACCTACCTTCTATAAGGTACTGGAAAGCCGTTTTGTTAGCCTGATTGCCTTTGGGGTGAAATAAGTTTACGAGGTCAACCATAGCAATGACCCTACTGTCCATCTTATACTTATCAATCCGATACGGATCAAGACCTTCCAAAGCCGTCTTAAATCCTTTCTTAATAGCACTGGATATACCTCTTAACTTCTTTGGATTTTTGCCGTTAAGAGCCGCATAACAGCCAAGGATTTCGCTCATATCATCAGGACGCATAACGATCTTGTTATAAAATCTTGAAGCCCATTCTTTACCCGATACCTTGCTGGCCAATACAGAAGCCATAAGATGCGTAACAGACCGCAGCTTCCCTTCCTTCCGAACATACAATGCCGTTTGTGCTGCAAAATACGGATCCACCCGATCCATAAGATTCTTAATTCTTTCTACTTTGTCTTTTTCCTTCTCGTAATAAGAATCAGATAACATAGTTGTCATCACCGTAGAAACCAGTTCCTCCTCTACACCAGGCTTATACGCAGCCTCTCCCATGTGGTTGGTAATTGTAGGCTTAACACCTTCATTTTTCTTGTTAAACTTGCCCATTTGTTGTTGTTTTCTTTAAAGTGTTATACAAAAAAAAGCAGTGATATTACTACCACTGCTTGAAAAAAATATATATCAAAATGAATACTTAATGAGGGAAAAGCTGAAGTTAGTGTAAACAATGAAATAATGGATTTGAACCATCGACCTATACTTTAAAAGAGTATCGCTCTATCCATCTGAGCTAAATTCGAAGTAACTAACCTCATCACCACTCATTAGTTTTTATATATTTCAAACAGAGGAAAAACGGAGCCGGATAAAATGAAAATATTGGATTCGAACCAATGAAAAGTATTTTTACATAATACCGCGTTATCCACTACGCTAATTTTCGAAGTAACCGAACTCCTCACCATCTATATATTTTATTAAAACAGGGAGAACCTGGAATGTGTTTTAATATGAAAGGAGGTTTTGATCTACCAACTGATCTAATTTTTCTTGCATGAAAAATATAGGACTCGAACCTATGACACAAACCGAAGTATCACCTTCCATCACCACTGTCTTGTATTATAATCTTTCTTGATTACGATGCAAATATAGACACTAAAATATGATTTACAAATTAAAATGATTTAAAATGTATTAATTTAGATAAATTACTTTAGAGCCATAATTGGATTACCCCATCTTTTTTTCCACTCCTTGCCTAAATAAGATATAAGATCATTGTAGTTTGTTATAAATCCTCCGTCTATTATCGAACTTATGGCTATTTCTAATTCCGTTATATCATTAAGTTGTTCTTCCGTTGCCATATTTCTTATTCCATCCTCATGTTTATTGAATACAATAAAATTAATAGCCTTTGCTATCCTTTTTATCTTATCAGATAATTCATTTTTGTTTTTTACAAGTGATCCTACAGATTTACATGTTCTTATATAAGCATCACCTGCCATATTTCTATTCTTGATAAGGCCATCAGTAAGCCATATAACTACACTCGCATATATATCTGGATCTAATTCCAATGCAACCATTACAAAGAAATAAGGATCCACAAACCATTTCTGATCTTTTCCTTTTCCTTTTCTGTAAGCCATATGATATTTTTTAAGATCAGTCAACTTGCTAATACACAGATCGTTTTTTTGTACTGCGATTTTTACCGCAGTACATATATTGTTTATATTCAGTCTCTTAACTAAAGCATACATTTTCTCTTGAAATCCTTTTGTACTCATTAAATCATCTAATCTTTTTGGAGCCAAACCATGTTTTTCCCTCTTTTCAGTCAAAGCTTCCATTACCTCTGTTATACACACAAAACCGTCTTTTGACATAACAGAGATGTTTCTACCCAACAATTCTCTGCTTTCTGATTGCAATAACACGTTACTTTTCATAATTTTACATCATTTTATTGTTAATAAATAAGCGCCTATCTGTCCGAGATGGATCGATAGGCGCTACAGATATATTCAACTATTATTAAATCACAAAATAAAAACTACTTATTTTCAACTTATTAAATATTGTAATTTATCTATTCTTAATCTTATCTTCAGAAATCAACCACTGGAATATAATTTTCCGGTTGCTAATTACTTTCTTTATCCTCATCAGCATCCAACTTCCTCTTAACCTGTCCAGCCATGACCGTCTAAAATTAAGAGCATCAGGATTAACTGACTTATTTATATCGTTATCGTCCTTGATCCAGATAGGTGTTTCAGATCGGTCATCGTCAACCCTATTAAAGAAGTCATTTAACTTATGTCTTCTATATATCTCAGTATCCAGGACCTCAGTATGGTCGCCTACGATCTTCGGATACGATATACGTTGCGCTAAATTATTCTTTTCTTCTGGAACAAGATGAATTTCACCTGAGTTGTTTGTGTCGTTGTAGATGGTTATCGTATCTAAACCTACTTTTCTATCAAGTGTGTAATTCACATCATCGACGTATTTCCTTGCATCAAGCTCGTATTCTACAGAAGCCAGCGTAGAGCCATTATATTTCTCTTTTATCGGCACTTCTAATATAAATGGATATGTTGCTCCGTAGAATGTCTGGAAGCTCTTATTCGTCAGCAAATGACTCCATAAGCCACCTTCTTCGTCTGATGCCGGGAAGTTTATTCCTGTCTGGAAATATTGTTGCTGTTCTATATAATAGTCAGGACAGAACGAATAATAAGAAATCCATTCTTGCTTCAGACACGAATATCCGATAGTGAACGACACGTCTTTAAAATACTGTTCGTCTTTTAAAGATATTTCCTTATCGTTTGACAGTACCTCTGTTTCATTGTACAAGAACCTTCCACCATCATATTTGTAATATGCCGGGTTCTTAACAGGTATATAATCTTTTTTAGTGATAAGTACCCTCTTATACCTATTATCCCATCCAAGAGACAGACCAAGACCGATAAATTTATTATCCGTATCTTCTTCTGTCATTTCTGCACCGGTCAAGATATTAGTTATTCCGTATCTAAGAATCTTAAACGGAAGATGACGCTTAAGCCAATGTCTGATACCTACACTAAGTTCCTTGAGATTACGTCCGTTCGGATCGGTCATAAACACTTGTGCTCTTTTAGTATCTACCCAGAAATGACCAAATTCTGAACTAATTATTTCAGTGCTTTGGGTTCCAGAATAACCAAGGTCGGTCGTGTTGTACTCCAGAGGCCGGGACGCGAACAGACCGCCGGTGCCCATCTCAGCCTGCCCTGGGGAGGTGCGCTCCTTGATTACGTCTATGGCGTTATGGAGTGAAACTTGATCCTCGAACCTGACAAGAATCTGATCGGATTCAATACGCTTCATGTGAATAAGCTTCCCGTTGCTGGTTGGGAACTCATGATAGTCCATAGGCTTGTACGTTAGCCACGGATCTGTTTGACTGTTTTCAGATACGTCAGCCCTACTCCATATAACACCATTAGGTCGCTGATAAGCACAATCATAAAAACGACGTTCGTATGTTGCCGGCAATACATTAGGTGTCAATGTCATTCTTGATGAATAGATAGGACTTATCTTGTAATCATTATCCCTATGTATAGACACGTTCTTCTCCTGCGTCCACCAAACAAAATCTCCTACTTTTGGGTAGAATAATTCATGGGACTGAGGTCCCTCTAATCTGAAATTACAATTTATTTCAGACTCTACAAGGAATTGAGGAATACCATAAAACCATGTGTAAAATCTTCCATCAACGTACTTGCCGGCCGTATCACCATTTAGCTCATATAAGCTTTTTCTATTAGGATAGAACTGATATCGTCCTTTATTAGAAGATGTCCAACTGTTAAAACGTTCGTTGTCCGTAACCTCCAGAGCGTCTTCCCCGGTGTCGTAATTGACAAAATACCGAGGATATCCGACATTTCTATAATCCATATAAGGGAAAGGTATCATATCTCCAATACCAAAAGCGCTATTATAAAAAATAGGGAATTTTCTCTTTAACGAAAACCTGGTTATCACCGTATCGCCACCGAACATCAGTTTCTTTTCATTAGTGAAAAATCCACATCCACCTATGGAAATCCATTTTATATCTTCTATTTGACCATATTGATCCGGCCTATATCGCATAAGCCTCATATACGGAGAACAGATGTATGAAACTGATTTGGGTTGCTCGAATGTTCTTCCTGCTACAACATCTCTTCCAGCAATAACCGAATCATCTATACGGCTACTGTCGTAGTTGTAGACATAGTTCGGATATTCCAATAAATATTTCGATTTACCATCTCCCTTTTCACCTGGATCACCAAATGATAAAAATAACGAAGATTCACGATCTATATTATTAACAAATAAGAATCGTCCCTCATTATCGTTTTTACCGGTTCCCCATTTAGATAACATACTGGCATCCATCATAGGATATACACCGGACTTCATGTACTTAACAGAAGATAAACCACGAGCAAAATTTCGTTCATACTTATCCTGGTCTGTTATACCTATCATTGAATTATATAATCCTACAGAAGTATAATACCATGCATGATTACGTCTCGGTCCATTGTTTATAAACGTATTAAGCCAATCATAACGGTACTTACCGTACAATATCGGGCCCTTAGCAAGAGTTTGACTGATGGTTGACACCATTGAAGAAAACAGCATGGCCACACTCAAATTCGTTAGGAATCCTCCTCCGGTAAGACCTGCCGACCCTCCTATGTATCCAGACTGAGCCCTTATCTGAAGCTCTTCTGCTATCATAGCGGCTATTGTGGCACTTGATTCAGCTGCGGCAAGTGACGCAGCCATCGTATAAGCGGCAGGACCTAAGATAGTCCATTTTGGATGATCTTCTACAGGCACAAAACTGCCTACGGACATTCCTCTTTGGAACCCGTCTATACATACTTCATTTGGAAGTTCGGGCTTGTTAAAATAAATATCAGGAGAACAAAATGAATACCACACGTTTCCTCCTTTGTCGAAAGGATGGGATATAAACTCGTCTCTTTTGCCAGACGTATAATTATATTGATCTTGTGATAGGTCATTATATGGGTAATTAGGATAGATATTTACATTACCATCGTCTCCTATGTATCTAAGCATATCGTAGGCCAATCCTGAAGCCACAACCGACCTATTTAGCCTCCTATCTCCACGATACAGTTCATATCCTACGATCGTATCTCTTTGTTGTTGCGTAATCAAACCAGAATCTACCGCAAAATCCAAAAACACTTGTATGGTGTTCTCATCTACCATAATACCTACCGGATATATTTCAGAAGCTATGTCATATCCACGTTCATCACTGTTCATAAAAGGTATATGCTTGTTATCTGGGAACCGGTAATGACGTATAGGTTGTTGGCAAAATACGGTAGAAGTATCTACTCCTCCATAAGAATGGCCCTTGAAATAAGATAATCCATTTTTGTCTGACAAAGGAGCACCATAATATTCTGTTAACTTATTCATAATATTAGAATAAGCTTCTGTTTTTTTTGGATCATCATAAGATCTGCCTGTGTCTATTTTCATCCTACTACTATCATAAAGTTCAAAATTAGCAGGATATTTCTCAGATGATTCCCAATATGCAAAATCTCCGTATTTATAAGGACGAGGCTTACAATTGATGGGCCTATCTCCACATGTCTGACATTTTGATGCAAATACGACTGTTGATCTTAATGTTATTGAATCAACAGACAAATCAACCTTATTTATTTCTTTTTCTCTTACACCAAAAATATAAGGATATATGGTTTTACCCGTAGCAAAAGCGACTCCAAGAATAGCACGGGAAGGCTTCTTCCCTTCTTCTTCCTCTTCTTCTGGGGTATCATAATTTTTATAAGAACAAAATTGAATTTGTCTAAACGTCATTATCCAAGGAACTGCCACAATAGGAGATTCTATTGTAACATAAAAATAATTTTGACCTATAGAATCAAAAAACTTTTCATTTATTTCTCCGAAAGCTGGTTTTGCTATGTTAATAATAACAGAATGAGATGATTCATACTCAGGTCTATCAAATTCAACTGGTACTATTCCAAGAGGGGACCATGTTTCAACATCCTTCCAAAAAGAAACACGAACGTAATTGGTAGACACAGCATCCATTATGCCATCTACCTTTCCAAGAGCTTCAAGATAAAGAACTTTGTTCTCATCTTTATAACCTTCTATGTCCCACTCTTCTGGTCTGTTGATTCTGATAAACCTGGCATTTGTCATTACATTTCTGACAAACTTCCATACCACAAATTCAGATGCGAATCCAATATTAAGCTTATCCCCCGTAGGATTGTTAAATGTAGCATTGTTCACATACCCCTCAAATTTCCAATCAGTTTCAGCTATACCGGTATCTGAATTTTTATATATCATATCTTGCAACTTCTCAGAAGCTTCAGGCCAAAATTGCTCAATACAATACCTGGGCCCGTTCTTTGATCTATACTGATTATTTATGACCGTACTGGTAGATCTGCCGGCTCTCCAATCTCCCACACCATTTATCCTTTGACTCCATCCATCTATATGAAGAATATAACTTCCAAGAAGATAATTATAATTTTGAAAGTTGTTATAATCAGTTCTTGACACAGTAGGATCAGAACAATAACTCTCAATGTAACATCCGCATGTACAAGGCATGGTATCTAATACGTATATAGCACCAGATACGGTTTTTAAAACAGATCCAGGTTGTAAATATGGATAAAACTCAGAACAAAGATGTTGATTGCCATCACCTGATATGCTGCCAGCGCTATATCCAAAAAATGCTTCCTCCATCCATTCAGATAAAGAGTCCATTGTCTCATAGTTAAACAACACAGAATACTTATTCTGATTCTCTCCTCCTGTGGTGTATAGATAATCTGTAGAGACATGTTCCATTTCACTAAGAACCTTATATATATAATCTTCCACAAGACCTGTTATTAAAGGAACTGGAGCAGACAATATAGATTCTTGACGATGGGGAACTTCGCAGTCCCCTTCCATTTCTGGTAACCCAATATGATCAATTGGTTCCATATAATCCTGTGCTCCGTCTTCTCTGTAATTGGTAGCTATATCGCATATCTGTCTTTCATTGTCTCCATTCTCCTTATTGTTACAAGCTACAAGACCTATATTTTCAGACAAATAATTTATAGGGGTTCCTATAATATCATCATAATCGATAATAAATCTTGATTTCCCTTTAAAAGTAGCGAAATTGCTTTCCACTATAACAGTTTGACCTACGGTAGCCGGGTTATTACACTCTTTCTGTTCTTCATCTATAACAACCGCATCGTCGTCAATCAATATCCCATCTCCTGCCGTATTGCTATACTGCCATACATATTTCCTTTCCACTCCTGAACAATCCGGAGCATATGCGTTTATAGACTGGTATGGGATACTGTCTTTGTTCATTTCCTCTCTTGCCTTATCAGAAGGTGGGGGAACAAGAACGAATGCTGGAGTTTTATAACCAGTAGATGTCTTAAATGATATAGAAAAAGGATATACTTCATTCCTCATATACCCCACATACAACGAACAAGCATTACCATCTTTATACAGATCCTCGTGGGCTACCGATGCCTGCCATTTTAGGAAATGCCCCATAAGAGAAACTACAGGCTGTAAATTCCATTCTTTTTCTGCCGTAAGACCATATTGAAGAAGACGGTTTCCGACTGACACTATTCCTCTTGATGTATTATATATGGCTCTTTTTAAAGAAATGTGTTCGAATGTCGTTCTTTTGTTATTAAGATCAGAATAATAGTATATAGTCTTCTCTGTAATAGGATGAATACCTTCTATAAAATAATCCACTACAGGTTGTGTTTCACCATTATATCCAACAGTATTCTGAATAACAGCCACCTTATAATGGCTGACTTGCCTATCCAGATTAGACACCTTAAGTCTTATACCAAGATTAGTTCTTTCTCCCCATTTACCATCATTTATCCTAATATATTGTTCGTCAAATATATGAACAGGGTTAGTCAATGAAGTATAGTTAGTTTTCTCGTTACCAAATTCATCGCACAAGGCCACAGCAAACTGATACACGCCCGCACGTAGGCTGCCCCCGTACTCTATCTGTACCGGCTCTACGCATGGCTGGTCCAGTAGCGGAAACACCCTAAGTTTCTCACATGCCAGAAAACAACCATTCTCCTGCATGAACTTTTTCCTATCGTATTCTTTATCGCATATCTTATACCCATGATAATGATACCATATATCACCTTCATCATCAGGAGTCAGAGCCTTGTCTACAATAACATACCTGGGGGGATTATAATCGTCAGTCCAGTAAATGCATTTCCCACATTTCTCTGTCTTTATTTCTATGGTTTTTATAGGATGATAGATAGAGAAATTGAGGCACGGATCTTGCTCGTTGTCTTCCAACAAAGTTTTCATGCCAGAACACAACGACTCCGATCCTTCTACCATAGATTCTATATCGGAATCGGATAAGATACTTGTATCGGATTCAGGCTTGAAATAAGTTATTTTAGATACGCCCGTTTCAGGATTTGTTATAAAAAAATAGATATTGCCTGAAGTAAGATCATTCTTATAACCAATAACTTTAAATCCATCGAAATCAATGCATTTAAGATTACTGTGCTCGTTAGATCTCATCCCAACATTACCGTCCTCGGATTCGATGTTGGCATTCAAGGCAAACGTATAATGCTGATCCGTAAGACTCGACGGATGCAGATCGCGATTCATGCCTGTTTGAGGAACCGCTATGTTTCTGTTATCTTCTGCTGCCATTTTATAACTGTTTGTCACAAAGATAGCAAAAGAGATTTAATCATGGATTTCTAAAGTAGGTGAAGAAAAGAAATACATTTTCAGTCTCCTACTTTATCGACCACACCTACATAAAAATCGGGGATAGGATTATCATTGAAATTTCTTATTCGAATATCAATATAATTATAGAAATAATTATCAACTGGATCCATTATCGTCACACCTCAAAAGAAACTATACTCTGAGTATGAATGTTAAAACATGACCCTTGCCTAAGCTGATTCAATACATTATTAACCTTATCTGGGCTAACTGTATCGGATTCATCTTTACTCATTAAATCAAGCACCTCAAAATAAGTATCATGATCGGTATCAATTTCAACACAATGATAAATGGCTTCATTACCAGATCTCTGTTCCTCAAAATATCTTCTCCTACTCATAAAAATACTCCTTCCGATAATAACCGAGGAAACTAAACCCTTCCGACTCCTTCCTCAAAACATCATGCTTATTCCAATACTTTTCCAAGTCGAAAGCCTCTCTTTCGAATACGATATTATGATATGCCTTATCGTGATTGCGATATATACACAACCTAATCAGGTACTCAATTAAATACCATGAATAGTATAAAAATATCGGAATAAGAGACAGCCACAGCATCCACCATCCTATATTACCGAATAAGAGACACAATCCTATTGTAAGCAAAGACACGAACATACCAAAATCAAATAACGTATGATACTGATTGCAATGTGCCTCCTCATGATATTCGGCTCTCAATGATATACTATCACGTTCGGTAAATACGGCTCCAAACAACATAATCGTTTTGTAGCCGTCAATTAACGTAAATAACTTAGCTATTTTTGATTTATAATATATTTTCATTGCCAAAAATAATTTTAAACCAATTACACAAAATCAAAAACTCAATAGGAGAATTAACTCCATCCCATTCCCATTTTTCGAGATAAGATCTTAACTTGCTTTTATCAACGTCTTCACCCCCTCTAAGAAAAACAAGATGCGGCATAAATAGCTCTCCCCCTTCCAGAGACTTATTAAACTTACTAACCAGCCTCTTTCTGAACTTAGGACCATACCATGATTTTTCATTTGTGGATCCAAGACAATAGTAAGAATTGTTCTTAACTTTAATACCAAACCATTTACATACGTATGGATGATATATCCTATCTGCTAAGAATATAAATGGCTTATACCATAGGCAGTGCCAGAATGTACTGCATTCGCCGCCAAACTTCTTAAAAGCCCATCTGAATCCTCCTGAAAAATACCAGTTGTTGGCTCCTCTCTTAACCTTAACTTTGTATTTAAGATTCTTGTTACGGTTGCTAACCCTATCCCACGGCTTGACCTTATCGGTATCCATATCAGGAAGGAATGTCCAATGATGAAGCAAGGCGCTATAATAAGGATTATATATTTTATGACTGTTTCTAATAACATACTCAAAAATATCATATCCTGCTTGTCTGGCTTCTTCAAATCCATCATCTGCCAAATAAGCCAATATCGGAGCCAGATTCCATATTTGATCTTGTGATGTAAATGGGGAGAAACATGGATCTTCGTCTTTTAACTCTATACCATTAGTATATCCAGAACTTATCTTAGTGAGACCGAACTTATCGGCATCTTCGCTATGGATATCGTCTCTTAAGAAAAATCCTTTTTCGAATTTGAAATAAATACCTTTGTTATTATTAAAAAATAGATCATAAGTAGTATCGGCAAGACGGGTAAGTACCAGTATAGCATTACGAACATCATCTTCTGTCTTATTACCAAGAATCATTTCCGTATATACAAACTGAAGGTACTGAGCCAGGTTAATGGTTCCGTCGCCGACCCAACCTACCCCGTCCTTCACCGACGACAGCGGGATGCACGAGGCCTGTTCTGTGTAGCTGGAATCATAAACGAAATCCCGGTAAAACACCTCCTTGATCTTATTGTATTTATTCAAAAGACTTTCCATATCTTAACCTATAACAATAACACAATCACGCTTTTCCTTATTATAAACCATCGTACCCATCTTAGTGTACAAACCTTTTATATTTTGGTAATTGGTTTCACCATGAGCTGAAACATTGGTAGTGATGCTGTCGGAGTAAACTTCCGTACCTCCTTCATTAATGAAATTAAATCCTTGTTTAACCATCTCTCCTCCAAGGTAGGCTGTAAAAGATACAACAACATTTCCTCGTCCTCTATTTCCATACCAATTACCATAGATGTCAGCATTGATATTAGGTTCCGACTCGTCCATACCTGGTGCTGATAGTAAGGTCTTCATCTTAATAAGCGCTCCTTCAAGACCGGACTGCATGTTATCACCACCATGAATAAGGTAATCACCCACCTGTTGTTGGGTGGTAGCCCACTGCTTACTCCATCCCACAAACTTATTATCTACTTCTGATATGCCTGTATTTGTAAAACCAGTTGCAGTATCAAAATCGGAGCCGTCTTCTGATTCCCATCCGTACCTAAGAACAAGATAATCGAACTCAGGAATTACAACAACCTGCTCGCCGGCAGCTTGTGTTATTGTGACGTTCTTGCTCTCTCCACCGGCTGTCACCTTAGCTACGCCTCTACGATCTTCGGCTACCGGATTAGGTCCGGCTGTAAAAAGGATATTTGCCGGTCCTATGCCTCTCATTTTGTCGGCAGTGACTATTTCGCTTGCTTTAACCTCTAACATCTTATTTAATTTTAAATATTTCAAATACATATATCCAGCTCAACAAAAATACTATCGGGCAATACACCGTCTCTACCAAACTCGCATCTCCTTTAAATTGCCTGATTGACCAAACAATCATAGATGCAATAACGCCAGACAAGTATATAAATAAAACTACCTCAATCATACCAATTTAAGTATATCATCAATAACTGGATAAGCCTTAGCATATATCTCAAACTCAGCACGGCGCCGCCTAAGAGGTTCGTACATGCCTTTTAATGTCATACCCATCATCTTAAGTTCGGTCTTAGCATTTTTCAGCTTAACCAAATCTTGCTGTGCATACAACTTGAACAAATCGGCAGCCCCTTGTGCTTCTCCATTATACATCAGTTCCTCAAAGAATCTCATCTTCACAAAATTATCGACATAATCCAGGACCAGACCCTGCGGCGTGTCTGGTATGATTATGTTAGATTCTCCGTCAAAAGGAAGAGACCGGTACTGCATGTAAATAGGACCATCGAAATTAGCATACAGGAATCCGTTTACGATGTTTATCTCATACGGACTATCCTTTATTACCTTATTCCGGTATTTACTCAAACAAGAATCACGAAGCATAGGCTTAGCAAGACCTAACATTATCGGTCGGTCATAATAGCAACGAACTTCATGATCGCGATCATGAACATTGATATAAAATTTTTCAACTATCACTTTCTCGCATTCGTCTTTACAACATTCATCGCAAGAACACCACCTATAACTTCTTTCAGTGCGTTCTTTCCAAGCTATTGTATTTTGAAGCTCTGGTATCACCTTATCACCTTCCGGCACCTCATATCCTTTAAAATCGCATTTAAAAGCCAGAATAAGATCAAAGTAATCACCAGGCATACGAGCCTGCCCTCGCTTGACATCTACTACCGCTTCTTTGCGCATAGTAATATCGCCTCCAAACTTCTTCAGGGCAATTTCTACCCATTTGTAGATGGACACCTCATCTATCAGATCACGCTTGTCAAATGATCTTAAAGACGATTTTAACTCTATGATATAATCTTCGACTGTCATAACAAAAAATATGGAGGACAGGAAACGAACCTGACCTCCACAAAGATATAAATAATCTGTCTAATGCCCTATTTTGTATTTTCAAAAGTTAGGACCTTCAAACTTACCATACTTCAAGAAAAGGCTCCTACACTTTTCCTTTATCCCTTTAAGTGTAGCCTCATATCCGGCTCCTGTCATGTAGATGGTTTGCTGATTAACCCTTTCACCGGAATATTTATCCACAAAATAAGATCGATAAACACCAAACTTATTTTTAACGATATCACTATATAGTTCCCATTTACCCTGTCCGTTCCTGAACATAAACTTTACTTCCTCAAGAAACAAACGAAGATTCTTTTCGGCTATGATAACACCATTTTGCTCTAACTTCTTTGCAATATCACGAATCAGCCACATATTTTCATGATCAACTTTCTTGAACGACTCCGCAAACTCCACATCGGGACGCTGCTCTTCTATGGTCTTTATCGCCTGCTGTCTCTCCGCCTCTGCTTGCGCTCTCTCGGCTATGGCTCTATTTTTAGCATCAATCTCGTCAGCTAATGCTCTTAATGCAGATGGATAGTCTTTCGGTGTTATAGAATAGGAACCCGTTTTTCTTATAGAAGGAAGAACTTCAGATGTTACCCATTTCTTGAATTTTTTAGCAAAATCCATCTTTGATCCAAAAATCAAGCTGTATAGACCAGACTCATTGATTATCAATATTTTAGTATTTGGGGTATAGGGGTGGAACGTTTCGTTCCACCCTTGAGTATCAGGAACTTTCATTATCATCCTATCATCTTCATCAACATGATCCCTTATCGCTTTTCTTGGATTTGTATATCCCAAAAATGAAGCTATAGGAGACCCTATAAAATACGGTTCATGATCAATGACAATAATTTTTAACTCTACAAAATCTGAATTTTTGAAAGATGATACAGTTTCAATTTCTTTACTAAATTCCATTTCGTTGGATTCTGACGTCAAAATAATGTTACTGTTCTTCGCATTGTTTTGAAAATTGTTTATCTTTGTTCCCATAATAGGAATGATTTTTTATATCCGCCAGCCTGAGAAGGTAGACGGATATGCAAAAGTAGCGATTATCCTGTATCTACAAAGGGTGATCGCTACTTTTTTTCTACGACTTTCTATGTCCTAATTCCTTGTCTTCGAAAACTCTCTTAATCTGGAAATCTTTAAACACTCTTCTTTTAGCAAGTATTTCATTGTACATAAATCGATATCTTCGTCCTTTATTCATTTTAACCCTTAACTTCTTTTTCAAGCTATCTTGTATTACAAAATGGTAATATCTTTTGGAGTCTGCGAAATCCATAACCAGGTGGTTGTAGAGGTAGCCGTTGGTGCCGAGCCTGCTCACGATGTCCAGGTCCCGCCTGACGGCAAAGCGCTGCCCCGGTATAAGTACATGGCATAAGTATCCTACGTTATCTACGTAAACACCGGCATCAGCTTCCACATAATGTTCTGATACGGTTTTCCATATAATAGATAACAGCCTTAAAACCTCCCCTCTGTCTCTTATCATGCCTTTCTTAAAACCATTCTTTCTCTTCATAAGACGATGGTAGTAGGCTACAAAATACGGTGATTGTATTGATGTTCTTTTCATTATTCAAAAATTAAAATTATACATCTCAGATAATTAACATTAGAATGTATTGTTGCATCAAAATACTATTCTATATTTGCAAAGTCTACCGATCCTCACGGACAGGTAGACTTATAAGTATTAATTTTAAAAACGTAGTAAAGTTATGAAATCGAATGTTGTTTTACAATCAAAAGATCGAGTTTTGTTAGGAATGAATGTATCTGTTATGTCTAAAGACGGCTACATATGTATAACAGACGCCGTATCAGCCATGAATAAGAAAAGAAAAGAAAAAGGGTTAAAAGAGAGATGGATTAACGAAATAATGCTAACTTCTTCTTTTAGGGAGAGATGCTTCGAGCTTTTTAATAAGTTGAATGACAGGGATTTATTGAGTAGGAGGAATCTCGGACTCAAAGATAATATCCTGAATATCAGTAGTGTAATGGATCTTGGAAAATTAGACCTTGCCTACAAAAAAGGAAAAGGAGTAGATCAAAAATGGTTTGTCAATCCATATCTGTTTGTCATGATTGCATTAGAGATGGATCCAGAAATTTACGCAGAGGTTGTCATTTGGCTCACAGATGGTTTGATAGAAAACCGGAACGAAGCCGGCGATGCATATATTAGGATGTGTAGCGCAATAAGCAGAATAGTTCCAAACAAGAATGACTTGAAAGACAGTATAAAAAGAGTTGCTAAAGCTATTAATTTCATTGTTTTTAATAAACACGAAGATGGAATAAGGAATACTGCCAGTAAAGATGAGCTCAATGACATAATAGCCATAGAGAACGTCATAGCCTCTGTTATTGATGACGGTTTTATCAAAGATTACAATTCTTTGATAAATTACCTCGGAGATAAATGGAAAAGAAAATGGGGAAACCCTGTTCTTGCATTGAAATAGTACAAAAAAAACACCCGGCCAAACTATATAACTATGGTCGGGTGCCCAATAAAAAGAATCACTGAACAATTTGACTTTTTTGATTGGAATCAAGATTCGGATTTTCATCAACAGGAATCTGTAGCCTGAATGCTACTTCCTTTATCGTCTCTGCCACTACGTACTCAATTAACTTAATAGGGCAGATAAATTCGTATTCCCATTCAGATTCACACCCTTTAGGTGTAGGATCGCAGGCCATTAACTCCAGCGCCTTCTTTCTTCTTGTTGTAAAGAACTCTACGTTAATAAGCTCTATATGAAAATCCGGTATATAAATATAGTCGTTTTCTACATAATAAAAAGGACGACGTTCTTTAACGTATTTAGCATACGGTCTTTTTTGTTCATTGCGATACGACTTTATTTCATCGAACTTAAAAAATATAGTGTTATCTACGTTAGTCACCTTAGTAATAGCCGGTCTAAGGGCAGAATAAAGAAGTCCTGGAAGTTTATGCTTTGAACGCATAAGTGTATTACACAACGCAAATTCGGCATCGCAGCAAACTATTTTATCAACTTCAATCATCTCCAGACAAGTAACGTAAGTCAGGAGCCGGTGGTCGCCAAGCAACGTCCCATCATCCCATCTCTGGGCTGTATAAGATTCGGCTTTGGTTCTACCGATATTCAATATCCATCTCCGGCTAACATGGGAGTCTTTATCAAGGGCATGAATGCCATTTATGACTCTTGATACAAATTCACCATTTGTAATCATACTCCCCTCCTTTCTTTTGCTCTGGATTCTCTTGATTTAGCATTCAAGATCCTCATATAAATCTCTCTTTCGCTCATGCCGGATATGGTTTTTATAGCATCATCCAACATAACTTTCGTATATAAAGGTTTAGGGAATCCTTTTATCTTAACCGGATCAGGAACTAACTTAGCCTTCCGATATTCATAAAATTTCTTAGAAGTTACATTAAGATAAGAAACAGCCTCTTCCCCGGTATAATACTTAGCCGGATTAGCAAGCTGCGTCCATGTCTCAAGATCGTTGGCTGTAAGATGATCGCATTCCCCGCTTAAAAACATCTCCTTTATCTTATCGCATACCGCCGCACCACTTTTACGCAGCGTCTCTGTCAGAATTTCTTTCATTTTCAAAACATGTCCGTGTTTTTTTATTTAATTCCATTTGTATCATAAAACGTTTACACCTTGATAATTTCAACTTCTTATATGTGACATTCTTCTGGTTTTTACCATCAATATATCGAATGTCAAAACTACCGGTTTTACGCCTTCCAAATATAAAGTAATAACTGTTTTCAAACATAACCCTATCAAACAAACGGAAACCAAAAACTTCAAAAGGAGATTGATTTAGCCTCTTAATCCCTCCTTTTTGAATCTTTTGTTTATGTATCTGACGATTATGTCTTCTTACTAATCTTACTTTATAATAATATCCTAATCTTATAGCATTAAAATTCTTAGAAATAACAAAAGCATCGGAAACATGAGATTTTTCAATTCCATGTTTAATCCGATTGTATTTTGTAACATAACCGAAAGGTTATTAAAATGGGGAAGGCGATCAGCACCTTCCCCTGGTTTTCAATCACTTTTTAGTGCTCGTCTTCTTTCTTTTCATCTTACCGCCAACACTACCGCCTTGACGCATTTTAGGTTTGTCTTTCTTATCGACTTCACCACCCTGACGAGCTTTCTTTTTACAAGCCATGATACTAAAAATTTAAAATTGAATGATGTGCAATATTAATCATTTTTGTTCTAATAGACAATACTTAAAACACAATATTATAATCTAAAATATTCAAGGGGAGAGAACTAAATTCCCTCCCCTTGCTAATTATGCTAGATTAAGATCTATTTGAGAATAAGCGTATTTCAAAGTACCATTTTCATCACCACACTCAGCTCCATCTACGATAAAGTTGTAAGAAGCAGGAGATTCATTATATACATTGAAAACACCACCGTTCTTGGAGATATTTTGTTTTTCATACTGCCTAACAGTAGCGGTCTTATACACTTTGCCTTCGTAAGACACGTTTATAGTTCGTATATACCATGTAGTATATCCTTTCTCATCTCCAGAATGAACATATCCGGCTAATATTCCTCCATTAACGGCCCCGAAATACGAACAAGAGCTTCCGGATTGTATTCTCTGGGTTATTGTTCTGATGCTTATAGTAGCTCCAGATATCTCACGATAATTAGCATCCACCACCTTAATATCACAGGTGTAGATTCGGATATTTCCATTTTCATCACCAGTCCATTCGAATCCGGCAATACACTTTCCGGCACCAGGATTATAAGAAACATTATTCTTTCCGTATGTAGCCCAAGAACCGTTTTTCAATGTAATGTGAGCCGGTACAGGCTTAACCTCGGCCTTGCCCTCTTGGTTGACTGTTATGTTGACAGTCTTCCCAGATTCATTTTGGACGAAAGTAATAGTACCGGAACGAGAAGAAGAGGAAGAGTTAGCTGTCATAGTAATTTTAGCAAGCATACTCGTAGATGTCTGGTCTCTATAATCTACAGAACACCAATCAGGCTTAGATTGCACACGATATCCAATATACGATCCACTTTTGGTACTTGTAATAGTATATTGTATAGTTTGTGCTTCACCTGATCCAGACCATACTTTACCAGTTGTTCCATCTACAAACTCAAAGACATATGGCGCATATCCGCATTTTCCAACTTCATATTCGTATTTGTAGTCGGCATTACCACAATCATCATAACGAACGTATTTAACTTGATCATTCTTACATCCATATTCTTGCCAAGAACCGTAAGATCCGCAATTACAGCAATTCCTACAACTTACAGAATATTGACGATGTATGCGACCAGAGCAGCTATCACGATAAGCATCATACTGAGTATGACCTACGCAATCTCCTGTTCCGTAATAAGACCAGGCTGTACAAGATTCTCCACCTCCATTAACCCATCTTGTGTTGTTGTAAGAAGAAGAACATGGATTGGTGTCACGTTGTTGCTTCTGAGACGTACAACCGTCGCAACGGGTGCTTCCGGTATCAGACCAAGAAGGTGTTGTGCTATCAGCTACGCAATCACCGTTTTTGTTAGCTACTGCCTGACCTTGGGAATTTACAGCATCTTGAGCCTTCTTATTAGCATCAGCTTGACTGATATTGGACGTAAATGGACCACCTACTTGGTCCTGAGTTACGGTAACAGACCAACCATACTGACAGCTTCCGCAATTGTTTCTGGTGAAGACCTTACTTGCCTTACCGGTCCAGGTACAAGTTCCCTGCGCGTCAGCAAGAGCCTGCCCCTGCTGTTCGACGGCAGCCTGAGCCTTGCTATTTGCGTCTTCCTGACTTATAGTTGAAGTAAAAGGACCACCTGTCACATCGTCCTGATCTATAACCACCTTAGATCCAACACCATTATCGGCGCATTGTTTTGTAAACTCCTTACTGTATGTACCAGTCCATGTACAAACCTTATCACCTCCTTCTATCCAACGTTCATCTTCTCCACCATAACACTCATTGGTATTAATCTGTTTCTTATAAGATTTACCATCTTCGCATTTGGTTTCAAGAGGATCTGTATCAATCCATACCGGATCAGTACTATCCATTTCACAAGTTCCATTCTTGTTTACATAAGCCTGTCCTTGAGCCTCTACAGCTTCTTGAGCTAATCTATTAGCTTCCTCTTGACTTTCATTTGAATAGAACGGTCCACCCACCATGTCTTGTGTTACGCTCATCGGAACACCATGCTGACATGATCCGCAATTGTCTTTCGTAAATTCCTTACTATATACGCCTACGAACCTACATTTTCCTTTTTGGTTGGCAATATTCTGTCCTTGAGCCTTAACAGCTTCCTTGGCCTTATTATCAGCATCTTCTTGACTTACGAAAGAAATAAAAGGATTGCCTTCAACATCAGCTTCACTTACTTCTACTTCCGTTCCTGAATCCGGTATCTCACAGTCGTTTTTCTGGAACGTTTCTGAATAATGACCGGTCCAGCTACAAACCTTATTTCCGCCATCTACCCAACGTTCCTGATTGTGAGTTTCAGAACATTCATTGGTATCACGCTGTTTTTTCTGAGACTTACCTTCATTACATCTAAGTTCTTCCGGTTCTACGTCCTCCCATACAGGATCGGTGCTTAATGGAGTACAGTTGCCATTTTTATTAGCATAAGCCTGACCGCCTTCCTCTACGATCCTACGAGCTTCTGCGTCTGCCGCATCCTGGCTTTCTGTAGACGTAACAGGACTACCATTAACCATTTCGGCCGTAACCTCCATTTCTACACCCTTATGGCAAGCTTCACATTCAGGAACGAATCTCTTGCTGTAATGACCGGTATAGACCGTCATATTCTCACAATTACCCTTACTGTTAGCAATAGCCTGTCCTTGTTCTTTGACAGCAGCTTTAGCCTTGTTATTAGCATCATCTTGACTCACGGTAGATGTGAAAGGAGCACCAACAACATCTTGTTCGGTTACAGTAATCTTAGACCCTACCTGACCTTCATTACAATCGTTTTTGGTAAATTCTTCACTGTATTTACCAGTCCACGTGCAATGTCCGTCCCGGTTGGCTATGGCCTGGCCCTGCTGCTCGACGGCAGCCTGAGCGAGCGCGTTAGCCGCCTCCTGGCTTTCGTATGAAGTAAAAGGACCACCGATTACATCATCTTGGTCCACTGTTACCTGCGAACCTACGCCTTCTCCGTCGCAATTGTCTTTTGTGAATACCTTGCTATATACACCAACAAATTGGTTTTTATCTATGCAAGTGCCTTTCTTATTAGCAAGATCCTGTTTCTGTTCTTCCATAGCAGCCTGAGCGAGCGCGTTAGCCGCCTCCTGGCTTTCCCTTGATACAAAAGCATCCGGGTATCCAGCAAGATCCTTTTCAGTTAAATCGACAAAGCTTCCGGTCTGAGATTCAGCATCGCAATCATTTTTCTGAACACGAGCCGAAGCCTTTCCTATAAAATAATTAGGATCCTCAACGCATTCACCATTAAGGTTGGCTTGTTCTTGACCGTTTTTCTCTATATCATCAAGAGCTTTCTGATCAGCATCTTCTTGACTTACGTCTGATGTGTATTTACCGGCTTCTACCGTGTAAGTGTAAGGTGCTCCGATAAACCCATCTTCGCAGTCATTCTTATAAAATACTTTCGACTTCTCTACGTTATACCATAAATTGGTTTCACAGGTGCCATGCTCATTAGCATACCCTGGACCTTCAGCTTCCAAGGCTTCCAAAGCCTTCTGATTAGCATCTTCCTTAGAAACAGAAGAAGAGAAACGGCCGGCTTCTACAACGTACTCTACCATAGATCCAACTTCAGTTACCTCACAATCTGTCTTTTGGAACATTTTGGATTTCCTGTCGTTGTACCATTTTATGGTATTGCAAGTGCCATGAGAATTAGCATAGTCTTGACCTTTGGCATTCAACTCGGCTTCAGCCTTACGGTCAGCATCCTCTTGGCTTATGGAAGAAGAGAACTGCCCGGCTTCGATCGTCATCGTAACCAAACTTCCTTCTTCGGTATCAGGATCGCAGTCGTTCTTTCTAAACGACTTTGATTTCTTGACATTGTACCATAATATGGTTATACAACGACCATGCTCATTAACCCAGTTCTGACCATTTTGCTCAATGTCTCTCATAGCCTTGTCATCAGCATCAGACTGAGATATGATAGACGTGTATTTTCCGGCCTCAACAACGTACTCAAGCTCTTCCCCTTTCTCTGTCTCAGGATTACATCCTTCTTTTGTGAAAAGAGCCGACTGCCTTTTATTTCTATAAACTACCTGTTCCTTTTTTTTATGAACTACCGTACATTCTTCAGATACGCTACCGTCCCTGGAAGACACCCTTATCTTGACACTTCTGTTGGCACCAGTATCATTTTCGTCAAAGTAAATATTAACCTTACTGTTAAGACCGCCTTCTTTCTTATCTATGTTCGCCCAACAATTATCTACTTTCATTGTCCAATCCTCCATCTTAAATTTTCGGGAGTTGTACTTACGTTGATTACCTCCGGTGATCCATCTGAATCAAGATCAACAACATCCTTGTCCAGATAGATTTCCTCCTTATCCACAGACTCGCATTCAACTATTTCAATAACATAATCTTTTATATTACTTTCTATACTTAACTGCGTGCTTGTTTCATCACCCTCAATTTGTTCAAATTCCTTATCCAATTTAATGTAAGGAACGGCCTTTTTTCCAGGCTGATAAATAGGAATCAGTACACCATTTATAGTTATGTTCTCATTAACTTCATTCCCGTCCTCATTGCCAGGCATGGAAACAATCATCGAAACCTGGAACGTGTCTTCAAGACCCGGATCACCAGGGAAACCATAATCAAGCCTAATATCATTGACGTCAATATTAAGACCGGAAGCGGTGGTAAATGCTTTTACGACACTTTTTATCTCTCTTTCCCCTGTAATAAGGGCATTGATCGAAGCGGCGTTGGTAGTAATAAGGATCTGCTTATCTCCACCAGATATAGGGAACTCCAGCCTGCTAACCGAGACTTCTGTGATTTTAATGCCTTTTTGCCTGAAAGTTATAGCTTTCATACTTTCAGTATCGGATTTCTTCACAATTCGGATAGTGATCCTGTCTTCCCTTCCTTTCCAAGATGGAGCATCGAAATTCATTTTATCACGACCGACACCTTCCTTCTTGTCCGAGGTAAGCCAAGAACCATCATCCATCTTATATATTTTCTCTCTCGACATAATTATCCTCCCTAATTTAAAGTGTCAACTCCCATTCAACTCCATCATCGACAACCACCTGAACCGTAGCCGTACCTCCTGTAGCTTCAAATGTTATGTCAGTAGGAATAACGTCGAATATCTCTTGTACACCTACACATCCTAAGCCACAGATAATGTCCTTAAACCATTCCTCTTTAGCATATTTTTTAAGAACCTCTTTAAAGAACTCACGAAGCCAATCCGAATCAATGGATTCCTTAAGTATGGTTTCTATTATTTCCTTAAGCCAAGATTCGTGCATTTCCTCTTTCAGAATCTCTTTAATAAGCTCGATAATGGTTTCTTTATCTAACTTATCAGAAGGCACAGAGCCATCAACGAGATTACCCCCACATATAAATCCTTTGCATTTTTCTGCCATTTCTCATCCTCCTAAATTAACAATGGAACCCATAAGAACTATTTGCCTCTTCTCGGTACACGACCCTCACTTCAGCAAATTCATCTTGTTGACACATATCCCGGCAGAACTTAACAGTACGACCCTGGACTTTATACATATCAGAAGGCACGACACCCCCGCAATAAGACACAAGCAAAATTTCTGCCGGATCTTTTTTGAGAACCACATGAGAAGTACCGTCAAATACTTCTGTATTGACAGATCCACTTACGTTAATAGCCCTTGAAACGTATTTAGCTAAATTAGCCAAAGCCCTGTTTAAAGGCATACCATGATACAAACCAGCTTCTTCTATAGTTTCCCCATCATAGAATATTTTAGAAGAAGGAATATCGCAATGATGCGGGCGTTCGCACCCACCATGACTGCCAAAACAACCGTTGTTACCTGTTATTGCCATTATTGCTTAAAATATTTATTTTTTGTTTTAAAAATTCTATTTCCCTATCCTGATATTCCATACGGCATATCATTGCATTGATTAAAGCCGTAAGATCAGATTTCTGAGCCAGACTGAAGTAGCCAGCGTTAATGCCGTCAGCGCAGTACACGCAGTTCGTGCAGGTGTATCCGTCCGGGCATGGCACCGGCGTCTCGTCCACATGTGGAACATATACGTGTTTGCCACTTAAGTCCTTACCAATTTGTGCACTCTTTTCCATTTTGTAACTGTTTTTCAAGTTGTTCAACCCTTTGTTTTAGAAGCGTATTTTCTTCAACCATCCTATCCAAAAACTTATCTATGTTTTCAAAAACCAGCTCTATATTATGCATAACCTCATTATAAGGCATACCTGGAGTTAATTTGGATATGAATGTCTTGCATCCTGTATAATGAATGCAATGATCGCTTAAATGGCCATACGGGCAATCGCATTCTTTTGGAAGAATTTCGCAATTGTCCGTACAGTCATTACATGGATCAGACCCGATACAAATATTAGATCTCAGAATATCAGGTCTGTCATCTTTACAAGTGTTACAATTCATGACTTTCTTTTTTTTTGGTGCAAGATAGTGTTTTTTATCCACACCATCACAATAAGAAGTCAATCAATGTATTCCAAACGGTTAGTGCTGCCTTTAAAAACGTATCCGCAATGTAAGACTTGTTAGCAGACTAACGGATTTATCAGTGTTATCTTTTATTGTTAATAATAGTGTTAATTGTCTCTCGTATTTCTACGATGCAAATGTGTATATAATATTTTAAAGCCACAAAACAAAATGTTTAAAATATTTTTAAATCTTGTTTTGTGGCTTATAATCAGAATATTGAAAATATGATATATCACAAGTAAGCCCTATACACTACACAAGGCTGCGCCTTAGCGCTGCGCTTATGATGGCTGCGCCATCAATGGGTTGCACCTATTAAACCTGCGGTTGACTGACGTCTAATAACAACTGGGCAAGGCCACAATAGGAGCGAGCCGAATGAGAAGGGGCGTAATGCGCATGCAGATTACGAGGCGAGCAATGGACATGGTACGCAAAACCGCCGAAACGAGCAGCCACTCTACTCCTTAAACCGATAGCTGAAGCCCAGTAGCAATTGTCCCATGTATAAAAACATTCTCCTGATCCGACACCTCCGCCTTTTTTATCTTTCCATCCAGTATAAGGAATACGGTGTAAAGCATAACTATCTCCTAAATTTTGGGTAGTTGCTATCTTTTTATATTTAGATTCAAAATTAAAAACATCACCATTATTTATAGTAGACCTTTTCTCATATGTCCATTTCTTTTGATCTGGCTCTATATAGATATCAATAGTATTACCTATTAGAGTGACATTAGGATCATTTAAACAAGTCCCTACCTGTTCGTATCCTCCTCCACAATACCTAAAGACATCTCCAGACAAATTCATGCCATCGTACAAAGACATCCTTAAAATAACTTCCAAATCAAATTCTGCCGGTTCGTCATTTTCGTTTAAGGCCGATATGGTACCAGTCATTTCCTTAAACACAATAACATTCATATGACCTTCAGCCATACTCTTGGCTCCCTGGACGTTCTTATACCAGTATTTTCCTCCATAAAAATCAAACTCTGATCCTTCCTCTACTCCTGTTTCAAATGCAAAAGAAGCCGCCATCTGGCTTTCCATGCACTGTTCTTTAGGATACCCTGAATTTACGAAGTTAGAAAAATGAGTTTTTTCAGTAGGTTTATAATGGATAATAGAAGCATTTGTAGCCCATGCTCCATACAGCCACGACTCTTCTCCTTTTTTACGGTATTTCACTCCTCCGTATTTGCGATAATTGACATCATTACCTATTCCGTTATTACTTGATATTCCGGAACCGAAAGTGTCTGGATTAACTAAGTATTTAGTACCGTACAACATTTCAAGGTATATGATATACGCATTCAAAGTCAGAAATCCACCTTCTGAAAAAGGATAAGAAGATTCTGGATCTACGTTATTTACCCTTGAATACTTAGCCATATTGATTTGATTTACATCATAGCTTCTCGGATAAGTTCTTCCATTTAAAAACATCGTGCAGGCGTTACCAATTCCGGCTCCGGATTTACAATTTGTTTCTCCCTCATACAAGAAAAAGAAAGATCTTGCCTTGGAGTCTACTGTACATACCGGTCCAGGAGATAAGGCTGTGGGAGGCAGCACAAGGCACGTCTGGCGCAGATCAAGTCCGTCCAGCATAGGAACCGTGTCCGCGTCGTACACACCAGACCATATTTTCCCACTTTTACCAACTACCTTATCAACTACATACAGACTCTTGCTACATCCTAAGAATATGCTATAATTCTTTGAAGTAGTCTCCCAAGGTCTTAAAATCCTTACCTCTGATCCTGATACATTATAAAGTTTTTGACCAATACCATACTCTTCGTAAAAAGCCTTAGCGTCAAATGCTCCAGCATTACAATACTTATTTTTATGACCGCTATCCAAATACAACTCCACATCACATTCGGCTCTCATTTCCTCGGTTATACCTACCGTAGGAGCAAAATCTCCGTTTTCAAATCTAAGGAGATTATTCTTACGAAGCTTTCCTACCGGACGCACTTTGTCTCCGGTATTTTGAGTCATGTCTATAAGATAAAAATCCCAAGAAGGGAGAAGGCTTTTGTCGCCAACTGATTCTGTGGCTTCTGGAGGAAGCTGATCCTCAGCCCAAGCGGATGCCGATCCTGAAGCACCTTCTTTAAGAACGTTGAAAGTATTACCATCAGACAAAACAAAAGGCTCAGATTCCTCCCCTTTCTTCGATAAAAACTTTTCCCTTTTACCAACTTGATTAACGACGATGTTCTTCTTAGCCTTATTCCCTTCATCGGAAATAGTGTAATTCAAAGTCGTATCAAGACCTTCATTTGTTTCAGAAAACACCGACACCAGTTTATCATTCTCACCTTCTGTCGGATTAAATTTTACGTTGCTCATTTTCAAAAATCAAATTTACATTCATCAACAACAGGCTCGCATTTGGTATTTTCATTAACCCATTTCATGCCCTCTTCTTCCAGTATCTTCTTAGCCTTTTCATTGGCATCATCAACGCTAATGAAAGACGTTACGGTACCGGCGTATATCCTCCTGTATTTCTCAGGAGCCTTCCATCCTTCCTTACAACGTTTACTAAACCAACCATGTTGATCTTCGTTGTAATAAACGGTTTTACATACTCCAGATTCGTTAGCGGCAGCCTGCCCCTCTTGCTCAAGGATCCTCGCAGCTTCGTAGTTAGCTATTTCGGTACTGAACTTAGACCATACACGACCGGCCTCTACCACGTAATGTATAGGCTGTTCTTGCTTTTGACCATCAGGGCAATCATTTTTAAAGAAATCCCCTTCCTGTCTTGTGTTATAATATACCTCGCAACAGCCACCTACTTTATTAGCATACAACGGACCTTCTTTCTCCGCAAACTCTTCCGCTTTCCTATCTGCATCATCTTGGCTTATATCCGAACAAAATTCAGCTTCATGAACGATGAAAGTTTCTTCAGAACCAAGATCTTCCGGACAGTCCGATTTCTTGAAAACTTTTCTGTATTCTTTGTTGTAATACATTTTTTTCATGACAAGATCTTATTAAGTTCTTCTTTAAATTTCTGAATCTCGTCCGGACACAGCCCACATTCCCCTTCACATACGATTCTTCTCATACGATCTATTTTAAGAACCGTATCCATATCAGGCTTGATACCTACCTTATACTTATGATATTGTAGATACTGATCAGCCTTACATGCTATAAAACGATCAGCACACTCACATAAGTAAGATGAAGGGAAAAGGATTTGCTGTGTACTTCCGGTAGCTGCCATATCATTTCACGGTAAAATACCTGGCGTATTCTTTATTTATATATTCAGAATAAGTAGCAAGATCATCCGGATCCGGGCACTCGTTCTTCAAATTAACAATCCATCCTCTTACCAGCTTTTGAATATCAGCATACCTTTTACTTACACCTCCTACAAACCTGAACTTGCGATGAAGGTCTATGATTTTCTTGTCCAACACAGCAAGTTCATCGTATTTCTGAATACAAGCCGCATTAGAATCAGCTTTAGGTGTCGTATTCGACTGAGGCTTTATAGCCCGACTTTTATTAACAGAAGCAATGTTGCTTCTTCCACATCCGCATCCCATAACTTATTGATATTTAATTTATTATATTTTACAACCACAATTTTCACAATTATTGAGAACGTAAATCAATTTAGATGCTTTTTCATATAATTGTTTTACGTTTTCAAAATTCCCTAATCTCATATTGGCTTCAGCCGCAGCCAGCAGAAACTCTATTTCTTTTATTTTGTCAATAACGTCATCATCCTCATGATCACATAACACAGTTGACCTGGCCCATACTTTATCTATGTTAAGACGGATCAGATCCGTTTTTAAATACTTTCTGTTAAATGAATAAGAGGAAGGACTACCTTTTATGGTAATATCGTATATACCATCTTTTAGGTTTTCAAAATCATTTCCACGACCCGGATTTATGCCAAGGGTCTTACTGTTGAATACATTCAACTGATTCTTACCAAGATAATAAACATACTTATTCTCATCTTCAGGTGGTACAATCTCTATAATAGCCGGTCTGTCTGCCAATATCCCCCATTCCGACTGATCGGCTATGCGAAGCGTTTTAGGGTTGTTTGTACTTACAACCTCAAAATCAAGATGGATGTTGTTCATGCTCTCCTCCCACCCCATTCTGGTAAGGGAATCATCGTATCTGGCTGTTATATCAGCTCCCTCTACCTCAGTGCTATTAACACGTACCTCAGTACCATTTATCTTGACTCCTACTATTTGGGCTACCAACGACTTAGCCATACCAAACATAGGAACAATGATTTCCCCGTTATAATCAGTTCCTTCATTTGGATACTGTACTACTTCCGTCTTGTACAGGCCATCATTTCTTCTGGCTACTATTCTAATAACCATCTGATTTTCTACATCGTAGTCGGTCATTACTATCCTGACATAGAAAATGTTATTTCTTATCTGTGGTAAAATATCAATGTAATTCATTTCCTTCTCTTTTTCTACAAAGATATAGAAATGAAGCGATAAAACACAACACTGACGTATATTGTTATGGAGAGCAAGAACCCTACCCGCACATTCGAAGATCTATTCCGTATTCCCGGAATATGTCGTCGAAGGATATATCTTCGTCAGAATAATACACTTCGCATATATTACGGTACTTTTTCAATGCCGAAATGTACAAGCTCATCATGTTCTTGCCTTTTATTTTCTTAATGGCTTTTGTGATAACTTCTTCAGTAGATGCACTCATTAGGACATTATTGAAGAAGGTCCTAATATTGCAACCAAATCTTTCTTTAACCCTACTCCTGAATAGTCGATACAAGGTTATGTTCTTCAACGTATTCAAACCATTATTCTTCAACCTTTTATTCAATGACTCAACGGCTTTATCGGAAAAACATGTGCGATTTTTTCCTTCTCTATCTACATATTCAGAAAACCAGGAATGGAACGTTGTGGGATTCTTCATAATCCTATTAATAAAAGAGTCAACGATGTAAGTTTTAAGATCACGCTTGTGAGCATGGCAGGCCGCTATTTTCTCCTCCCTATTTAATGACATGTCAAGACAACGAAAAACGCGACAACTTTCATCTATGAAATATTCGGGGTGTTCTTTCTTAAATTCCTCACGATAAGCCTTGTATCCTACTTTTCTAAGGTGAGATATCTCAGAATTTATATAGAATCTAACACACCTGTTCTCGGTCTCCTGAACCTTTGTACTATATGGAACTGATCGACGGCCGTATATAAGATAATCGTACACCATAGCATCCACAAAATCATTGTACGGAAAATAACGACCAAATCCGTAGTTCCAAACAATAAAACAACGCACTCGATCTTTCCAGTAGTCGGTGATTACAAAATTACTGCTATGTCTTAAATTGAACTCTTTTTTTAAAGAAATGACCTGTTTTGCTATCATAATTAAGATTAAAATACCTTAAATTTCCTAAACATTGACCTTCCGGTCTACGCACTACATTATAGCTAAAATGGTTATACTCATTGCGTATAACCTCTAAAGGTGAGACCGACTCTTTCTTAAGAAGTCTGTCGTGAAGCTTGCGCCCGTCTTTTATTTCAATTATATTTACGCTCATATTATATTTATTTTTTTTGGGCAAATATAGCAAACCAGTTTGCTTGCTCCAAATTTTGATAAAAATATTTTATCCTGTCCTTCGTTTGAGAAAATAGGGGGCAGGTTTTTTTTGTTTGCACCTATACCATATCTCAAAACGTATCCGTATTTCTATATTCGGATCGTAACACACTGAGCATCAGGGTGGACCAAGTTATCTTGAATAAAAACAGTCCCGATTTTATCGTTCCCGCTTTTATTCTTCATTCCCTGAATTATTATTCATCTTGTTTTAATTAATTATTAGTTGTTCATATTAATTAATATTATTTTAACTTTTAAGACCTTATTCTTTATTCCTCATAATATGGAGTGACTGAAACCGAATCGACCGAAGGGAGTGAGGTGAAGGAACGTATTGCCCTATATATTGTTTGGCTTATTGTTTAATCCTTTAAGTGAACGAATATCGTGACCGTAGGGAACGATATGAGAGAACGTAGAAATATTGATTTAATTCTTTAGTGAATTTATGCCGAATCGAGCGAAGCGAGTGAGGTGTGAATGAACTTTTGTTTAAGACTATGAAGTAGCCAGTGGATAAGCGGGCAGGGCAGATAGGCGAGGCTGTAGTGTGTCGTAGCGCAGGACAGCCCATACAGCAGAGCAGGTCCCTTCAGGCCTCAGCACGAGGCAGGCTGTGTAGGTTGCAGGGTAGGGATTGCCGTTGCAGGATAGAGCTTCAGGATAGGCGTAAGACAGGCTTTTCTGTCTTATCTCAGTGGCTTCTTACCATATTCTATAAAATACACCCATACTCAAACAAGGAGAAAAACCATCTTTAGACAATCCGTATCCGGCGGTGATTCCTAATCCCCACCGTCTACTTTTTTCGTATATTATTTCTCTTTTGTGGTAGATTGTCATCGTATCTAAATTTGGTCGGTATCCACTTATTACCGCTCTATAATCATCCGTCTGATACGTTTTTCTCTGTATTGGTATATTGATATAAACAGTGTCTTTTATCGTATCTTTTTTAACTATAGCATCCATAGGGAAAGGTATTTCTACCTCCCCTACGTCAACTATATACTGAGGAACAGGAATAGGTTGGATAATGGTATCTATTACCGTATCTATTTCTATATCGTGTATTATTTCTTTCTTCTTGCATGTTTTACCAAACAAGAAAGATATAAAACACAGTAGAAAAACTCCTAACACATGACTGACCCTCATTTTTTGCAAACACATTTCTTACCCTCCTTATCTTCAGCTAAAAGTTCTTGTATATCACCGTTGTTAATACCTTCTTTAAGTTCTTCTCCGAATGGAACTTTTTGCCACCAACTTACTTTGCTAAAGAAGTACTTAACGCCTTTTACTATCATCAAATCAGGTGCAAGATCCCCGAAGCGCTTGAATGCCATCCCACCGTATAATATTAAGGCAAATATCGTAATCCACTGAAGAAGCATGTCTATAAACTCTGGGGATTTATGCCCTCCCATAGACATAATAAGATCCATTCCGGATATGGTAAACAACCCGAAAGAACAGGCCGCGAACTCAAGAAGGATTTTCAAAACTCCCATTTCGCTTATGCATGTCAATATCTTAAAAGGCCTCTTTCTCTTTCTTCGGATATAGCAGTGTTTGATACTTTTTATAGTAGCTAACAAAAGATTTATAGCTAATATAAACAATATAGAATATATAAGGTGGTGAATCTCCTGGAAATTCATCCACAACGCTGATAATCCGGAAATGAGAAAAGCCCAGAAACTTTCTAAATTCATCCTTCCTACAAAACGATAAGCCATATTAGAACATAGTTACTTTCTTGCTACTTCCAAGAGAGTCATATACGTCAATATGGACCCAATTGGTACCTGATTCTAATCTAATGGGACAAGGAAGTAAATCCTGCGACTGAATTATTTTATTCCTTGTCTCTTCTGCCGTCATACCCTTGGCATCGAAATCGATAGCTGCTCCAAGCATATGAGGACTGATATACAACGACCCTGATACGGTTTTAGATTTTACTATATCCGAGATATTGTTCCTAAACCCACGCTCATCAAACCTTCCACCTGACTTCCATGTATTGACCGTCATCGGAGTTTTCAAAATGTCTTTCCTTAAAACCAGTATCGTGTGAAGCAATTCAGTTCTTAAATACCTCCAGCAAAGATCTTTGTCTCTACCGTATTCTTTAGGACCAACTAATTCAACAATACTAAAATACTGACTCAATTCTTTTATAATATCACTTCTTTCCATAACTTAACCTTTTTCACAAAGATAATCAGAACATTACCTATATGAAAAATAAGTAGAGTCGGGATTAAAGAAAAAACCCCTGCATAAATAAATATACAGGGGTTATCCATAACATTAACAACAAATTACGACCTAAACAACCCTTACATATCCGGCTGATACAAGATCAGAAAGGTTCTCGTAAGCCAAAGGGATGCCTGAATCTCTTATGCAAAGATACTTAATTTCTTTGTCAATGTAATACTTTCCATTCTCTAAAATAGAATTATATACCCAAGGAATAGGATCGTCTATCGTACCTGAATGCTTTTCTTGAACAACCATATACAGGCTTTCAGTTCCACCTCCCTGACCAGGGACCCAGTCGGCTTGGAGATTGTGATTTTGCCTTACTTCAAACAGAGTCCAATCCAAATCCGAAGGTTTGTTTTTGCTACGGAAACGCTGCCCTTTTACAACAGCCGTGCCCATAGGAAGACCTTTGTCGCCGTAAACTCCATCCTTGTCCCAGATAGGGTACAATCCCTTTATCTTAAGAGCAAGATTCTGGTCGGTGTTTTCCAGCATAGCCGGCGTGTTGATCATCGCCCTCATGTACATAACTATAGCCTTCTCCGGATCATTGGCTTCAAGGATCTTATTTTTTTCTATGATCTGATCCTTTGTCCTTACCAACTTCTCAGGATAACCTTCATCCACTTTCATAGACTCAACTTCACTCCTGTCGGTTTTAGAAGTTATTTCCTTTTCTATGGCAGCAGTACGATCGTTGCACTCAGATTCATATACATGCATTTCATTCATTGCCGTATTAGCAATATCAAGCTCGTATTCTGAATCTGCTACGGATACGGTGTATATCCCGCTTCCTTTTGCTACGTCAATATCGTTTTTAACCTTCTGTCTCATGCTGCTATTATACCATATCTGTTTACCATCCAAACTATAAGAACGAACGGCATCAGAATAAGCATATTCCCTGGCCTCAGAAACTTTCTTGTCCTTAGCCTTGGCAAGCAACTCCTCTTCAGTTGGTCCAGGAGGCTCCGGGTCAAGCTGCATAGCAATAACTTCTTTCACACTCGCATCAGGATTGTTTTGATGGAATTTTTCTTGATCGGAATCAAGTTGAACCCATTTCCCATCTAAGAAATCTTGGTAAGAATACCCTACTTCGTAAGAAGAGGAATCCAACTCGTATCCTTCCCAGTAAAAACCTTTTACGTTTTTATTTACATAAAGCATACTCTATCCTTTCTATTAAGCTTATTCACCCACTCTGATAACCAACTTATCATTGATATACCAGATACTTAATTCTATAAAACTTTTTTTAGGTACTACTACGCTATTGCCTGACATGCTCTGGAACTGGCCAGAGGTAGGAAGCGGCTGCGTGATGTCTGTGCCGGTGGTGTTGTTGACCCGCACCTGCCATTCCCTCCCAACATCCTCAGCAGATACGGTCATAGACAGGCTCGTAGCAGAAGCTACGTTGGCTATGATATTATGAGTGCCTTTAGGAAGATTAGCCAATGTCGTAACAACAGAAGGAGTTCCTGTCATAAAATTCAGAAAAGAAATGCTGGCTTCTGAAACAATACCATTAACATCTCTATATGTAAAACTTTTATCCTTATTTAATACAATGACCGCATTGACGAAACTCAACGCGTTTCCATCATTAAAACAATAAGTAAGTGCAATACTGTAAGTATCTTGTTCTTTAGATATCACTATAGGTATAACAATGCTATCAATCATTCCTACAATAATCTTATTTTCATAAGCCAAAACAACGCTATTATAGACATAATCACTTACGGTTCCTAAACCTAAACTAAACGGATGAAGATCTAAAAACATCATTCCTACACCAGTACTTACCATACCAAGAGATTCAAGCACCTTACCACCACTTTCTTCAGTAACCAAAATATATTCGTTATACACGTTTTTAGTTTCTGTAGATGCCACATTGTCTTTTACGAGATACATGACATTATCTTTCGCTTCTTCAACAGTAGGAAGTTTGCTAACAATCTGCTTCTTCCACCCTGCTGCCGAAACAGCATCATCTATGTACTGTTTTGTTACATGATCTCCCCATGTCATATTACTAAGAAGAGTCTTGCTACCGTCTTGACTTCCGGCAGGGGGAGCCGGAATGAGGCCTCCCTTGCCCGACTCCGAACTTGTTCCAGGAGCGGCCTGCACCACATTCTCAAGTCTGGAATCAACCTCCAGACCTTCGAATTTACTGTTATAACCTACTTCTGCCATTTTTTATTTCTTGTTAATTTTGTCCAACAATTTCTTGATCTGGTCTACGATGTCCATCACCGCGCCAACCTTATTTTTTACGTCCTCAACCTTCTGATCGATCTTAGAATCCAAAGCCTTTAAACGGTCTTCGTTTTTACGATACACTAAATACAGGGCTAAACCGATGATTGCTATCGTAAGGATATTAGCCAAAACGCATCCGATTATTATCTGAAACATGATGATTATATGGTAGATAACGCTACCACACGCTTTAATTATTCAACTTTTTACAAATATAGTAATTATCCCAACCATAACAAGATCAAAGACGCTCGTCATTAACATCAGACACCCATTCTTTAGATGAAAGAACAGATTCAAACTCAGAAGAAGAGCTGTCATATACCGGATAGTTACATATTTCAATGAAATTCAAAGAAATATGCTTTTCTTTAAGAAAGTCCTATTCGGAGTTTCTTTGGTGAACTACAAACCTCTATCGGATTATAATTAAATTCTCCGACTTCTTTTCTTAGAATATTGAGAGCTCCGTTTAAATCAGCATTTATGAATGTTCCATTTTCTGATCTAAACAACCCTCTTTTAACTCTTCTACCTGCGTAGGAATCATGCTTTTTGATCGGTTCGTTGTCAATAAAGCTACATTTTGAAGTGTAACTTTCTTCTCTTAAAACAACTTCAATCCCATTTAGCTTACATTTATAACAAACCATTTCAATGAAAATAGCATGAGGGATGTTTACAAAGTTCTGATTATTTCGTTTTCCTATGTTAATTTCTTTCTTCCACCCATCGTTTTTGCCTATTACTACTTTGCAAACATTGTTGGAAATTAATTGATTAACTAACATCGTACTCGCTTTATGAAGATAATCCTTCACTTTGTTATTTCTCTTTGTTGTGAGTCTGTTAAGTCTTTTGCTATTTTTGCTTTTATTCCTCCTTTCAAGTTCTGAAGAAAGTTCGCTTTTCTTCTTATTGTAATATTGATTGATTGATTTCAAAGGTCTTCCGTTTATAATCAATCCTTTTCCGTTATTAAATCCGATTGTTGCAAGATTGTTCAATCCTATGTCAATTCCTGCATAAATCCCATTGTCTTCTTTCGCTTTGCATTCATTTGCTTTGTAAACGATTTCGACTACGATATGATCACCTTTCGGAATCACTCTAACTTGGATGGCTTTCCTATCCGTTTTTATGTAAACGCTGGTACCGGATAACTTTAAGTATCTTTCTCTGCTTTTATAAGAAACAGCTTGATATGTAAAATAAACCGGAAATCTACCGTTCTTTTTCACCTTTCTTTTTGAGAGCAAAGAACGACTTGTAGTTATTCTCGACTATTTTCATCGTAGCTTGTGAAACCTTTGAAGGAAGTGCCCTATAGTCAGGATTATCGGATAAGACAAACTCTTTATTTAAAGAAAGATATCCCAAGAACTCTTCCGTATTGAAATAATGTTGTCTGAAAGCATATAAAGTAGCATTGTACAAGTTTTTGGATAAAAAGCATATATTATCCAATTCCTTGTATCTCGTGTCGCTCTTCTTAATTATATGTCTTTCAACAAGATTCATTTTTCAACACTATCCTTTTTAGAAAGTTCTTCTATTATTTTCCCTGTTCTCCTTTTCGACCTACGAAGTCCGTACACTTTACTGCAAAACGAGGTTATGATAGAGATAAGATCGGACATTATATCTTCTTTATCATCTTCCGCTTGGTTGATAACCTCTATTGATCTTCCGTTTATGTTAAGAAGAGTTTGTATGAAATTAAATCCAAATCTCGAAAACCTGTCTTTATGCTCAACAACTATGATGTCTATCGAATTGTCCTTCAAAGGTTTTCTAATTTAGGACGTTTGTCATTCAATCCGCTTCCTACTTCCATTACAACCTTACTTATCTTGTATCCTTTCGCCATGCAGTAGGAGACAACTCTGTCTTTTTGAGCTATCAAATTGGACTTATTTTCAGAAGATGAAACTCTTGCATATACAGCGATTGTCTTTTCTTTATTTTCATCAACTACGATGCGTATTCTTCCTGTAGAAGTTCTTTCAATTTCAAGTTCTCCTTTATTTATCCAATTCCATACGGTACGCATTGTAACCCCATGAATCTTTGCATATGTACTCACTTTGTATTTCATATCTCAAATATAAAATAAAAATAAATGCAATGAACAAATTCGTTGAATAGAATATTCATTGCATTTATTTATTTTTAACTATCTGTTACAATACTTCTTTTGGTATGATAATGAATTTCATATTACTTTGATTTTAGGGTTTGTAAATAGTTATATGCTTTGATACAGTCGTCTTTGGAAAGAATCTGATTGTTATATATGCCTAAGTTCTTAAAAGCTATTTGGGTATAATTATTTAAGTTAAATCCTATATTCAAACTTGATTCAACGATCTCAAAATTTTGATCTACGGTATATTCATACTCAACCCAATTTCGATCATATAATCTACCATCTGAGCAAATAGCATGCAATGATTTAGTTCCAAAACTTTGTAAACTACGTGGATTATTAATAGATATAAGCAATCCATTAGCAGTGTTATACAGATAAACATTTTGAGCTTTTACAATGCCACAATTGATCTGAACATTTGATAACAATTCCCAATCTCCAACAATCGTCCAATCTTCGTTCATTGTAAAACTAGAGCTCTGAACTTTATCATCCACCCCATCAGTAATGAGGTATCCTTCGTATTCGGGGATTTGTTCAACTAAAACATCTACTTCTTGTGAAGAATTATACCATATACCATTTATCGAAGTTGCAGCATACTGTTTTTGGAAAGTATATATACCATCCTTGATTATTTTAATATAATCACCACTTTTATTTGCATTTCCAACTATACAGCTATCCCCTTCTTTCATACCTGTGATACGTATCTTCCAGTTAGCAGAATCAGATTCGTTTGTTAAAATCAAAAGATTGCTGCTGTTTCCGGTTCCGATTATTCTAAACGAATCTTTTTTTACATCTGTTGGCTTAACTACATTATCTCTAAGATTAAATGAGTTGAAGTTATATGCATACAATCCATACCCGCTCCCTTCTGCAAACCCAAAATTCGACAGTACAAGATTATTACCATTGCCTGTAATGTTGGCAATAGTAGCACGATCTTTGTCCTCGTTGGTTTTGCCGGTTACTGTCCATGCTTGGTCGGGAAAGAGCCAGGGATAGGTTTTGACGAAATAGTCTTTGATCTTGGTCAGTTCTTCTTCGGTGGCGTCGTGATCGAGAAATACAAGTTCCCAGATAGCAGCGTTAATACAAGTTCCTACTTTAGTTGGAGCTAATTTCCCAACATGTAGCACATCTGTTCCTTCAAAATTACCAGTTGTAATCGAAACACCATTATAACTTTTAGATGTCTGATAAGTAAAGATGTGTGGTAAATCATTTTCACTCCCTATTGCTCCAAAAGATATAGGCTTATTAAAATGATCGGCTTGTATATTTCTATATTCTAACAAGAAGGCACCATCATTGATCCAATTCTTTACATTAGATACTAATCCTAATGCTCCTTTTCCCCTTGTAATCCACTGTCTCAACGCCACAACCGTATATCCCTTTTCCTTAGTCAGAATAGGGAAGTTATCACAGACACCGTAATCGTCTACTCTGTCAAAGACGAGTGCACCGGGGTAGAGGGGAAGTTGTTCAACGGTAAGTTTAGATCCATACCATCTTTCAGGATATTTTTCTATAGATAAATAGAGAGCTTCTGCCAAAAAGTTAGACGGAATTATTTCATACACACCATCTTCTGACATGTAAAAACGATTGCCCAATCGATCATCCAAAAAAGCATCGCAACCTTCTGGTATGCCTGTTACTTTTAAAACGCAAGATTGACGTAATTTTATATTATGGTACAATAAACCCAATGAGGCATTTTCTTTAAATGTTGCTGTTATTTTAATGCTGTTTCTTTCAAAATAAGCCGCCGTTGAATTTGTGCCCCACTCATCTATGTCTACAACATACCCGCCAATTCCGGACATCCCCTTCCAAGAGAAGTTTTTCAACTGTAGATCGTGTCCATTGCCCGTCTTATCAACCCATACGGGATTGGCAGCCATCTGTTCATTAGTGAGACCAGAAGCGGAATATCTGGCTACGATACCTTCTATATCCGGGAAGGAATCTGCATTGCATGGCAGGTCTAATATCATTTTCGCATACTCCTTAAAAGGTATTGAAGTAGGTACATCATACCCTTTGGATATAAGGGCTTGCCTTATATCCTCTTTGGTATTTATGATCCTCATTAACTTATCTGATATGGTTCCCATTACACTTCCTCCCCATTTATGTAATCTAATACCTGACCTATGTCTCCGATGTCTGATTTTATTGACTCTCCTTGAGAATGTATTTCAATAAGTTTCTGATATAAAGTGTTATCCCCTATACGATTCTTATCTGTAGCTTGTTCTTCGATTTTGGCTATCGTATCAGGATCTTCGTACTTAACACCATCAGGACCATACCATTCGTCTGTTAAATTCGTGTATTTATGACGGACTGGAGTCGGTTTAGACTCCAGTGTTACTAAAAAATATTCGTTACAGCTCATGACAATAAGATTTAGTGGTTGCAACAATTACATCTACAAACTGTTCTCACGTAGCCAGAGGGAATAACCGCCAGCTCCGTCCCTACGGCTATCGCCGGGTCAGTGCTTTCCATGACCGTCAGCGCCATCTTGTCCACGTCAAGGTCATTGTCGTAAACGATTTCTCCCTCAACGTAGATGCTCCCTGCATCAGAACCATAGCAGTCTTTTACCTGTCTTATATGACGTTGGGTAGCAGACGCAAAATCGCACTCGATACTCAACCATCCTACCGGTATCTGATCAATATTGGATCCAATATTGTAATCAGGATCGGTTGTTTTAAGGACCATATGTCTCAATTCCCTTGTATTTCCGTATCCGTCCATTGTTATATACGTCCGGATCTGAACCTTTCCCTTTTCCGTCTTATAACAGTTTTCTACTATTTCTGTATCGGATGTAGTAGCATCAGGGAAATCACAAACAATACGCTGCCATCCTTCTTGTATTTTATTGAATGTGGCACCTCTTTGTATATCAGGATCGGTTGTTTCCATAACAATAAGATATTCGTCCCGGACTCCTATTATGCTATCTACCGACCTATATCCTCCAAGATGTATTTTACCACCAGGAGTTGTATAGCATTCATCTACGGACATGATATGCCTTTCTGTAAGATCAGGAAAGTCACATTCGGTTTTCGTCCATTCGTTAGGTATCTTATCTATTCTCGTCCACTGAGGATAAGCGACGTCCGTTGTCTTAACGATATAATAATACTGTTCCCTTACACCAAGAATAGCATCAATAGCTTGATAACCTTTTATATTGACCTTACCACCATCTGTCTTATAACATTCATCCACTTCAACGATTTCCCGGTCTGTCATATCTGGAAAATCACATACCATCCTCACCCAATCTTCGGGTATGGAATCCAATACGGTCCCTACCTTAATATCAGGATCAGTTGACTGAAGGACAGTATAAACCTCTTCCCTGGATCCAAGAATATTATCTATGGCTATCAAGCCTTCTACCTGCACTTTCCCTTTTTTAGTAGTGTAACATTCAAGAACATAAGTTACATCTCGTTCTGTCATGTCGGGGAAATCACAAACCATTCGAACCCAATTTTCTGGAATTAGCTTAAAAACATACCCAGCAGGAAAATTATCGTCGGTTGACTGAATAATAGTATAGATAGATTCTCTAATGCTTATCTTATCATCTATGGCTTCCAATCCTTCTATTTCAACCTTACCATCCGGAGTCTTATAACATCTACTTACAAACGTAATATCACGTTCCGTCATATCAGGAAGATCACAGTCGATCATAACCCATTCATCTGGTATCTTAGTAAGAACCTTACCTACCGGATTATCCATGTCGGTACTGTCAGTAATTCTATGGGTTTCTTTAAGAACATCCATCTGGTCGTTGAGAAGATACCAACTCCATACTTCAACCTTTCCACCAGGTGTACGGTAACAAGTTTTGAAATCTTTGATAACTTTCTCAGCTATGTTAATCCACTCCCATTCGGTTGTAGCCGGAATACCAGAAACAGGGTGCTTCTTACCTTCTTCATCAAGATACCAATAACAGCCATTTAAGGACACAACTACCTGGTAGATCTTATCCCCTATTTTTATACCGGATTTGCTGTCATCTACCGGTTGGGAGGAACCCCATTTTCCAACTATGTTGGTTATTTTGTCAATGCCCCTACCAAAGGCACCGGCTAAAAAATCCACGCCATTCATATGAAATTGATCTATTTCAAATTATTTTATTACAAAAAAGGGGGTGGAGGACCAGCCTCCTCCCCCTTGGGATATATAGAAAAAAGGAAAATCAAATTTTACAAGGCTTGATATTTGCAGAAGCAGCTAACAAATCCATAAGATCTTGAATACCTTCGTGAGCGCCATACGGTACATGGAAGTGTACTGTAATGTGATCATCAATTACCCTACCGAAACCATTAGAGTAACGTGCCGGCTTCAACGTTACTGAATAATCAGCATACGGAGCCAACAGGTCTAAGCGGGTTTCTTCGTTGGTAAACATACGTTCCATAAGTTCTTGATGAGTCTTACGGAAGTCGAAGAACATACGTTGTTCGCGTTCCTTATCAAGCAATTCAGCTCCAAGGTGAGTACGCGGAGCCCAGTGCTGTTTGTATTCTGTGTGGATCGGGTTGAAGTACGTGCTGATAGCCTCACGTTGTTCATCCGGATAACCACCATTTACAGCAATACGAACAGATCCTTCCTGGAATGTCAGACGGTCAATCAAACAGTCAGACGGAGAAATCATATAATCTATACCACGGAACAAAATACCGCATTTGCAATTCTTAGGTAACGGATCGGCAATAATTGTACTATCACCAGCTACAGCACCCAAACGTTTCCAATTGCGTCCACGATAAGATTCTGGGGCTTTCGATACAAAGAAATCTTTGAAAATGTCATCACATTCGTCACAAACCATATTAGTTACGACCGTTGTTTTAAACTTGTGTTGACATCCACCAGGTGTACCATAATCTTCGATTGTCAGATACGGGAATGCCGCCTGTAATTCTGCTTTTGCACTACCACCACATTCATCATCCGGCAACGTGATTTCATAAGCTTCTTTCGAAATCTTACAAGAACCACATGCTTCCCAGCTAACAGTAGTAACAGTAGGATTACTACACATATCTGCTGTTTTAGCAACGAACGTTACTGTGGCTGTCGGATTAGTTTCTACAAATGCATCGATATCAGCCTTCGTCAGTTTCTTGCTTACGGCCACAGTGTACATACCTACTCCGCCATCTTGGGCTGCTGTTTTCTCGGCAGTGCTACTAACGGCATTCTTAATGCTTTCTACTACAGTAGACTGATCAACACCATCATCCTCTAACGTTACGGCATAGATCAAACCGCCATCTACCTTAGTATATCCTTCAGGACACTCTTCGCAGCCTTTCATAATAGAAGACAGCTTTTGAGTATAATCAGCAGGCTTACCGCCTTCTTTCATCACCTGATATTTAGATGTAGAAAGATGACGTCCAACTCTCTTAATGTCCAAACCAGGATAAGCGGCCTTAAGTTGAGCCAAAGCATAAGCATCGCCAGTATCACACATCTCCATACAATAGAAATTCATGTCTGTTTCTACCGGAGCTTTTTCCAATTCATCACAAGAATGTATAGGATGGATTTCAACAAAGTCACCTACCTTACCACCACCTGCAATAGGCTGATTCTTAATACGTTCTATTGTTTTCAAGATAGCGGCCAAAATATCAACATCTTCGCAAGGATCACATTCTGAGCACATATCCTCACGACCTGGACAGTTTTCGAAAATAATGTAATCATCGATATTCACCTCACCCATCGGATAACCACGAAGCTCAAACAAACGTCCTGTCAGCTTAATATGGATAGGAATACGATCGCCTTTTCTTGCTGTAATAGCGGTATTGTCGTCAATTCCGTTATAACCGAAAATAACTTCATCTACTTTAATTTCTTTGCTCTTCGGAGCAGAAGCATACACTTCTATAATTTCATCAATAGCAAACGTAGGTGTAGAGAATGATTTATCATCAGATACACGGTCGTTCACCATCTCATTACGTCCGATTCTGATCTGGAAACGTTGTTCGTCCTTACGATAACCCTTCAAATCAGTCAATGCTTTCAAACCATCTTTAGTCTGCTCACCATCCAAATCATAGATAGCGATCTGACCTTCTTGAAGCAACAAAGAATCTACGTCCGCCAACTTAGCGTGCGGAGGACAGATAATATGTCTGTCATACGGTTTATGGATAGCCATAGCCTTATAATGTTTTAAAATTAATATTCTGTTATCTGCATCAAAAATAATGATAGTCATATAAGCAACAAAAACGATTAGAGATTAATTAATTTCTAATCGTTTTTGATAATATTTAATTCAGAGTACGCCTTCCTTCTGCTACAAAGGAGATTGGACGTTGTTTGAATCTATTTGATAACGTCCGTATTCGCTTTCATTCAAAGCAAATTGCTTTTCAATCATGTTAAGGATAATACCAATTAATTTGTCATCTAATTCAGGATCTATATCGGTTGAATTAGAACCATCGGATTTAACATATCCTTCGATGTCAACTTCCTTCGGATATCGGTAATACGTAAGATAAACGGTGTCTACATCAAAACCAGACTTGTACACCCTTACCGAATCTTCGCCTATAGTGTAGAACGTTTCCCTAAAATCAAAATCAGGTTTGTTAAAAAAGTCGGCAAGAAGCTCATGCGGGTTTTCGTTCTTAGCCTCCCACATGGTAAAATCAGTGACCGTGCATTCACCTTTGGTAAATACGCCTGATATGTTTGAAAAAGAAAAGAAATCAGAAGGCAATGAAAATAAAGTGCCTTCAGGATTATCTTTATCTTCTTTCTCGTCAAGTTCTTTTGAGTACACAACCAACTTTTGGATATAACGTATATCCTCTTCGTTTTTCTTATCAAGGATATAACGAACAAGGCGGTTTTGTTCGTCATTAAAAAGCTGAACAAAACGTGCCTTGTCAAGTTTTATACCACCGTTGGTCATGTTTTCTTCAGCCTTCTGTAAGGCCCGAAGATAACAATCAACAATTCTCATAAATTATTCTTTTTTATCAGCGTATTGATCAATATCAAAGCCTTTTTCGTCTTCCTTTTTCTTCTTGTCAGACTTAGCTCCTTCTATTTTTTTATGCTTGTTCTTTAAAGTATTATACGCTTCCAGAACACGTGACTTGGTTTCTAACATCGACTTATTGGAAGCAAGAGCCATAGACGCAGAGATGGCGTCGGCGCCCAGGAGCTCGCCATTCAGATACAGTCCGTCGGTGTTGACGGTGACAGCCAGGCCCTCGATCATTTCTCTGATCATACGATGTAATTTAATCACCTGCATTCCCTCAGAAGATTCGTCGTCAGATAAGAACCTTGAGCTTGCTTCTTTATACATATCAACGTTCGTATTCTTGGCGTCAATCCAATTAGTGAATATGTATTGAACCATGCTCTGATCAAGTTCTACGCTGTATATGATGTCAAGATACAAAAGCAGATCGTAGATGCTTCTCCTTTCAGCCTCGGATCCTTTCAGTTTGTTCATGAACTCGTATAAAATATCAGCCTTGTCAATCTGACGTTGTTTCCTGATATCTACGGCCGTAGTCTTGTCTTCTACACAATAATAAGATTCAACGTACATCGGATTACCGTCTTCCTCTTTAGGAGTAAGAGACTTGGATAAAATAGCTATATACAGCTCAAATAAATCACGAACATCGTTAGTGTAGAACAAACGACCATCATATAAGTCAATTCTGTAAGAATCCCAGAAATCGAAGTTCTTTTGGTCCAGGTCCTCATTGACAGTTTCTTCAAACGGATACCGAATATTCTTAATACGCATATTCATTTCAGCTTTCTTGTCTTCAAGTGAGTAACCTTTATAACATGCTGAATTGATGAAGAAACCGGTATCATACACCCTAAGATCCTTATCCCATCCACAACAAGATACCGTCTTATTTCCGGGGAAAGGAGTCTTGGAAATACCTCTTTCCTGATATCCGGAAGGAGCTTCTTCATCCATCTTACCTGTTATAACATAAATAGAGTCGGAATATATCTTCATTCCTCCTACGGTAGCCAGCAGTTTCTTGGACTCATGGCTTTCTTCAAAAATCTTTTTTCCCATTTTTATATATCCTAAAAAAACAAAATTTGCGGCCGGTTTTAAAGCCGACCGCAAGTTAATACTAAAAGTTATGATCACAAAGAACTTGGTAACAATTCAATTGTTACGAACCGGCTGGTATCTTTTACCCAACAAGCCGATACAGAGTGGCACCAGAATTGTTCTGACATACGAGGATGGCTGGATACAATTTCTTGAGCCGATACTCTGGACGACCATCTACCTTGTTCGTATCCCCACCACATAGAACCGATATCAGGCTTAACGTAGAATACGTTGCTGTTGATATTGCCAATACGAGCTTCGGCTGAAGCAGGGATGCCAGCGAATGCGTTAGAGTATTCAGGAGCGGTCAAGTCTTCCATAATACATGAATATGATGTGATAGGAGTCATACCGTCTACCAACTGGCTTCTATCTACCATATCAACGTAATCCAAAGAAGGTTCGTGTTCTACAATGACCTTACCAATACCCGGAATAGTAACACCCTTGATCTTTACAATTCCTAATTCAAGAGCATCGTTTGATCCTGTTACCGGATTATTGATAATACGTTCTGTACCCATAAGCGGAGCCAAGGCGCCCAATTGAGAGAAGAACTCATCACGGAAGATTTCAACGATGTTCCTGTAGGCCATAGCACCTACCTTGAATTTCATTACACGATTTTCAATCGGCATATTACGACCACGGAAAATATAGTCAGCAGCAGCCAGGAAGTGTTCGCGCTTGATACCGCCCGGACGTGCATATGAGATAACAAAACCACGGCGAAGTTGATGGTAAAAACCTTCGTTTTTCATCAAAACACCATTATGACCCTTGACTCTACCTCCACGCATGAACATAAGTTCGTATGCTTCCATCTTAGCCAACTCAGCCAAACAAAACAAAGATACTGTATTGGCTACACGAGCTGTACGCATATCAATGCTTCCATCACCAAGACGAGAACCGATAATGGCATAACTTGCATCACCTCCTCTGATTTCAGAAAGCTGACGAACTTTTTGATAAGCCTTATCGATGAAATTCTGTGTACGTTCATCCGCATAAGCCAAAGACTTAATACCAGCGTACATAGTTGTTTCACCTTCAACACCACGGTGTCCACCAAGCGTAAATTCACAAGTCATAGAACCAGCCTTAGAAGCACCTCCTACACCAGAGAACTGAGTAGAGAACTCGCCAAGAACGTTTGTTACCTTCCAATATTTAATACCTGCACGAAGCATGTCTTTCGGGAAGTATTTAGCACGGGAACGGCCCCACAGCTTACACCAATATCTCCAGTTTTCACCTTCTTGTTTCGGAGGGCGCTCTGTGGAGATAAGAGCCTGACAACCGTTAATCACATCATAAGTAATAACATCTCCTTGTTTAAATTGTGCATTCAACACAATTTCGAAGAAGCTTTCATCAATACCAGGTTTTGCATATTTCAAAGACGTGTCTTCTACTGTAACCACCTCATACGTTTCTGATACCGGAAGATCATAACGGAATGAACCATTGATACCATTTACGGTAATAGTAGCATCCTGTTTAATCATACCCATATACATAGGCAGAGGATAGTTTGTAATGTTAGAAAACAACTCAAGCATACCCAGATGGTTCTTATCCGGATCTTCGTAGTACCAATCTTCTAAAGAGCTAAGATCGTGCTCTACGATACTTTGCTTAACGACTTTAGCGTCGGTATATCCAATCACCGTGTCACCATTCATGGTGGCCGGGAAATTTTTTGTTAAAAGTGCATTAGCCATGAACGAAAAAACTTTTTAATCTTTTTTAATCTATACTAATTTCATCGAACTTCACACCTTGAACTTGATCACCTTTATCATCTACCGGAGCTACCCTCTTGTCTTTATTTGTGTGGCTGATGAGCTTATAAATCTTCTTTTTCTCATCAACTACAGCTTGATTTGACTTCTGTTTTACGAACTCACCTGGATTCATAAGAAACATAATCAAATCTGGCGCTTCTTCCGGATTCATCATCATCTCCCTTACCCTATTAAATGCTTTGGTAATTCCGGGATTCGATTCAGAAGGTTTTAGGGCAAAATCAAGAGCTTTAGATACCATAGTGTCATTTAGCTGATACTTTGCCTGGATAGAAGACTTAAGGTCTTTCTTATACCTTCTAAAATCTTCTGCATCCTTCGCCTTCTTTTCGGCAGCCTCTTTAGTACGTTGCTGGATAATATCATCCATTCTCTTATCAAGCTCAGCCTTGTACTTTATAGCCTTTGCTTCAACATACTCTTCACCTTTATTGATAATGCCTTTGAAAAACTCATCAGCTTCATCTTTAGGCAACCCAAGAAGATCAACATAATGGCGAACAATCTTTATCTGATCTGCTTTGTTTTCAATGTCAAGCTTTTCTATAGGAGCGACATTCGTATCATATTGCTTAAGAATATCAACGATATTAGCTCCGGCCTTATCGGCCTGAATAAGCTTCTTAGTAATATCAGAAACAGAAGTAACATCTATCTTATCTTTAATAATATCCTCTTTCTGACTTTCGAAAATAGTAGACAGTATGTCACACAATGAATCTTCTTTACTAAAATCAAGATCATTAATAGTAAGCTCTTCGCCATTTTCACCGCTAAATACCACATCTTTCAAATCAGGAATAATACCTCTTGAAGAAAGGGTATCCAATACTTTTCTGTAATTGGCAACCGGAACATCTACCATATTCTTATTGCTATCAACTACACCATCTCCTCCTTTTTCATCCACTTTGGGATCAGGAGTAGGATCAACAACCGGATCTTCTTTAATATGAGAACCTTCTTCTATAGGCTTCTCATCTTTATTATCCGGTTCATTACCATTAATAGGCAGAATATCTTCTTCCCTATTATAAACATCATCAACCGGACCGATACTAAAAATATCGTCCAATTCTACTATTCCATTTTTTTCTAATTTTCCCATACTGCAAAAATATTTAAATACCTATATTTCAGATAAAAAACTTATAAGTGTTTAATCTTCACTAAAAATTAAATATCCCCAAATTTTATTAGAGATTTTCTAATGAAATTTGGGGATATTTAATCCTTAATTTTTATTGATTCCTGCTACATACCTTTTAGTAGCATCTTCCCTTGCCCTCTGAGCAAGTTCTTTAGATTTTAATTTTAACTCTTCCATTTTTATTTTCATTTCATCATCATGAAGTTTGGAATCGTTTTCAATTTTATTATCTTCTATCCTTTCTTTACTTTCTATATCAGCTTGCCTTACGGCCTGATCTGAAACAGAAGCCAGGAAATTGAGAGAGGTGGCGTCGCTCTTGGCGTCTGCCGCCCTGCCTGCCGCCTGGATCTTCTCTTGAAGTATCCTGTATTGACCTTTCTTGTCTTCTAAAGCAAGTTCATGCTGACGTTGCTTATCCTTCTCAGCAGCTTCAGCTTGTATCTGTTGCTGGTTAAGCTGCATCTGATTCTGTTGTTGCTGCTGCATCTGACGCTCGTTGTATGCGCGAGTATTTCTTGCATTCTGTATAAGCTCTACCATAGAATCTGATGTGAAGATAGATGCAAGATCGTAAATGTCTCCTCCGGCCGTATTTAGCTGCAACATAAAGGTCTTGAATTTCTCCAGTTCTTCCCTTTTCTTGGAATTAGATAATGCCTGAACACCAAGATGCCTTAGACTAAGACCGTCGGTTCCTATAGATAAAAACGCCCTGGTAAGATCACTTTTTGTGTACATTACAGAAATATCCTTTCCTTCTTGCTGGCATTGTTGAGCGACAGCCAGATGAAGATCAAGAGCGCGTTTCTTGAAGTAACCGAAGTTATCAAAGTATATCTGTGTTTGTAACATAGATGCCGTAACGCCCTGCTGGACCCCAGTGGCGGTCTCATACCTGTTGGGACCGTTAATTACTTGAGGCGTGATACCAACCATTTCAAAACACTTCATCCTCGACCATTCAGCAAGCTCCATTCTTGTTTTAAGCTGCTCTGTCTGCGACAAATCATAGACGGCAAACTGGTTGAAAGGAACACCTCCTTTCGTGTTTTGAGATGAGGTATCTAATGTCAGAGCACCTACAGACTTAGCTACATCAAGAAGATTAGCCCATATATCAGCCACATCTTCACCCAAATCCTTGTATTCACTTGGAACCAGATTTATATCCCCTAAGAAGAATTTACCGATCTCCTTTTCAAGAATATTGTTTATCTGATTTATGGAGAAATTATAAAATATTTGATACGGCTGAATCCTGTTAGCCATAGAAGTACCGATATATCCGGCAACGGGTAGAACAAAGTCATAGATATTGCTATCCCCTTTTATCTGGTGATCGATAGGTTCTCCATCCAGATACAGGTTGTCCTGAGCGAGAGCCCCGCCACTGATCTTAACTCCGTACCTCACCTGTGGAACGTAATCTACGAAATAGGTATTAATCTCCGGGTTCTCCATTCCCTTACTCATGGTCCTGGTAATTTTCTTAATACCATTTTCCTGTAAAAAGTCTTGAAGAAGCTCGTCGGTTACCATTTCAGTAGTTACTAATCCGGTTTCAGTTTGGTAGGTAATTACATACACCTGAGCCGGGGATACCCAATATGATTCAGTTACCTGATACAAATCACTACGAACATGCTCGTCGCTCAAACTCTGGGCGCGGTTATAATAATTACCATGCTCTAAATTTGGCATGAATCTGGTTCTGTGATATTCGTTGCCATTACTATCGTATCCGGTATATGTGCCGGCTGGAATACCGTAATAATCCTCATAAGCTTTTATAGAAGCATAATCATTATATCCTTTCCAAGGTATTACCTTATTCTGATATAACATCCCTACACTCGCCGATTTGGATAAACTTACATAGCTTCCATTATCACCATTGTTATAAGTACCATTGAAATTATCAGCACCTCCTATAAGCTTTTGCTTGTCTTTTGCCGTAAGAAGATGCCCCCACCTTACTATAATATCATTGGCAGTATAATAATGAACACGACCAATATAATCTCCATATTGAGGATACTTGCTATCTAATGTCTTAGAGTAAAATGTATTCAACGGAGACCACCTCTCCGGCTTATAATAGTCGTATCCTACATGATAATTTCTAAAGCAACGACCGGTAAGAAGATAGTCAATGAAATTCTCGGTGTCTATCTCATCCATGTAAAAACGCCCCCTGTCCGCCTCAAGCGTATGAGAACCCCATATAACCTCGGCGGTCTTCCATTTTGTATTCATGAAGTTCTCTATCTCAGGAGGGGTCATAGATGCTTTCACCTCTTGTATCTGTTGAGCATAAGCCTGCTTTTCTTCTTCGCTGGAAAAATTATTATAATCCGGATCCAATCCTCTATTTAATAACTCTTGCCTAACCCTTCTGTCCAATTCCTCTCTAATGTAATTATAAAGAAGATTTTCCTTCGTGGCAGAATACTGATTCACTTCAGATTCGTCCAATCCCACTACATTATACTTGTCAGAAAGGTTGCCCAACCATCCTACAAAAGCGTTTACGATCGTACCTATTATATCATAATGACGTAAGAATGATGGAATATTTACGTTGTCCCTTATAGACTGAACATCCTTAAGATAAGGAATTACATCTTTCAGCTCCATAAATGACAGCTTCCCTTCCATCATCCTGTAAAAATCTTTGAACTTTTGGTTCTCATCAAGCTGCTTCAAACCAATCAATTCAAGAGAATCCATAGTGGCTTTAAACCACTCCTTGGTTTTTCTCTTGGTAGGTATAGCCTGCACCGGCAAACCTGAAAATACTCCTCTGGCCGGAAAAGCCTGATCTCTATTGAAATATTCCATCCTATTATCCTATTTTTCACAAAGATAAGGAATTTGTTCTCGTCACCTCATTTTATACGGGTTATGTCTTCTTACCGTAAATCCTTTAACCTGTTCCATCTTCTTACGTTCCCTCTTCTTTTGATTCTCCTTCTGAGTCGTACTTTCAGGCATGTAACCCATATCATCATAATACTTAGCCAGAAGAAGAGCGTGGCCGAAGGCTATGATACGGTCGGTGTTGACCCCAGGGCCGAAGGCTATGATCTCATCAAGAAGTTCTATATCAGGGATACGGTAAATACCTTTCTGTGTTATTTCATTACCATCATCATCATACCCGACAACAACATCCTCCCAACAATATTGAATAACGGTATTGAAAAGCATGCGCTGATTGGGAACCGTAGGAGCCAAACCGAGCTTGTTGTTCTGACGGGCGCCAGCACGGATAATCTTACCGGCAAGACGTTCACCGTCTTGCAGTAACATGAGCTGCTTATTTCGTCTCGTAAGATACAGTTCATACATTCGATCGGCATTCTCCATAAGACACTTAGCCCCATACGCTTCTTGAAGTATTTCACAATTCCTACAAAAATCATCGGAAGATGGAGGACGTGATGCGTATGATGCTACTATGCAATAAGCAAATGGATCGTTGATTTTTACATACCTTTTAAGTACATAAAACGTACCAACAGAATCAGTATCAGCCTTGTCTGATTTATAGGGGTCGCAATTATGGGTAGTTATGTGATGACATAAATAGGTATGCGTATCACAATCAAAATTATACACAGGACCAGAATACAATTCCTTCTCTATACTTTTAATCCTTATATAAATATAATTACCATCACTACTTATAAAACACCCCTTTTTCTTAGCCTTGATTATTTTATCTGAAATAATAATACCATCAAGCTTAACACTGCTTATACCAAATGATAGTAATTTTAATATACCATTTGTACCAAAAGATAAATAATATAAACAATTACTTTTCTTAAAATGACCTTGAATAACATCAGATCTATCGTTTTTATTAATTTTTATATTAGAAACTATTCCTATTGAAAACAAAATATCTTGTACACTCTCTAATAATTTTAAATTACAGCTTGTATATTCAATAGTATATAATTTCTTACCATTAACGGCATAACAACAACCATCCGTATCAAGATATCCACACAAAAAAGAAACCTTATACTCATGAGGTATATACTTAACCCATTCTGGTATAAATTTTCCATTGGCATATTTACCAAATGTGGAGTCCATCCATATTGCAAACTCCTTTACACTGCAAAATATCTCGCAACTATTATCCCTGAATCTTTTATTAGTATATTTACCAAAACATGATTTACATATATCATCTATTTTCTTTATAAACTTATCATTGTTTTTATGTGTACTTATATATATGCCTACATGATGTTTGTCTATCCTTGAATACCCATTACCTATCCAAGCTCCTATTAAATACCATAAATCATCAGACATTACATAAGGGAATAATTCTTTACAAGGATATATCTCCTTTCTGTAAATATTTGGATATTTAATCCACATTCCACTCTTTACATCAGATACTTTAACAAAATCAAAGCTAAATAAATCTTCACATATTATTTTACCATTTTTAAGTTTATTGTCACTAACATACAATGGATGCTCTTTCGTAAAACGTGTTATTGAAACTCCATTATACATTTTAACATCATACACATCTTCATCTATTTTATTATATAACAGTCTTTTGTTAATAAAAACATATTCTCCATCTTTATTTACAAGCTTATCTTCATATTTTACATCTTCAACGTATTTCCACCCTTTATCTGTTAATACTCTCTCACCTGGAAGTAAACATCCACTCACGTATGTGAAATCAAAAATACCTCCATCTTCAGGCGGATTTTCGTATATAACAATAGGAGCATCTATATTTCCACCTTGGAACGGATAATCAGCGAGCTGTTTATCACTAAAATGATAGCCCATTTTCATTCCATCAGTCTGATATATGTCTACTGTTTTCCCTGGTCTTCCTTCTTCAAGAAGACGGCTTTTGTGCTTCAAAGCATCTTCTACAGGAAACCTATTTACATTCGTATTAAGAAAACAATCATCTATAGACAAAGGAAATGCCATTCGTTCCTGAACGTATAAAGCTCTATCCTTTTTGACAAGTTCATCAAGACGAGATTTTATCTTCTTAGTATTATCATCAAATTTTGATACCTGAATATCTATTTTCTTAAGACCTGTAGCTTTCTCTATTCCAAGGTACTTATCTAAGGTTGTTGTTTCCTTATCATAAGCATGAGACATCTGAGCAGGAACAAAACAACCGGATTGACTAATACGCCAAGTTGGTTTTAAACAACGTTTATTAAGCAGATCATAATTCATGACAATAAACCCGTATTCAGCAGGGTTATTCATCACTTTTTGAGCATCTTGAGACTTTTCAACGTTGCCGCCCGTACCGGAGCATATCATCATCCCCCTCATTCTACCGTGCATCATATGGGCAGGACGACCTTGTAAGTATGCTGCTAAAAATGGAAATTTACCTACCTCATCATAAATAGATGTATATGGTGTTCCAGATGCGGTCTTAAGAGAGGCACCGGCTTTACCGCTATCAATATTGGTAATACGAATACGAGCGTGAACGTCACGAATATTGTTCACCGTCTTAGTACCCATAATAACCTCTTTAAACCAATCATTACCTGTTCTATTTATTCTTAGATAAGGATGTATATTATCAAGACCAAACTCAAGATACTCACCAAGACTCATAAGGTCCTCCTTACTTGACCCAATAACATTATGCGTCAAATTGTACGTCATTGTAGCATTACGAGCCAAAAACGAGCTCATTATGGCCGTATTATGAGTAACGATGTAATTGGTGGTCAAAAATAAATGAGAGTCATTATCAACGGTTATACAAGTGGCATGTTCCTTCCCGTATATTGATATGGATCTTATTTTTAATTCCTTACGATTCCTTGATAGTATAAGTTTGTTCCCCTCTAATTTAGCATACCAACCTGAAGCCCAAAACATACGTTGTACAAAATTTATGACATCCATGTCAATATGAGACAACATAAGCTCTTCTTCTCCGGTTACTACGTTTCTGAAAGAACGAATGAAGTTTTCTATAAAATCTTTCTTTTGATCTATGGACGATCTTAGAAATTTCTTACAAACGTATTTATCAAAAAACATATCCCCACTATAGCCACCGAGATAAGCCGCCAGCATCGAGGCGTAGGCCGACGGCGGAACCGGCAGCTTTGCCGTAGGGTAGTTCAGGGCCTCACCTACTGGAATAGACATACTCTTATAATCTAATCCGGCTATGGATCTAAGACTCCTAACATGCCATTTTCCTCCATGATTGACACGCCATTGATGATTACCGCAGCAAATAACATTACGACCGTCTTCAAATACGACTCTGTAGGTAGTTACTTTTCCTTGAGGATAGACACCTACGACTTCTACTAAATTCCCTTTATCGTCATATATCTTATCCCCTACAACGATATTTCCTATCATCTTTTCCCGGTCCTCAAGATAAAGTATCTCAGAGTCAAGAAGGGCTTTTCCAAAACGACGGCACCCGAACATGAATATTCCTTTATTCTCTTCTTCCGCCTGCTTTAGAAATTCGGCAAACATCCATTCATTATCACGAAGCTGAGAATTTCCAGGAATACGATCATCTCCTACGTCAATCATCATCTTCCAGAAATTGATATGCCAGTATAGCCAAGGATGGATAAATACACCATTTATGGTAACACCGTTAAGGAGTTTCATAGCCTCATTCTCCCAGAATTGCTTGACATCATCGTCTTGCTCTTCATAAGAATAAAGGTCATTCCATAACGGAATATCGTTACCCATATTTATATAAAGTTCTTTACTGTTAAAATTCATGACAAAACTACTTATCGAGCTTGTTCTTAGCTTCATTCTTAACAAAAGACTGAATACCTGATACTTTTTGTCCTCCTTTTAGGCTTTTCTTGTTTTTGGCAGCCTCAAGCTGATTATAGACATCCATTATCCCACACATCTTAATATAAGATTCAGTCCATTGCATTAAGCTATCAGACAAGCTTTTTTGAAACCTAAATTCTTTCTCCCTCTTATCGGAATCTTCTATTTTATCCCAAGGGTTTTCAGATAGATAACGTTCAGCCTTATCTATCTGATCCCTTAATACAATAAGTTTCCTATCTACGTAAGAGACATCATCATTAGTCGGCTTTCTTGCTTTCATTGTTCACGATTTTTAAAAAAGCCTCATACTGAGACTTAAGCATATTAAACCTATCTTCAAGAGAAGATGGATCAACACGATACTTACACATGTTTTTTATTCCTTCCTCAACAAATTCATCCTTGAACGCAACAGAATCAGTATTATTGTCAACGTACATAATAAAATCCGATTCTCCGTCGTTTACTATCCTATCAAGAACCTTCTTACTGTCATCATCTATACTAAGATCATGACCGGCATTAATAGACAACCGGTAGACTGTCTTGACAGAAGAAGATACTTTCATTATCTCTTGTTGATACAAGTTGGTCATAAACGACTTTTCTTCCAAATCAATAAAGTCTTCCAACTCTATATCATTTTCCTCTTCCTTCTTCCTAATAATATCCTTAGTTAGATCTTCCATCTCCTCTCCCACCTTATCTTGCGCAGACAGTAGATGGTTGTAATAAGAAATAAGATGTTTTATATCTGAATCAAAATCAATCTTCTTCATTATCAAGAACCTTTTTATCATGAATAATAACGTCCATCAACTCCATTGATAAATTATAATCAGCCACTTCAAAAAGCTCGCTGTCTGTCAACGTCCTTAAAAAAGAAACAGACAATCCTCTTTTCTTTGCAAAAGATCTAAGTACGGCATAGAGAATGTCCCCGGCCGAATAATCGGGGAGATCATCACAAGATGCCTGCAACATAGAAAATAAGGATTTCCTTTTATCTTCGCATTGTAAATGCCTTGCTTTACCATATCCTCCCATAACACTTAACTTTTTTGGATTATAATACCTTCAAAATTAAACGGAATCTTTTCCTCTTTTTGAGACCCATCTTTTTGATAGTGAACAGTCATATGTTTTACGAATCTTCCTATTCCAAATCCTGCTGTATGTATCTCTATATTGAACTTAAAGTGACGGGAGTCTATGATATTCAAATTAGAGGACGTACAGCCACAAGATGTCTCTGATGCTGTTATCTTCATATCATGCTTCGACTCAAGAACGAATGAAAACCTTATACTATTTCCTTTTTCTACCGGTTCGAAAATGATTTCAAATGATTTACCGTCTTTAGAAAGGTCAATGTTATATTGCTTGTCATCTGTAGAAATAACATTAAACTCATCAGAATCCATTGTAATAAGTTCCAACCTGTTCCATCTTGACTTCTCCTCATAAAAATCAATAGAATACTGACGATCCATCCACGAAGGACGGGGAAGCCCCTCCCCAAGCGCACACTCCTCTGTCTTGCTCCAGGCCTTCTGCTTGATGAAGCACGTACATACCGAACAACGATTTTTACCTATTTTCTTGCTTACGTATAAAGAAAGAGGAAGCATAGAGTTAGGGACGTTCTTGGTATTGAATTTACATCCCTCACACTTTTCAAGACGTTCCTTGTACCAATCGGGATAATCTTCTTTTTTTCTTGGAAGTTTTTTTAATATCGTATCCATAAAAGCATCGTATATAACTTCCGCTTGCAAAATCTTTTTCATGACTTATCTGTTAAATTCCTGTTCTTGAATATTTTGTATTTCACTAAAACTATGACCCTTACGAGATTTAAAGATAGATAATTTGTTGTGTTTTATCAACATATCCCCACTTTTTATCTCACCTGAATCATAAGCATCCTTTATCATCCTTATCTTAATATCAAGGCACTGAAGTTCTTTTTCCTGATACTTAGATAATTTTTCTACCTTAGATTTAAGACGCTCAAGATTGTGTTTGCGCCTCTCCATCTCATGAAGGTTACAAACCATATCACCCACATACGGGAACGATACAGACACGTTATCTGTGTACGTACATAAGTTATTGGCATAAGAAATACTGGCTCTGAAAACGTCACGTATTTGGTTTCGGTCGTAAACGCCCCCGGTCTTATCCATCACATCATCTATAATATGTGACTCAAATGATATAGGGAAATTATTCTTCACCATCGGCTTCAAAAGTTTTCTTTCTGTAAAATAAAGAAACCAACGCACATTGATCTCTTGAACCCTCCAATACAAAAAGACGGCGCATGTTCTCTATATCCGAGCACAAACACCTGGTCCTGTAATTCCCTTCACGGTCAATCAAAATACCACGCTTCTTCATCTCCGTATCCAAAACCGATACATATTGAAGATCGGTACTGAAACAATGAGAAAACTTCTTCTTCGTCTCATACGAATATCCAAACACAAAATAATAGGCAAGAAGATTTAAGTGCCTCGCATCTATGACATTCTTCTCATTGCCGGAAGCCATTAAGTATCCGTTATAAAACAGAAGTATCTTCTTCGCCATATCTACCGTATTGGAATAAGGTACTAAAAGCCTATAAGCTCTATTACTAACATCTTTATTATCACTTTCTTTCATGAGATTATCGTTTTGATACAAAGATAAGGATTAAGGATTTATAAATTTAAAATTAACGTATTTTATGACAATTGATTCGGGATTTGTCCCGATATTTGTACTGCTATATTTTAAAAATAAGGTCTTATTGTTTGATTCTTGAATTTTATTTATATATTTGTAGCGCGTTACAGACATAAATATGAGTTCAAATCAAAAATAAGAATATAAAATATTAATTGTCTTATTGTTGATTTGAGACTCTTCTTTATCTGTAACGGGATTTGGGATATTATCTGCAAAAAGACATGAATCGGATGGATATCCCCAAAAATCCATCCGATTTTTTTTTGTTATAGATTTTGTTATAGATTATGAAGCTACAATTAGGTAGAAATATTAACATAAGTCTTAGACTTTTGGAGCAGTGGTCATCAGATTCGCTGTTCATGGAATTGTATGCTTTATACTGTATGATAAAAATCTCCCGCCGGGATTCGAGAATAAGATTCAAAAACCAGAAAGATCTTCTTCATAAACTTGGAATCGGGTATTCGAAGTTCAAGAACATGACAGGACATCCGATGTTTGACGAACTGTTCCGTATGACGGATAATACGTTCGTTGCAAGAAGGTATCGTGTTAATGGCGTACAACTTACTCTCGGATGTGGAAAAGTGAGTCTTCCAAAGAATAGGATTTTAATTAAGATAAAGAAAAATGAAATAACAAACCATGAAAAAGTCCTTGACAGGATAAAAGAGGCGATGTTTGTTAATTTAGTCAGAAACAATGAATCTGTACTGAACAGTGGAGAGACAAACTCTCAGGCAGAAGTCGTAGACGGAAGCCACTCGTATTATGGATTAATTGATTCGACGATAAGTAATAAAACAATTGCCTTGTACTTGAATGTAGGACTAACAAAAGCGAAAGAGATTGTCGGTATGGCGATACAAGACAAGCTCGTAAAAAGGTTCGAAAACGTACAATTTATAACATACGTAGATAATCCTCGTGCTTACATTGAAGCAAACGAACATAACTACCCAATAGGTAAGCTGATTCCGGTATATAGGCATGGAGCCGTTTTCTGGCAAATAGCAAATACCTGGGCCTTGTATAAAAAAGGAGCAACAAACAGATGGTATTTTGGAGAGAAGGATATAGAGAAAGGAGAAAAAGAAAAAGTGAGTAAGAAAGACGATTTCAATTTCTTCTTAAAAGACAACACTCATATCCTACGTTTCTTGAATGCAGAAGAAGTTGTTTCCGAGGATGGGGAAATCCTTGGCATAGATCGTAAAAAGACAAAAGAAGAAGAAGCAAGATCATTGGCTTCTGTTATGGCTAAAGAAGCGCACAAAAACTTCTGGGACGGATATGAGCGAAGTACACAAAACCAGATTGTAAGAAAGTACTATCGCGCTATCATAGCAGAAGACAAAAAGCGAAGAATGGACATGTTCTTAAACCGTCTTAAACAATCATACGACAAGGTTAGTGGATGGAGTAAGGAGAAGATAGCCACAGTAAAAGCAGGCCTGGCTGATGCGGAAGCCTGCTGTGCTGAGGTAGGGACGTCCGTTGCCGGTGTCTGCGGTAGGGTAAGTAGGAGAATGAAATCCTATAACAATACCGCTCCTGACAAAAAGGCAGGTTTTAATGAGGTACGGGATATGTATGCTGAGTTCGCCGGCGAGATGGCTAAAGCGGTGGGATCGGTAAGCGAAGACATCTATACGTATGTTAAGGCAGAACAGTTTAAGGAAAAGATAGGGAATATGGATATATCTATCCAATCATTACCTAATATTAGTATAACAGTAGATAATGATAAAGAATTAGATGGTGAATCCGTATTCAAGGATATACAATTTGAAGAACTATCATTCTATAATGATACCTATCTTTATTCTTCATCTCAGTATTCATCATTATAATGTTTGGTACTTGAGAGAGGGTCTGTTCTTAGTGGTCACCGACAGAGCCGAAAAACGATAATCTCGTAGAATATCGACGGAAACACCCGTTAGCCACCACTATGCCATAACCATATCTATACGAAATCATATTACTGTCTGATCTAAAACTACTTATCCAACTTATTATTTCTTTTTAATCCTAATTAATTCGTTTTATATTTTAGGTTTTATTTTATTTTCATACTTTTGTTTTGTAGAACAAAATCAGAAAAAAGATGGCTATAAGTTACGACAAAAAAATCATGGAGTGCGTTCTTCGTTCAGTTATGTCCGAAGGTAATGTCGCACAAGGAAAGGCTATTAAGTCTATTTGTAAGTCACCTAAACCGCTGTTTATAACCGGTAGGGCTGGAACAGGAAAAAGTTTTTTCATCAAGCGTATCGTACCGGCATTAAAAAATGCGGTTATTGTTGCTCCTACAGGTATTGCTGCTGTTAATGCAGGGGGTCAAACCATTCATTCTTTTTTCAGAATTGGAATGCAGCCTTACATTCCTGAAATAAGAAAGGGTAAGTTCATGGATAATTGTGAAAACAAGTTCAGAGGAGAATCCGAAAAGATTTTACAGAATATAAAGTATCTTATCATAGACGAGATTTCTATGGTTCGCCCTGATCTTCTTGACAACGTAGCTGATATACTTCGTCATGCAAGAGGAGACAAGGACCCGTTTGGCGGCGTGAAACTTATTATGGTAGGTGATTTATTTCAACTTCCGCCAGTAATTAAGGAGGATTTTTTTAGAGAAATATACGATACATCTTACTTCTTTAGCTCCAAGTCTCTAATGGCTTCTGGTATGGAAATGGTTTCTTTTGAAAAAATATACCGTCAGAAAGATGAGAAGTTTATTAGTGTCCTTAATAAGGTGCGTGGAGGGCAGATGGATGATGATGTATTTGATACAATAAACAGCAGATGTATTCAGTCTGATAATAATCAAGGATATGTTGAGATTGTAACTACCAACTCAAAAGCTACGGCTATTAACGAAATGAGAATATCATCGTTACCAGGCTCTTTAATAAAATTAGAAGCTGTTATAAACGGTGATTATCCTAAAGATGCTCCGGTTGAAAAAACTCTTTTCTTGAAAGAAGGATCAAGAGTTATGATAACAAGAAACGGAGGAGAGTACTTCAATGGCTCTCTTGGTACTGTATTATCTATAAAAAAGGGGGAGATTGAAGTAGTCCTTGATAAACCAAAGGATGATGAGCATACTAAGGTTGTTATAACACCATGTTCGTTTGAGAAAGTAAAATACGTCAGAAACGGATATAAGATAGAATCTGAAGTAGTAGGAGCTATTATTCAGTATCCTATAAAAATAGGTTATTCTATCACGATCCATAAAGCTCAAGGCCTGACATTGGATGCGGCTATGATGGATGTATCTAATTCTTTTGAAACAGGACAGCTATATACGGCTCTTTCAAGAGTAAAGTCTCTTGATGGATTATATCTTCGTCAACCTATTCCTAAGACGGTAAAAACCATCGATCAGGTGGTGATAAACTTCTATAAAAAGACTCTTGGTAATGGAGGTATTGTGAAACCGGTTCCAATGGAAGAGCTTGAAAAGTCAATGATTAATTTGTCAACCGGATCTGAAATAGATTTTGCAGAGTTTAATTTATAAAAAAATGTAGTTATGGAAACAAAAGAAGAAAAACAAAAGAAGTTTGTGACAGAATTTGAAATCAATGGAGAAAAGTATGGCGGATATATTTATGCTACAACTTTTTCCGAAGCTGAAGATTTTGTTAGACAAAGAAAATCGACAGAGAAAGTTGTAGGTGGTCCGTGTTTAGAACAAGAAGAAATTAATCGTCTTTATAACCATTCCTCTTAGAATTTTCAATGATCCTTGTTTGTTGGCATAACCTTGAGATGGTGATACTATAGTATATAAGTACCTAATAAGAATATGGCAAGAGTAGATAAAATATTTCAAGACAATTTGGCTCTTATAATGAGCCAACCGTGGGAAGAGGTAAAGCGACCGGTCTACGGTGACGGGACAGGCGTCAAGGTGAAGCGTATCCTGCAAGTATGCAACCAGTACGATCTTCGCCGGGAATTTCCTCTTGGTTCGCTTAGACCTACTAATCTTAAAAACTCCATAAAAGAAATATTGTGGATTTGGCAAAAAAGATCGGTAGATATCAAAGATCTTGGTCTTCATATATGGGATCAGTGGGCTGATGATAATGGAAAGATCGAAGGATGTTATGGAGATATGGTGAACAGACATGTTTATATGGGAACCGGAAAAGCTCCAGAGGGTATGATAGACATCCATGATGGTCTTTACGGTTTTCTTAACCAAACAGACTTCATTCTTTGGTCACTCAAGAATGATCGTTCATCAAGAAGGATCGTAGCATCTATGTTTGATCCTGAAACCAATGGACTAAAACCTCTTCAAGAATGTGCGTTTCAGGTAAATTTATCTGTTAAAGGAGATGAGTTGTATATGACGCTTTATCAGCGTAGCCAGGATGCTATTGTTGCCGGCCTATGGAATGTAGCACAGTACGCTGCACTTATGATGATGTTCGCTCACGACGCAGGCCTGAAGCCGGCTATTTTTACGCACTTCATTCAAGATATGCACGTATATGACCGGCACGAAGAGCAGGCAAACGAGCTCCTTCGTCGATCCCTATTCGGCCCGGTTCCACAGGTTACTATCTCGTCTCGTATGGAAGGGAAAGGATTTTATGATTTTGTAGCTGATGATTTTGAGGTATGGAATTATGAACCGAAGGAGCAAATAAAATTCGAAGTAGCTAAATGAAAATAAGCATAGATAGAAGGGTTAAGATGGTTCCCCTAATGGAAATCAATGCCGGCGATGAAGTTAGCGTAGGAGGCTTTGATTATATTGTTGAAAACATAATTCCATGTAGGAAAGGATCTTATTCAGATTCGTATGGGATTAGGTTGGTCATGTCTTCTTACAAGCATGGCCAACTTGTAAGAAAAGTAGATAGCGTTTTTTCTATCGATTCTATTTTAGTATTTCTCCCTAAAGGAGATTCTGTTGTAGTAGAGTGCTCTTATAGAGAACTTGAAGAATGTTTTCCTAAAATATAATTACAATGACGGGCGAAGAGAAATGTAACCGATGCGAGCAGTTTGGACCGAACGGTCTCACTGATTACCCATGTAAAAGTATTCCATCAAGGAACTGTCCTTGGTTTATAAAGATCTCGGATAAGAAATATAAGAAGATTCTTGCCGATAGGGTGAAAAGAATTAAGGAGAATGAGAAACTTAAGCAGGAAATGATGAAAGATCAGGATCTTGTTGAAGAAGTAAAACAAAACACAAAAAAATTAATGCAATGAAAAAGAAAAATATAAAACCAGAAGAAGTGGAAGTCGTTATTCCTAAAGAAGTAGAAGCTATTAACATATGTGGAGATATCAATAGTTTTATAAAACATATTATACATGTCAGCTTGGATAAGGTGAGTAGTGATAGGGCGTTTGTTAATAACGATGTTCTGTATATGGTTACATACGCATCTATAAAAGGTAAAAATATACCCGTTGGTGTATTAGCAAAACAAAAGGAAGCCAAAACAGAAGATATCGCTATGCCGTTTGAGGATATTGGAAGGGACGTAAATGTCGTGTATCCTATTGAAATAGGAAAGATGTTTAAAGGTTTTTACATCCTTGGTAACGGTGCTGTGGCTATTGATTACGAACTTACAGACAATGGAGGTTTTGAAGATGATGACAGCATTGGCAAAATTGACATGAATCTAAATTAGTGCATTATGATACTATATATAGCAGCAGATCCGGGAAAAGATGGAGCCATAGCCTGCATCGATCAGGACAGTAAACTAATATCAAGAATCTCCACTCCAAGAATATCAGTTTCAGGACCAGTAGACTTGACTAAAGAATATGTTTTTTGCCGGGATACGATCGTAGAAAACAATCCTGATAGAGTAGTATTTGTCATAGAGGACGTCCACGCACTGTACGGGGTCAGCACGTCCTCTACAGCCTCTCTCATGGAGAACAAAGGCCAGCTACATGGGCTGTTCCTGTCCCTTTGCATGGCATTTACGGACATAAGTTGCTCCGTTAATTTCATAGCCCCTAAAACATGGCAGAAATTGGTTTGGACGCATTCTGATAAGGTCATGGAGGCCAGTAAGGTGAATACTAAGAAAACGTCATTGGCTTGCGCTAAAAGGCTGTGGCCAAACGATACGTTCGTTAAAAACGAAAGATGTAAGACATCCCATGACGGTATAGTTGATGCAATGCTTATAGCAGAGGCAGCAAGAAGAACCATTTAATCTATTTTAAATCATTTTAAATCCAATTAATTCGTAATTAGATTTTAAAATAATACATTTGCAGTGTTAGATAATCATAATCGTAAGTTTTAAAAAATGAAAGTAAGAGTTCCTGGCATACTAATGAATGAGAAACTTTCAAACATTTCAAAGATGTTTGATAAGGTTCTAAAGGATTGTGTCACATCGAATATAAAAATTACTTTATATTTTGATCATATCCGGATACAAGCCATGAACGAACGTATAACATATACGGATGATATTTTCGATGTGAATACTGATATTTCTTGTGACCATAAGTTTTCTCTTTTAGTAGATGCCGGGACTCTTATTTCGTTTTTTAAAAATCATAACCAGGATATAGAGATAGAGATTAAAAACGATTACAGTATCGTTTTTAAATACGATAGAGGATCTTTTTCTTCTACTTGGATTGAGGATAAGGCTTTCCCTGATTTCTTTTATCCTGTAGGTGACGGTATTCGTGTTATGAGCTCGTCTTTCATTCAGTCTATGAAAAGATCTTTTGCGTTTGTTGGATCGGATGAATTTAGACCGGCTATATGCTCGATTCTTCTTAATGTGAAGAAGGACTATATTGACATTGTTTCTACTGATATGTTCCGTCTGTTTATAAATAGGAAAGAATGTGCTAATGCATTAGAAGAAAGGTCAATTATGCTAAGTGAGGTTGCAGCTTCTATCTTGTACCGTTTTCTATCTGATAAAGATACGGAGATCAGTATTTCCACAGATGGTGTTAGGACGTTCTTATGTTTTGATAATGTGATTATATCGGATATGAACGTAGAACAACAGTATCCTAACTACGAATACGTATGTAATAAATTCGAAAAATCGTCGAGGGTTAAGTTTGATAGGGATTTGCTTATATCTGTTCTTAATTCCATGACTTTAGTGGATAATGTTGTTAATGTCAAGGTAGATGAAGAAAACGGTATAACGGTAATGTCTGAGGATTTTGGAAATAGAAAAAGGATAATGGAATCAATGCCTTTAAATGCGCTTGAAGGTCCGTGTTTTAGCTTTTCTATCGGTAAGGAAAATATACTTTCATCCGTAAAATCTCTTATAAAAGGAGATGTTATTATGGATTGGTCTGATCAGTATAAGATGATAAAGATGTTCAATCCTAAATACGAATCAACATACATCTTAAATCAAACATTGTATAATCTATAAAAAAAATAAAAATATGGCTTTTAGAGAAAACAGAAGTTTTGGTACAACTTATTATCTGTATATTAATTCGGATGGTAACTTGTATGAAAAAAGAAACGAACCAAAAGAAGGTTTTGTTCAGCACATAAATCCTAATAGCGGTCAGCCGGCGGGATATTGGAAAGAGTATTATAATGGAGTAGTTGGATACATTAACTACATCGGGTTAAAGTCAAGCTCTTTCTCTAATGGAAATACTGTTACTAATTTCCTTATCGTATTAAAAGATTACGAGCTTAATGAAAACTATTGTATTTCCATACCTCTCGTCAATCAAAAAGGAAATATCAAGGGCTTTGTTAAGAGCTTCGTAAAATACTACGAAAACATCGATTTCAGTCGTGAAATTTATTTCAATGTCTTTAAGAAGAAGAAAGATGACGAGTTTGGATCTTCGGAACTTATTATCGCATATGCCGGAGTAGACGGAGAAAAAGATCAGCTTGTTGAACGTTTTTATAAAAAAGGCGTAAATGGCTGGCCTGACCCTATTGAAGTTACAGGATTTGATGGCAAGAAAAGCCTCGATTATTCGGCTCAAAATAACTTTACTTATCAGAAGATTACTGAATATTCAAACAGGTTCAATGCTTCTATTAAAGACATCAGAGCCGGTATAATGGCTAAATTAGGGTTAGGAGGAAATACTCAGCAAGAGCCGGCAGCTCCTCAGACTTATACCCAGCAGCCGGCAGCGCCTCAACAGGTTCAACAACCTCAGTCTGTTCCGAGTGCTATTCCGTATCAGAATTACCAACATCCTGCTCAACAGCCAGCACAGTATCAGGAACCGGCTCAGCCTGCTGCACCTGCCCCGGCACCTACTACAAGGAGCACCAAGCCTCAGCATCAGACGCAGCCACAGCCGCAAGCACAGATGCCGAACTTCCCTCCTATGGAAGAAGAAGACCTTCCATTTTAATATAAACATCAGCCCAGGAGAATAACATCTCTTGGGCTTTTAAAGATTGTGTAGAATGATAGTAGAAATAGTTACAAGATTTCCCCTTATTAAACTTCGTAGGAAAGTGACAGAAGAAAGGATTATGGCGAAGCATGGGGATAAATTATGTATGATCTACTCAGAAACCAGAGAAAAATATAAGCAAGGAGATGAGTGGGTCGATGATCCTAATGATGCAGACATAAGTACTTTTCGTGAGTGCTATGAATCAACGAAGGATATAAAAAAAGAAGGGATTGTTTATTGTACTATAAAAATATGATCATGGACAAGTTAGAAGATATTGAAAGACTTCTTTCTGAAAAAGAAGATAGCAAGAAGGATACTGTTTCTGAAAAGAACAACAAACATAAAAAAGAAGATAAGGTCGTTAATAAAATACCTGAATCGTATTTGACTCCAGGTTATCAGAAGACTGTGCAGGTAGGTATTAAGAAACTTTATCCTGATGTTGAGATACCAGAGTACAAACATGAAGGAGATGCCTGTTGCGATATTCGTGCATATAGGGTGGTGAAGATGATTAACGATATGGGGATTGAAATAGAAGTTCCTTCCGATTTTGAATCAATTACCTTATATCAAGGGTATTCTGTTAGAATCGGTACCGGATTTAAATTAAATATTCCAAGTGGATGGTGTGTGAATGTTGAAGGACGGTCCGGTTTTTCTTTTGATGAAGGTATTGTTGTTTCTAATGCACCTGGTAAGTGTGAATATACTTACAAAGGAGAGTATATGATTAATCTTATTAAGGTCAATAAAAAACCGACTGTAATTCATAAAAACGATCGTATTGCTCAAATGGAAATCGTTCCTCAGTATAAGATGTTATTAGAGGAAGTAGAAGACATAGAGATTGAAGATGACAATGATCGTGGAGAAAAAGGTCTTGGTAGTTCGGGAGTTAAATAATTTTTAAATATTTTTACAATGAGTATGTTAGGTTTTACATTCATTACCGATAGCAAACTATCGATGTATCGTGAAAAGGCTATAAAATCCGAAACGCTCGCAAAAGAGGTTGAGGAAATGCAAGATATGGCTTTTATTTACGAAAAAAGAATAGAAGAGAAGAATAAAGAAATTTCCAATCTTAAATCGGATATAGCTTCAAAAGACAAAGAGATTTTATCTGTTGGTAAAGATCTTTCCGTAGCTAAAGAGGAAATAGAAAGACTGAATAATAATCAGAAAAAACTAATAAAAAGTATCAAGGATAAAACAGAAAAGCTTCTAAGTCGCTAATTCTAAACTTAGTAATGCTAATTATAGAATTAGCGACTTAGAAGAGAAGAGAAGTAAAATATCATCCGACTTAAAAAAGAAATCCAATGAGTTGGTTGAAGCTGAAATCAAAATAGGTAATTTAGAAAACGAGGTTTTGGTTGGATCCAAAACAATACAAGATTTAGAATCGAAGCTGAAATTGACGCAAGTAGAATTAAGAGGCTACCAAATAGGTATAATCGGGAAAGATAAAAACAATGTTGCTGAGCCTGAATTAGATAAAGATGAAGAATCAGATAAAGATGTAGCAGAACCGGAGAAATTTGATGAAAATAAGGAAGTGAAATACAATACGCTTCTTGATACAGATGTGATTCAGGAAGAAGTTGGTGATATTGTGGATCCAGAAAACGTAGCTGAACAAGTAAAAGACACTAAAAAGAAGAAGAAAAAAAAGAAATGAGTTATTTTAATGGTTTTATAATATTTTAACCAATTCATCCACTATGCTTTAGCAAGTGGATGAATTGATTTGATTAACTTTGGGTCAAAGTTTCAAATAAAAAAAACTTCGGAAGGGCATTTCCGAATTGGAGAGCAAGAGTGATTCCAATGATAGCAATATCAGGGTTTCTTGCGTTTGTATCCAAGAATCCCACGCGCTTTAGGCGTGGGAGTATGTCAAGTTTTAATGTTTGCCATATTGTTGGTTAGTACTTAACTTTGCGTTGAGAGAGTTTTTAGGATAATTATTGGTTAATATTTAGCTGTTATATGCAGGCGTCTGTGAAGGCTCCTGCATATTTTTAAGGTCCTGTAGCTTAGTGGTGAAAGCAGGCGGCTCATAACATCGAGATCGTGGGTTCAAATCCCTCCGGGACCACTGTCCAATGGTGTAGTGGTAGCACAACAGATTTTGGTTCTGTTAGCGGAGGTTCGAATCCTCCTTGGATAACGATTAAGTCTTTATGGAAATGTTAATTATCTCAGTGTTTGCGGTGTGTGAACATAGCAAACATTAAATGGCCCATTAGTTTAATGGATAAAACCTTTGAGTCCTAATCAAAAGTTGCCTGTTCGATTCAGGCATGGGCTACATGGCTTGTTGGATGAGTGGTTTAGTCAGGGGTCCGCAAAACCTCGTATGGCGGTTCGATTCCGCCACAAGCCTCTAAAAAAAGTAAGACAATGAACTACCCAGAGCAACAAATGCTTAAGATCCTTAATAGGGATCTGTTAAGTAATCCGATGTATGTTATCAACAATCTTCATATATACGATTGGGAATCTGACTTCCTGGCTATAACAAGATCATTGTACGCTTATGAAGTAGAGGTCAAGATGTCTAAACAAGATTTCTTTAACGACTTCAAAAAGAATAAAAAACATAATGTTCTTAAAGACGGCATTATTAAGGTAGGTGGTGTCATAAGCTATCCTCCAAACTATTTCTACTACGCCTGTCCGCCTAATATGATTGACGTAAATGAAGTTCCGTCTTATGCCGGGCTGATTTATGTCGATGTCAGTAAAAATAGGAAGAACGTCGTTAAGGTCGCACCTTTAATTCATAGACAGAAGTTTGATGTAGTGGGTAGGAAACTGGTGGATAAGTTTTACTACAATATGCTTACTTGGAAGAAAAGAGCTATTTCAAACGTGTATGCTGACCCGGCCAAGGAAAGAGAGAAAGGCGTGCGTGCCGGAGCTGAGGCTGTGAGGAAGTCGGCCTGGGATGCGTTCAGGGCGCAGTGCCCGCACATTGCTTTCCCCTATGGAAATGAATTTCCGATGTGTGACGATCACGAACAAGATCATCCCATGAGAGACTGCATACTTCAGTGTGAAAAAGGTAGAATATTTAAAAACAGATTGAAATGAGCACCCCACGTGAATTAAGTAGAATAGCTAATAGGATAGCCGGTAAGATGACTGATGATGGATGGGTTAGCCCCGGTAGAAAGAATCTCGTTTCCGATAAGAAGGTTATGGAGTTAATAGATTCGATTTTTAATGAAATTTGGAGAGAATTAGATGACGGGAAAAGAGTCCATATCAGGAAACAGATGATTTTCAAAAAGATTTTTGTCAGTAGGCAAAAAGATAAATACTATATACAATGCATAGAAAAAAGGGACGCCAAATAGACGTCCCTTTTTTGTTTTTTATAAGCAATACAGACGTGAATAATCACATCACTCCATTACTGTCCTTACAAACTTAGAAACAGCTTGTGTGATAGTCCACTTGATGTTAGCATTAACATTGATAGTCTGAGGAGTACCGTTTGCATCCAAGTTGATTACCTCCTTGTCTATTTCCAAGAACGGATCACCTGCTGTCTGGGTAATAACCGTATTAGCTGTCTGACCACCAGCGGCCGTAACCTTAAGAGTATTTACCAGATTGTTTATATTAGTGTTCGCTGCAATACCGGAGAATACGATACTGAAAGCAAAGCCCCCTGTTGCACCAGGGTCGCCGGCAATAACAGCGCCGTTGCTGGTAGCCTTGCCTGCCGCCTGATAGGAGGTAGGTATTTTCAACGTCAGAGGATGAGTCTTGTCCGGAGTTAGAGAGAACGTTAATTTAGTTGAGTTACTTGTACCGTTGATCGTTACAGTACCACCTCCTTTCCCTACGGATGCAGTAGGATTTATTTTTACAAACTCAGCTGCCGAAGCTTGGTTGATGGTAGCAGTTTTCTTAACACCGCCTGATTCGGCACCAAATTCTACTTGTTGCGTGCGCTGTACACGACCTTCGTATTTTTCACCTGATACGGTGACTGCCTGATCACCGTCACCTGATCCCGGATTGAAGGTTACAAAACCTATTTTCAATTCTGCCATGATATTTATTTTTAATTGATTAAGATACCGACAAATATATGATTATTTTTATTATCTTGTGTCATTGATTTATTTTTATTAAATGTGTCATTGATTTATTTTTATTAAATACGTAGTGCTATGGGTTTTTTATCATATTTTAATCCTATTTATTTCTTTGATGATTATTTATTATGTATGTTTGCAACATAAATATAAAATATTATAACCATGAAAGTAGATTTTTTTAACAGTACGGATTTTTTAGGATCTAAAACTAAAGAAAGCAAGATCCGGAAGTTGTCAATCAGCAAAAGTAAGATAATGACTATCTCTGTCGATAATTTGAATTGGATGGGGGTAACGGATGCGGTTGTTATCGGCTTAGAAGAAGGGAAGATATTTGAAGGAGTTGAAAATACGGTCTTTTATCTGGCTGCTTCTGATGTTGAAGACGAGAGATCGTTTAAGGTAAATAACCTTGGTGTAAAATACAAGAGGATTTACTTAAAAGACCTGCTCGATTATCTTGGATGGGATATAGGAGAAAATTCTTATGCTGTGTATGATATTATAAAAGAAGACAGTAATCTATTCCGTCTTCAGCTTAGGGTAATAAAAAAGAGTAGGAGTGAAAAATGATGAACGATTTGTATATTAAAAACAAAAGAATACTGCTATTCGATTTTGACGGGACGCTGGTTGAAACCGCTTCTGGGAATACGTTCGCTACAGACTTGACAGATATGAGGATTAAGATGGATGTGGTGAATAAGTCTCTTGACCTCATGCAGGAGAACGGTGTTAAGGTATTTGCTATCGTAAGCAATCAAGGAGGAGTAGAAGCTGGGTTTGTTTCTGGAGCTGATATTGAAGCTAAGATAGAATACGTACTGAGGTCTGTACATGATCTGGCGGTAAAGAGAGGCATAAGAGGCGTCCTATATGAAAAAAGGTTGTGTTATTCAAATGACGAACAAGATCCGATGAGGAAGCCTAACACTGGCATGATTGATGATATTCTTATGAAGTGTAAAGACACGGTAATGCGTGGTATGAACTTTAGTCAACTTAAGGGATGTTCGTTGATGGTCGGGGACGCCAGTGGTCTACCAGGGCAGTTCTCTGATTCGGATAAGGTATGTGCTGAGAATGCCGGCATTGACTATATGGACGTTATTCAGTTTGTTGGTAAATAATTTTAGGTAGTTATGTGCAATATTATGAAGGTGAATAAAACGGCGATAGTTTATCATAAATCGGATTTAGATGGCGTTGTGTCGGCAGCCATCGCAACTATGTATGAACACAGTAAAAACAAGGATGTTGTTTATATCCCGTATTCGTATGAAGATGATGTTAAGAAAGTTGTTGACCAAGTGCGTGACTTGGATGTTGTTTATGTTCTTGACGTGTCTTTCGGAGCCGATTCTAAAACGGTTTTCAAGAAATGGCTTGATGAAGGAAAGAGCCTGATGTGGATAGATCATCATAAGGGGATTATCGAAGATAGTAAGACATGGGGGTTCGTAGTTCCAGGGTTGAGGAGAGTCGGTGTCGGTGCGTGCGCTCTGGCCTCGGACCTGCTGATGGGGAAGGTGCCGGCGATCGTCCGGTGCCTGTCAGACTACGATGTGTGGAATAAAGATTCTGAATTAGGATGGGATACGGTAGTAGCTATCCAGTATGCCTTGAGATCAAAAATAAGACTCAATGTATTAATAGCATTGTCGTATTTGTATGATCACTTTAAAGAAGATATGAAGGACAATGAAATTGATCTTATTTTTTATGATCTCGCTAAAGAAGGACGTGCTATAATTAACTACATGGCTGGTAAAAACGAACAAGAGGTAAGTGCGTATTCGTTCGAAGCGTACGTTGATGAGGTGAAGGTCGTGGCGATGAATACCACCGAATTTAGTTCTAAGGTATTTGATTCTCTTACACGAGACTGGTTAGACGGTAGAAAAATTAAAGCCCTTATGCCATTTTGTATCATGCCAGGTGGTAAAGTACGGTTCTCTCTTTATGAATGCGTAGAAGACAGCGTAGATTGCTGTGAGGTAAGTAAGAGATTCGGTGGTGGAGGACATGCTGGTGCTGCTGGATTCGTTATAGACGTATCAAGTGACCAGTTTAAGGACTTTCTTGAAAACCATAAACTTACTTCAATTCAATAAATTAATAAGGTCGTGTTTTAAATAGGATTGGTTTCTATCAATCCTATTTTTTTTTGTTGTGTGTGAGGTGGGTATGTGATGGGATAGAGGGTAAAAGATGTTTATGTAATGTGGGAGAGATATGAGAAAGAGGTTTATGTGATGAGGGATATGAAAGATGTTTATGTGATGAGGGATATGAAAGATGTTTATGTGATGAGGGAGATATGAGAAAGAGGTTTATGTGATGGGAGATATGAAAGATGTTTATGTAATGTGGGAGAGATATGAGAAAGAGGTTTATGTGATGGGAGATATGAAAGAGGTTTATGTGATGAGGGATATGAAAGATGTTTATGTGATGGGAGATATGAAAGATGTTTATGTGATGGGAGATATGAGAAAGAGGTTTATGTAATGTGGGAGAGAGATATGAGAAAGAGGTTTATGTAATGTGGGAGATATGAGAAAGAGGTTTATGTGATGAGAGATATGAAAGATGTTTATGTGATGGGAGAGAGGGGGTACCTATCACGAACCTCCCGCCCCCGAAACGCGTTTTCTCCCCCACACCCCCCTTCGCTGGAAAACCGGAAACGAGTTTTTACATCAAACCTACAAACTCGCTGATTATCAATCACTTATTTAAATTATTAATAATCAATGTGTTATTATAACATATTGATTATAAGCAACTTAAGCAAACATATATCCCACATATTAATGTACGCATGTAATACTGCTCTTTAGTGTTTTATAACTTGCTGATAATCATATAATAGAATCGAAATTAATACAAGTTAACAAAAAAAAGATAGCATATATATTTGTGGTATTGATAAATGTCGTATATTTGCGTCGTGATCGAGAGAGATCACGAGTTAACATAGTGAACCTATATAGTGTACCCGTTGGGTGAACTATATATGTATCTGTAATTGCCTGCGTTGTGGGTTATTAAATTGAATATCATTTGTTTAACAATTAAAATATATTGGATATGATTACGAAAAAAAATGTAAACAAACTACAGAATACTGTTATTAAAGAAAATGCTGCAAATTTGGTAGGTGCTGTTAAACTGTACAACGCTCTATTTGCTAATGGAGCTGATCTCAAGGCTATTTGCAAGGCCTTGGAAATACCGGCAGAATACGCCGTAAAGGTTGCAGCCCTCGCCAAGGATAAAAAACGCCTGGTAGCCGTGTGTAGCCAAATGTTACCGAAAGTTGACGATACCTTTGTTAAATTTGCTTTATACTCTAAAGTGTACAAGGATACCAATGCAGACAAAGAAAAAGGAATTGAAGCTAAAACGGCTGATTGGTGCGCTGAGAATGTGGTTTACGGTAGCGAATATAAAGCATTTGGTTTTACTACTGCCGAATCATTGGAGACTAAAAAAAGTACTAAATGGTTGGTAAAAGAAACCGACGAGTACAAATCTACTTATGTGGCTGTTAAGATCAAATCTTGTTCTATTCGCACCGTTGCAAAGTGTGTAAGTGAATACCTCGCACATGAAAGCAACCAACAGTAATAAGGCACGGAAAGCGCCGTTAAGCTCTCCAGGGTTTGTCGCGTACCTTAACGCGCCTGTACGCCGTTGTCAGTGGGTGCACGTCCCGCGTATGCTTTAGACTGAAGCTGACAAAACAGAGAGTTATTTTACATATTGGAGATAGATATACCGTTGCCCTTGCCGTTGGCAATTAAAGGGCTGGTATTACTGCATGGACTATCCGAATAGGTATGGTTTATGTTAGGTATGTGATTACAGTTTGGAAAACATGCCGTTGTACGAGGTTTATCTCCAGATCGAAACGTGTCTTACTTGCTTACACGAAAAATAGAACAAGGCTGTAGATTAAATTACAGGGTATAAACATGTAGGAACGTGTTGTATCAAAACGCAAGGACACAATAGCCTTTATACGTGGCTAAATTGTGTAGCGGACGGAAAATATAATAACGGCATATCACGTGCCCGCACATAAGAACTACGTGGTAATTGCGGGCTGTTGGTTGTAGCATAAAATCTATATAAGATAGGAATGCGTGTCCGGTTCGATTCTGGAGCAACCTCTAAATTATAAACAATATAATAACATGGGAAAGAAAGCAATGATCAACGCTTTAACTGAAGCGTTCAATAAATCTAAAAACAGTTGCGTAAAAATAACATTGCGTAACTATATCGAGACGGTGAAAGCACTAAGCGAAAGTGAGTACAAAGAGGCGGAAGGTTTCTATATTGAAGCACTTAACCGCTGGAATTAATCATAATTAAAGCATAAAGAAAATGGAAAGGAAATTTAAATCTTATATGGTAGACGTCCGCGGTCTGTCCAGGAAAGAAGCTAAAGAAAAGCGGAAAAGAGCGTATCGTGAATTTATGTTGTATCGTGATCTCAAAGAAGCGTATCATGCCGATACAGGAAAGGACAAATGCAAACGTAAAGTCCATACATCACGAACTTACGTGAAGGAAAACATAAACAGTATTTAAACAGGAGTAGGGTTGTTTCGAATATCGGAGCAGCCCTATTTTTGTATCCTACTCTTTCTATTTACGGGTAGGATATTCTGAGAGTGAACGGCGGACGTGGACAAAATTGGTCTAAAACGAAACAAAAATAGAAGCATTCGGATATAATGCCGGTATTTTGTCTATATCATGTCGTTAAAATTGGTCCAAAACGAAACTTTAGGCGGTTTTCTGGCCCAAAATAGGGTGCCGGATGCCTCCTTTTTCGTCTCTATGGATTGAAAATTAGGCTTATTGTATTTTTCTTAAAAATGATGTATGCTTGATTATCAATTAGTTAGGTTTTATAATCCCCGTATTTTCGGACATACTTATTGTAATTTTTTTTTATTTTATGTGGTGTTTTTTATTAGTAGCTGACTTTTATTTTCTGTCGGTTGGTATTCGCTCTATGTTGGAGTACGGACCGGATCAGTATAATATTGTAATGGTCTTTTGCTTTTCTTTGTTGGCTTTGATTATAGGTTTAAATATCTATCTTGATAGGAGGAGTAGACGGTAGGGCGTTGGCTGAAGGTCTCTATTTTCTCTATGGAATGATATTATCTCCAAACATCCCATATCCCATGCCATAGTATAGCTCAGTAGCGCTCTCCGTATGCCTGTAGTGAGGCCGAGAGCGCAGGTTCTATGCGGAAAGTCGGAGGATTAGATGGGGTTGGAGAGGGGGAGGGCACTCTCTTCCAACAAAATTCAACAGATCAGCGTTTTAAAACAGCATTCTGTAGGTTCTT